TTTTTTGATGACTGATGTAAACTGATGTAAGAAAACTGATGAAAAACACCATCAGAAAACCCCCGCAACGACTTCCCAAACCCGGTAGGTCTCCGAAAACACGGGGGTTAGACCAAACACACACCCCCGGTTGATGTGTTTTGACGACGAAAACCATCAACAAAACAGGGTGAAAGAGAGGATGAAATGGGTATCAGGCAGGATATCGACGCAATGCGATTCAAGATCGCTGAGGTCGATACGGACGGCAAACCGCTCGTGGGCGCACGCGGTCAGAAGATCGCGAAGCGCACGCTCGCGTTCATTCGAGGCGGCTCTTACTATGACAAGCCGCTCTATCGTCAAGTCATCTCGCTTTATCTTGACGGCTACACGGACGTTGATGCTCTCGCTCAAGCTGTTGGCCGTAAGCCGAACACGGTTCGCCAGCTCAGGGATGCTGGGTTGCGTGAAGCATCCCGTAAGCTCGGTGCTGGGTTCTTCCGTGACTTCCTTAATGGGGGTAGCGCGTGGGATGCGTGTGAGCGCGCGTTAGATGCGTGTGAGAACACGGGGCGCGAGGACTTGTCGGATTTGTTTGACCCGTACATGCTGCAAGAGATTCGTTTCCGTGCGGGTGATACTCCGGTGAGTGAGTCGATGAGTCACGTTGAGGCCATTGCCGGTATGCAGCTCCTTGCTGATGCTCGTAAGAGCGTGTTCCTTGCCACGCTTGAAAAGGTTCCGCCCGTTCAGTTGGCGTTCGCGTTGAAGCTCCTTGAGGGTGAGATCGGTTCGTCCAGTCAGGTTGAGGACTACCGGGCATTCATTAAGTCCGCTCCGAAGCAGGCGTAGCCAGATGAGTATGTGGGAGGACGCGCGTAAGCGTGCAGATGAACTCACTGCCGTTGGTGATGTGGTGGCGCTCGACGTGGGCGACAACTATGCGCTCACGGTTCCGTCTGACACGTCCTCGGAAGCAGTGTTCCGATACCTGACGGGGATCGCCCAGTGGGAAGCAGCGGGGAAAGACAAGCCGCTCGTTGTCGAGTTGGACGATGAACAAAAGCGCCTACCGTCGTTCGTGTATCCCATTGAAGCGGCGTGCGTTGAAACCGGCGGCGTGTTCATCGTTGAGGATGACACGAAGCGTTCAACGGACATGGACTACCGGCTTCATATCGAACGGGCGCGACTACATGGCTTGTTTCGTGTGGCGAGCGTGAAAGAAAAACGCGAGGCCGCTTGGTTTGGGCCGGGTAGCGTCGTCGTCGTTCATTCTCGTAAGCAGATACGCGCCGGGGAGAACGCTATCGGGCAAATCTTCTCCTCTGTTGTCATGGTCGTATCGTCGGTGACTGACAGTGGGTTCACTGGCTTGGCTTACCCGGTGATGTACACGCTCGAAGAGGACATGGCAGCATATCGCGAACTTCTTGCCCGCAGTCCTGAGACCGCGAGTTCGTTTGTCGATATCGTGGCGGCTCCCGTTGAGGGCAGTGAGAAAACATTCGACTTCAGGGACACGGCTATTAACTTCTTGGGCTACCAAGAACCATTCCTCGTCACTCCCCTAGATGAGACGGTGAGCGTGGAAATGATCGTGACCAGCGGCGGCGAGCCGGTGAGTCGAACGTTCACTGAGCCGGACGGCATGTATTGGATTCTCAAACAGCGAGGTATCCCATTTGACGATGAACGCTTTAAGCGCGAGTACAACCTCGCGTCCCCCTCGTGGGAGACCTGCGGGGAGAGTATCGACGAAACCCAGAGGCGTGCGCTCGTCCTTGAAGGAACACGCTTCTATGCGTAGGGCCATGACGGTGAGCGCGATCATGGAACAAATGTGCTTGTCCTACTATCAGGTAGACCCGCAGCGCCGGGAAATCATCTACGCGCGCAGCGAGGACAACGTGTTCCGCAGGTATCGGATTGGCTCACGTAAAGACGACCAGCACCGCTGGCTGGAAGCATTAAACCAACTGTGCATCATCCCTCTGCCGCGTATAGATTCTCGCGGGACGCGCAGTGCCGTGTACTTCCAGCACGCCTTGTGTTGCATCCAGAACCGTCGCACCGGATTGTCGGCAACATACGGGGTGCCCGTAGACAACGAGCATTACCGGGCGCGTCCCTCAACGTCGGGCGGCATATTGTTTGACTCCATCGTGCTTGACATGACCAGCGTGGAAGCATTCGTCACTCAAGGCGGCTTCCGGTTCCAATACGCGGGGCCGCTCGGCGTGGGCCACGTGGTGTCAGCGTCCTACTATCGTCTCCCGATAATGGCGGCGAACGCCTCCTATCAGGCGACACTCGACCAGATGGGTTTAGCGTCCCTCATGGTCATGCCCTCCGGGAAACCCGCCGCCAGCACCGGCTGGTTGCAAGCCCTCGGGCATCCTCCCTCTGATAAGTCTTTGCGTAGGCTCATGAAAGTCTCGCGCTCTGTCCCCATGCTCCCCAAAATCCTATCCACACAGAAAGGCATCACCCTTGGAATACTGTGGCCGTGAAATCACGCTAGAAAACCTCGACGCAATCTTTGCCGGGTATAGTCTCGACACTCGCGAAGAAATCAGAAGCGCACTGTTTCGTGGGACACCAATCCTGCCCTACATTGAGCGCTCCCCAGAGGACTTGCATCAGATCAGGCTCGCGATGATCGAAACCGTCCCAGACGTGTTTTTTGTCCTCCCCGCCCCCGTGTTGAAGCAAGTACGCGAGTATATGCAAGAAGGACTCAACCTCAACGTCCTCAAACCATTCGTCACGCAAGGCTTGTCTGAGGAAGCATTGAGCGCGATCATCACGTGGGCGCGACGCGGCTACCCCATTCAAGACTGTGACTTCAGGGGAATGAAGCGCAGCCAAATCCCCCTCTACGAGTCGGCTCTCGCGCAAGGCATCGACATTCGCCCCTACCTCAAGAGCGGCGCAGCCAGCAACGCTGCCCTACAGTCCCTCCTCCGCTTAGCGCGCCCCTCGCTCCTGAGCAAGAACCTCACTGAGGAACAGTTATCCGCTATCAGCCGCGCGCCCGCACTGTCATACCTGACTCTCACGCGCGCAACCCAAGCAGACGCACTCGAAGCGCTCGCGGACATCTACCAAAGCGACATGTACGTCAAACACCGCGACATCGTGGAAGCCCTGAGCGCACAAGACGAAACGGGCGCGTTCATTTACAGCGCGTTCCACATGCAAAGAGTGCAAGAAGCGTGCGAGGAAGGGTTAGACGTTGGTCCGCTGCTTGAGCCAACCTTGTCCGCGTCGCTGGTGAACGACATCATCTTGAACCAGCGGTTATCGAAACCGGCCATTAACCGATAATTTCGGTACAGCACAAGTATTATTAGATTACAACAGACCGTTGTCAGCCCAGAAAGGCAAATGAAATATGAGTGAGGAAAAGACCAGTGCTGGAATCATCATTGATTTCGGTAACTCCGAGACCCGCGTATGCAGCCTGCACCGCGCGTCCCTCCAAGAGATCGTGCGATTGTCGAACGCCTTCGCACAGCTCCCCGATGATTACGTTGTCCCCGACCAGTACACGTCCGGGCCGCTGGAATCTATCGTTTTTGATGCTCCCGCTTCCCTAGCGGACGATGCTCCTATCGTCCGGTTCGCCGCCGGGCCGATTGTCGAGCGAGAGTTCGCTGTCGAAGCTATCCGACCGACCGCAACAAGCCGCAAGTACGCGGCTCACGCAACGCTCCTGTCGTTCCGCTACGCCCTGTATGTCGCGCAAAAGCAGATCGCTGCTGTCGTGAAGCGCGCTGTTGGGAATCTTCATGTCACGTGGGACGTGACGATTCTTGCCCCCGCTACAGAAACCAGTCGCGATCACGCTGATATGTTCCGCGCGTTGTTCACTAAGACCGACTCGTTCACCGTGTCATGCCCCTCAACCCTGACTATCCCTATCGACATTGATAGTCTCACTGTCCGCCCCGAGGGAATGATGGCGTTCGCTGCGCTTGCATTCACGAACGGCACCCCGGCAAGTGAACGCTCAAAGTACGCGGACTCGAAGATTCTCGTCATTGACGTGGGTGCGGGCACTACCGACCTGACGTTCATTGACCAGATGCAGCCGGTCGCCGGTAGTTACGACTCGTATCCGATTGGCGGAAACAATATCGCGAGCCGCGTCGCTAACTTGATCGACTTGAAGCTCGGGCGGCGCGTATCTCGTCACGCGCTTGAAGAAGCTCTCTCTACTGGGTATCTCACGTCTGGTGCGTCTAAGCGTGATGACATTACTCCGCTCATTGAGTCTGCTACTCGTGAGACTGTCGCGAAGGCTGCTGCTCAGATTAAGCAGACGTTCACTCGTATCAGTATTGACCCGCAAGAACTCAACTACGTGCTGATTGTTGGCGGTGGTAGCCTCCCGCGCGGTAAGGCTGACACGTCGTTCGCTGAAGCGGTCGTTGAGGAATTGCGTTCTATTGCCCCTTACATTGAGTTGTTCCCTTACTCGTCTACGGACGTGCGGTTGCTCAATATTCGAGGCGCAGCGAACGCGGCGCGCGTCAAGCTCGCTAAGAAACTGAAGGCGAAGAAGTAAGCCTTCCCCCTAGCCGCTCACGCGCGCCTGCCGCGTCCCTCACTCAGTAGTGGGCGCGCGTGAGCTTCCCAGAAAGGTGGTGAAACCGTGGGAACATTTAAGGCCCTACACGCTGGGCTTCCAAAGACTGCTGTTGACTTGCTTAGCCAAGCGTGCGATCAGATTTACGGCGCTGGGAACGTGAGCGTCATGGAAGTGAGCGTTTCAGCTCTCCAAGCTGCCGCGAACATGAACCGCGCGAACGTCGTGTTCCTTGTCGCCCCCGAACAGTACGTGTCCTCTGACAGTGGGGTGACTATCCCCTACGTGGGGGACGCGAAGCTCGTTGAATCGTTGAACGCGCGGGGCGCGTCCCTTGAGCCTCCCGCGTCTACGGGCGGCGTGAAGGTTGATACCGAAGCTCTGCTTGCGCTGCTCGCAAAGGGACTTGGGGCGGGCGCAACGACCGCTGATTTTGATGAACTTGAGCGCGTTAAAGCTGAACTCGCAACCGCGTTGAAAACCAGTAAGACACAGGTCGATGAGATCAGGTCACTACAGGTGCAAAACGCTCGCTTGACGAAAGAAAACCTTGATCTTAAGCGTCAGCAGCCCACGGGTGACAGTGGGCCGCGTAGCGTGAGTTTCATGCTGCCCCGCTATGCGAACGCAGTCCAGTCCCCTACGCAGTTCCCGTCGGTGGCGCTCGCTGTGTCTCAGATTGACCGGGCGAAAGTTACTTTCTTGTTCGCCGGGAACGATGGGACTTTGGGTGACATGCTGTATCGGTCTCTCACGTCCTACGTGCTGCCAAAGATCAACGCTGAGCGCGTGTGCGTGCTCGATGTGAACCCGGAGAGTATCGCTACTTATAAGCTCGGTTCGCGCGCCTCGTCGTGCGCTGACTGGCTCGTGAATGGCGTGGGGAACCCCCCGTATGCTCTCACGAAAGAAAAGGACCTCATGTTGCTCGTCGCAGCGGAGGGAATCGCTTTCACTGAAGGCACACTGTTAAACGTTGACTGGAACGCGCGGCTCTCTCAGATCGTCGCTGACGGGTATCACGTTGTCGTTGTCGGCGGGCCTCTCACGCACGATATCCCGCGAGCGCTCTACAACGCTCTGGGTGGGGTGTCCCGCCCTTACGTTGCGGCGACGACCATGCGGTTCACGCAGTTCTTCCGTCTCGCGTTCCTCACTATCCCCGCGTTGCAGTACCGTCCCGAGACAGTGGTCTTGGACGTTGTACACCCCCAAGCGTTGAAGAATACTGAGGGCAGGCCGAGTGCATATCAAGAGTTCGTGAAAACCGTTCAAGTACAGACTTTAGGAAGGCCCGGAAATGAGCAAAAACCGTTGGACTATCACCATTAGTAACGTCCCCCCGCGTCTCGCAAGCGAGGTGCTTGTGCCGTTCGCGTCAAGCAAGCGTCTCACTCGTCTTGTGATTGCTCTCCTTGAGGGCTACCAAAACGATGAGGGCGTGCGCGCTTACGTGGAGAAAGCTCTCGGGACAAGCACTGAACCTAGCGTTGAGCAGGTTGCGGCAAGTGCCCCCGCCGTGTCGAACGTTGAGCAGTTGGAAGCGGAACTCGCGGATATTCGCGCGTGGATGGCTACTCTCGTTGCGCAAGGTGGTCTTGTCCCCACGGTAGACGCTGACAGTGTTGAACCAGTGGAAGAAGAACCCACTGTAGAGCCTCGGGAAGAAGCTCCCGTTGAGACTGTGGGGCCGACGCTCCCGCCCGTGGAAGAAACCGTCGATACGGACGGATACAACATTGATATCGACCTAGAAGATGCAGATGCGATGGACAGTTTCTTCGCTGGCCTCGATAGCTTCGAGTAATCGAAACGAAACGCTAAACCAAAGAGTGAGGACAACCCATGAGTAACGATTACGGGTGGGGCATGGAACCCACCGGAAGCCCACAGCCTCAAAGCTGGGGCGGCGGCTGGGGTGAAGAACCCGCCCCCGCAAACCAAACCACCACCCCCGCGTGGGGTAACAGTGACACCGGAGGGTGGGGTGAACCCGCCCCCACTCAAACCCAGTCGTGGGGTGAAGCTATGGGGCAGGTCGGTCTCGGCGGCGCAGCATGGGGCCAACAGACGAAACCTAAAAAGAAGCGTCGGTGGGCGCGTCCCGTCATTGCGGGGACCGCGACCCTGAGCGTGCTCGCGTTCTATTTCGGTTTCCTCGTTCCCCCGGTGAAAGACATTCCCGCCGAGAACCGTGGTATCACCTCGTACAGCGCGTACATGACGGCTCTCGCTGGGTTTAACGCTGACGGGTTGAACTCGGTTATCCCCGACTCGTATGTTGCGAAAGAATCCGCGTACTTGAACGGTAATCAGACGCGCATTAAAGCCGTGCAGGCCATTACCGGCGCGGTGTCTTACTCTGTGCCTGACAGTCCGCAGCTCACGTGGAGAAACACCGCGCACCGCAGCCCGTTCACGTGGAAGATCACTCAAGCCCCGTCCACGCTGAACAACGGGGAAAGCGTGAGCCTACAGGTCGTGGATTACAGCAAGATCAAGCTCGACGTGTCCCAAGTGAAAACCGCTCTCGCAGCCGCCGGTTTGCAGGATGCGAAAGACGTGGAGTATCAGAAGAAGCTCACGGACGCTTTCGCTTCCTACATTGCCGCGCAGAGCGATTTGCCGACGAAAACCGTGAACCGTGCGCCCGCGTTCACGTGCAATGGTGTGGGCGTGAAGTCCTCGTGCGCCTTGTCCACTGATGAGGACGTGTACATGGACGACACGTTGTTTGCCGCGCCTGAACTGTCCTCGTTGCAAGACCAGTTCGCTGAACAAGCCGCGTCTATCCTCGACGCTAAGCATGAGACGATTCAGATCGTTCCCAACAACGGTGAACGTAAGTTCGACGCGAACAGGTATCTCGAACCGTGGATTGGCGCTCACAAGATGGAAACCAGTACGGACGGCGCTGTAATGCCGCACGTAGGAGACGGCTCATTCAACCAGCCAGCAGGCTTAGGCACGCCGATTGTCACCAGCTACATTGACGGCGACCAGAAACAGCCCATCGAAGTGACGCTCTCAAAGTTCGTGATCGGAACAGACGCTCATCAAATCATGGAACAAAAGAGCGAACAGAACCGTGGATTCAGCCCGACCAGCGACGTGAAATACGCTTACTACGCTTTCACGGTGCGTAACCTCTCCGACAAGGAGGTGACTATTACCAGTAGGGACGCTCTCGTAGACGCTAACCGGACAGTAAGCGTCCGCACAGGCACCGTGTACGGCCTGAAAACGTCTCTCACGCTCAAACCCGGCGAGAGTGGACAGTTAGAGTCATGGACATCCTCGACGCGCCTAGAAAGCCTCTACCTGATTTGGGGAAGCGACTTCCCCAGAGACATGAACCCCGTGTGGTTCAAGGTCCTCGCAGCAAAATAATCGGTAGACTCATAACAGAGAGCCAACCACTCTCGGATGGATACTGAAGCGCCCCCACAAGACATTCCGTGAGGGCGCTTCAGTTTTTTAGTTACGAACGGCTTACTTGCGGGTTTACTGCCCACACGTTCTGGGAGTCTGACCAGATCACAACGTCTCCGCGCCCACCTTCACGATGCTTAATAATGCGCGCACTGTAGCTCGCGTAGCTAAAGAAGTAGTAGTCGTGGATGTAGGTCCACTTGGGGCCAATTTTGTTCCCGTGGAAGCCGCAAACTTCAGAGAGAAGGAAGTCGGTGGCGGGCACTCGGACTCCGTTGATGGTGGCCGTATTACCCTTCAGCGCGTAGTCGGTGACGAAAGTCTTAATGGCGCCCTCGGAAGCGCGCACTCGGTCTGTGAAGGCGCGTAGTTTCGCGGCGTAGGCTTCCGTCCCGTTGGAGAGATCACGCAGGACGAAAGATACGCCGTCCTCCATGTCAGCGAACCAGAACAGGGTTTTTTGATTAAAGCCACTCCAATTGAGCGCGTAGTAAGGACCATACTGCCCGCCGTATGGGACAGCGGTTAGCTTGTGGAAAAGCTGAGCTTCGGGGCCGGTAATGCGTAGAGGTGAGTCGAAGCCTCGCGTTTGCTGGATAGTGTAGGCAACAGCGTTGAGAAGGCTTTCGCGGTCAGAAATACCGGGGATAGGCGGGGGTGTTTTCCCGCCCGCGACCGCGTTGATAATGTCACGGGGCGTGACCGTGGTGGGCGGCGCTGAGGATGTTTCAATGGTGGCAGTGAGCGTGAACCCGGTGCCGTAGTAGCCATTACCGTCATCACCCCTGACGGTTGCGAGAGGCAGGTGATGGGGGTTTCCGTCCACTATCACGAAAATCGTGTACACGGTTGAGGGGTTTCCGTCATCTTCGTCGCAGTCCACGTAGGCGCTCATGATGCGCGCTTTGCTACTGCCGCGCTTGAAAACCTGTTCGAGCCAATAGCTGCCGTTCGCGCAGTTCATGCAGCCGTCGTTACCCCAAATGTGGAGTTCTATCCCGTTATCGAGGGTAATTACATCGTTGTCGATGCTGGTGACGTAGCGGCCTCGAAGGAGCTTCGTGTAGAAGCCGTCGCTACTGCTCTGGTTTAGCGTGATTTCTCTGGTGGTCATGTTGGTCGGTCCTTAATCAGGTTTTAAGCGAGAACTTGTAGTGCGTCCTCAGAGAGGTACTGGAAACTTTGGGGCGGCGTTGCCACGCCGATGTCACTTAAAGAACGCGACTGTTCACACCGGAATACTCGCTTAACTAGGATGCCCACGCCTGTTTCTCTGCCCTCGTAGTAGGAGAAGAAACGGTCTTTCTCGATGATTCCTTGGTTTCCGTATTGTTCCCACAAGGCTTCGGGAGACAGCTCAACCTGCTTGTCGATCTCAAAGTAGCCAAGAACTTTCTGATCGGGAGCCGTGGAGTAAACAACGACATGCGACACGTCAGAAGCGAGAGGACGCTTACGGAACTCAACGGCTTTGCGCCCGTCGAGGATAGCGTGCGCGTAGCGCGGGTGAATGGACATGAGGGCCACACGCCGCACGGTTTTCGTAACCATAAGGCACCTCCTTTTGTGCGCTTTGGCGTGGCTTAGATCAAAGAAGATTGTGAATGACGATAAAGATGACGTATGAGGGAAGGAGTAGGCATAGGAGCAGGTCAGCGATTAGGGCGGGCAGTAAGCGCTGCATAAAGCGGTCCTTTCGATGGTTGTTAGGTTAGTTTCTTTATTTTTTGTTTCGTCGTCTCGGGTTAGACGTGGATACTGAAGCTGAGCAGGAGGCAGGCGATTGCCGGTAGACAGATGACGAGGATCGCGGCACGCAGTCCCAAAACGGTTAGATCGCCTTTAATGGGGCGCTTTAAGACCAATGCTGTGGCGCTTGTAAGCATGACAATGGACGCTAGGTCGTAAGCTGCCATGTGGTGTAGGTGCATGGCAGCTTGGAAGTAGACCATGATCGTTACGCCAGCGATGACGGTGACAGAGCACGCGATCTCGTAAGCATTCGTCTTACTGTCAGTGTTCGCAGCGTAGGCCATACACATAAAGAACACGGACACGATACCGGTAGCGGTGAGGATAACAGCGGTAAACATTTCGAGGCCCTTCCTTCCTCTAGCCTTGGATGAGCTTATTTACTGTGAACGCGAAAAATGCGATAGCGAAAACCAGAGCAGTAGCCACTGCCGCGACGCGACTAACAGTCAAACAGCGAGTGAATGTTTTCAGCCGTTTTTCTGAGAACCAGAACGGTGCCATGATCGCCACATCGCTAAGCACCATTGCTGTAAGCAGCGTGAGGCCAGCGGCAATACTGACCGCCGGATAGGTGATAACAAAATCACGCATTTTCGGTATCTTCTTTCCGTCGCACTAGGGAAGAGTGCTTGTCTTAAAAGCGATTAGTTACATGGTGCTAAGTAGCAACACTGAAAGCAGCCCTGTAAAGAGCAACAAATAAACGTCGCGTTTTAGCCTCTTTGGGTCAGTGCGGTGGGCTGCGACAAAGAAATCAACGAAAGCGAACGCTTCTAGTAGGAAAACCGTCCACATGCAAACGGTGGTAAAAACTAGATGTTGGGCAAAGAACGTTTTTACTTCTTCAATGCTTTCTCCCCATTGCACGGTCGGGCCGTACATCTTTAGTAGCAACAGTAAGAGCAAATACACGATGTCCAGCAGAAGCCCATTACGCACGGCATCAGTATCACCATTACGTACTGAAGCTACGGTATTAACAAGAACAAATACTCCTAGTAGAGTTATCGCAACCCATACGACTGTACTAATCAATGCGCCCATTTCAGTGTGCTCCTCTGGTTTGGTCTGATGGATTGGGTTAAGCGTGTTGTGTTAGCACGCGCCTTTGCAGTATTGGCTGATGCTTTGTGAAAACTTTTCGTGCGTGTCGATCAGGCACTGTATGAGTGTGTCCGATATGTACCAAGCAACAAGTCCGGCAATTGCCGCAACGACCACCACTCCGCATACCTCACGCACGTTGGTTAGGACACGAAAAACTCGGGGCCGCTTTTCTTTCAACGCGCGATTGTGGACCGCAACATCAGACGCAAGAAGCGCGATTCCTGCTGCGCACAGTAGTTGCAAGAAAACGTTCCCACGATTACCTGCGTTTCCTAGCGTTTCCTCGCTTGGACTCAATGGGAGGTTTTCGTCAATGAGCAATATCAATAGCACGGGGAGGATGAGGACCGCTGCCGCGTAAGCAAGAAAGTGGGCGACACGTAACGCTGTTTCGCTTTTAACATGTGCTTCCGCATTTTCCTCTAGCCTGTTGGCTGCTTCCTCAGTGGCGAGTGAGATTAACAGGCAAACCACCATCGCGACAGTGAGCGCGGCTACTAGCGTGATATGCATTTACTACCGCCTCAGCTTGCCTCGTTCATCAAGGGCTGACCCCATACCGACCTCGGAGAACTTCACGTGTGCGAGCGAGCGGCCTCCTGCGAGATTGGGGTGCTTGAACCAGTAGCCGCGACCTGCGCTTATGCGTCGTGTAGGAGATACCCCAATTGCTAAGCATGTCTCTGGCGTGAGCGTGTAGCCGCTCCACCTAATACTTCCAAGTTCACCTACGAGCGGCGTTGATTCCGTGTAGCCGTAGATCGTTCCATCTCTATCGACCAATACGCCATGATGCTCAATGCGGCGAGCCGTAAGAGTGTCACCCTCATTCCTTGCCGCATAGGCTATGGCCTCTGCCCAAGCTGTCACAAATGCCGGGTTTGCATCGGTCATGCGTAGCACGTCTTGTAATTGGTGACGGACTTTGTTTGCGTAGTAGGTGTGCATGATCGCCTTCCTTGCTTGGTGTGGCTGTTTTTTCGTATGGCCTATGTTCTATAGCTAGTCTGCTTGTTCTTCGTCTTTTACGATTTGCACCCACGCGACGGCGTGATCTGGAATAGAAACGCGAGACCCATCCTCACAAATCTCAAATATTCCACGCCTGCACGAGATGCCATAGCAGATGTCAGCATACTTAACGTTTGCTTTGTACTGTTCCATTGACAAAGTGCGAATGACGCGGCTTGAGCCGATAATTCCAATCTCAATGTGGTACATGTTTTCGCTTTCACTGTTCACTGTTTAGCCTCCGTGTTCCTCTCCGTTGTTAGTTTTGGTTACTGGCGAACATTGTCATGCCCGAGAGCTTAAATGCTGCATTTAGCCCGACAGGGAAGAACCATGCGTATTCTTGGGAATCTTCGCGGGCCGCGACGCTATTCGCAAGGTCCTCCCACTCGCTGAAGGCTTCACCGAGGATGAGCTTGTCCGTAAAGCGTTCTGCCTCGTTGTATTCGTAGTCATAGCCACGGGCGCAGGTACGCTCGTCGAACTCCCATGAAATCGCCCCGTTTTCGCTTAGCACGCTGTGTGCTTTGTATGTGGTTTTCTCGAAAGTAAGAAACTTTGCTTCTTTCCATACGGTGACAGATAGTGAAACGTGGTCGCCGTCGTCCACTACATGCATGATCGTCGGCTGGTAGCCCACTGATGAGGCGGGAGCATGGCCGTCAAATGCGCCTTCTTTCCCGAGCATTGCGTACAGGAAACTAGCGGGGTCTCGGCGGGCCTGTTCGATAGTGTCGCGTTTGAGTGTCTGGTAGTCCATTGGTCTGGTTTTCTTTCCGCGTTTTCTGGGCTGTTAGTTTCGGTTACTGGTGTACATCATCAGCCCCGGGTGCTTTGAGGCCGATTCAAGTCCGAGCGGGAAGAACCATGCGTGTTCTTCCGGGCCTTTGCGAGCGTCGAGCCTGCATACGAGGTTTTCCCAATCACTGAGGGCGTTGGCGATCATAATTTCCTCCGAGAATCGTTCTGCACTGTCTGGCATGTAGTCGCTGCGTTCCCAAGCATCGCCGTCAAATTCCCACAGAAGTTCTCCGCTTTCAACTGGGGTACTGTGCGCCGTGCTTGTGTGCTTATCAAAAACGCTTATTTCGTCGTACCACTCGGTGATGGACAAGGAAATGTGGTCGTCGTTTGTTAGACGCATGAGTACCGGAACGTTTTTTAGGTTAGGAGAGAAAACGTGACCGTCGAACGCGCCTTCATCCCCGAGGTGTGCATATAAGAAAATAAGCGGGTCAAAGCGAGCTGATTTAACGGTTTCGCGCCTGAGTGTCGTGTAGTAGTCCATGATCTTCTCTTTCCTGTTGTTGTTTTATGTTTTGGTTTGTGGCGGTGCTCCCACAGGGACTTGAACCCTGAACCCACGGATTAAAAGTCCGTTGCTCTGCCAGTTGAGCTATAGGAGCATTTGCGGCAACTACTTGCCGCGTTCACTTTTTAATCCTCGACGATTTCAATCCACTCGATAGCGTGAGCCGGAATAAAAATGTCCCCCAGGTCGCACGCTGGGCCGTGGAGCATGGACAGGTTAAGAATGCTCCTCATCATAGAATCGAACATCTTGTCGGCGTATTCACCTAGTGCTTGAGTGCGGAGGACGCGGCCTGAGTTAATGAGTTTTACCTCGATGTGGCGCTCGGGCTTGGGGGTGTCGCTCATGGTCTTATTGCCTTTATGTGGTTTGCGTGGATTGAGTTTATCGGCTTTCTTTACACTAGCCGTGTACCTAAATTGTAGCAGTATGGCAGCGTGCAAGCAAATGTCTTTTAGCAGCAAAACCAAGAGGACCGCCGCGATCTCTCACGACGGCTCCCCTTGTCTACTCTCGTCCAAAACAGTAACTGTCGATGCCCATTCGCTCGAACATGCGGGCGATTTCGAGCTTGCTACTCGCTTCAACGACCTGAATATCGAGCTGGTAGTTCACGAAGCGCGTTGCAAGCCTCGGATATGCCTCCTTGAGGTCCTTGAACGTCATTCCTCGCGCTTGGACGAACTCATTCTCAAAGAGCTTGAAGTCGTCCTCCAATAGGAGGTTTCCGTTCACGAAGTCTGCAATGGCGTTGAGTCGGTCGTGGCCGTCGAGAATCCGATACTCATACGCCCAGCCGCTTGGGCCGATGGTTTGACGCGGATGGGGCATGAGGAAAATCTGGCCGATGGGAATATTGTTCAAGATTGAGTCGATTAGACGCGCTTTCTTTAGGTCGTCCCACAGCGGTTCGGTGTCCGGAATTTCGATGAGCGGCAGCATCTCAACGAGATTAGAGACGCGAATGTCGTCACGACGCTTAACAGAGAGAGTCATGATTGGTTGTCCTTTCCGGGTTTTGTTTGGTTTAGATTTCGTGCAGGTATGCGAACCAGAGAGTCACATACGCTGCTGTTGTGATGATGACGGAGGGCGCGTAAGCCAGCCAGTTCAACCATTTCGGGAACTCGAAACACTGCTTCACGTGCTTACTGCGCTTTGCGGTGAGGTCGATCAGTAGCCGAGTTAACGCTGGCGGGACAGCGAAACACGTGAGCGCGGCGATCATGGAAATGTGGGACAGGTTTTCTCCCGGCACGCCCGCGTTAGTCCGGTACGTTAGCACTAGATACACTGCGTTTAGGACGATTCCCAACCAGATCAATACCGCCGTGATCTTGCTCGTTAGATTAAGCGGCATGTGGAAGTTATTGAGCGTCCACGCCACGTCTTTCTGGTCATACAAGTGGTAGACGTTTGCCAGCGATAGTGTGCCTGCTAGTCCGAGGAGCATGATGCTCACAGTGAGGAAAATGCGTGTTTCTGTCGCGAGCGTAGGGAAAAACATTCTGGGTGCTTTCGGTTTAGCGTTTCAGCCACTTGAAACGGCTGCTCGACGTGTTGGAGTGTTCGCGCATGTGGTACCAGCGATCTATGTAAGCGTCTTGGGAGACGTAGGCGGTGATCGTGAAGCCACGCGGGTAGTAGGGCGCGTCCTCTCGGGCGATTTTGAGGACGGGGCGTTCCATGTCGTTGACCATGACGAACAACGTATATGTCACTAAATCTGTGGTGAACGAGCGCGAGTTTTCCTCGTAGTCATCGACGAGGCGCGCGGACATGATACGCGCATCATTCCTGCCACAAATGTTGAGGTACTGGATGAACGTGCCACCCTTACAGTCCTCATTCTCTGTCTGAATGTGGAGCCACATGCCGTTGTCGAGGACGAGGATTTCATCGTCAACAATGTCAGTGATGTAGCGGCCTTTCAGCAGGTCAGTGAACTCACTGTCGGCACTGTAAGCGTGGAGTTCGCGGGCTATGCCGCGCCTAGCACCCATGCTGGTAGTCCCTTCTTCCCTCGCTTGACGTTGAAAGCGGCCTCAACGTTGCGTTCCAGTTCGTCGAACAAGCCGATGAGCGGCCCCGCGTAACCACTGCGCTTGTAGGCTGCGCGGATTGCATAGAGCTTTTCCCGGCTGAGAAGTAGCCCTTCGGCTGGTTCGATTTCTTCCGGGTCACGCCACTGTTTGAGGAAGCGTTCTGTCTCAGCGACAAGCTCAGGTGTGGGCCGCGAGACGCGGGAAGAGATTAACTGCTTGATCGAGGTGACGATCATCAGGTTCGTGTATTTACGGCGACTCATTTTTTAGTGTCCTTTAGTGGTTAAAATACGGCGACAATGGCAAAGAAAAGCGGGCCGAGAGCAAGAGCTGCGCTCACGCGCACCTCTACGGGAGGAAGAGCCTTATCTATGGCCTTTAGGGCTTTGTATTCGCGGTTGTTTTCCAAGTCCTCAAGCTCTGCATCCGCCTCAATGTTGTGCAACCCCGCACCCACGGAGGCCGCTACAACTGATAGAACTAGAGCTGCTGCAAAAAGTAGTACCAACAAGACTCTGCCGATTTGACCAAGTGTGTGGCAGAAATCGGTACTAGCGTTCGTGAATAGCCAGAACCCACCAGTGTAGAGAACGTACACTGCGAGCGGCGCTACCAGCAGCTTGCTGACAGAGGAAATGCCATACAAGATCACTTCTGCGATGGACGGCGCTTCTTGCTTCTCATTGAGATTTACGGCGATCTTCCGCGAGACGAACGCGACCAGCACGAGAATTGGGAGCGCGATAGTGAGACCGAGTAGCACCGGCTGCGGTGGGAAGAAGATAGTTGTCAGGGACATGGTTTTATTCCTGTTCAGTGTTGGTTATTGGTGTTGGTTTGGTATTGGCACGGATTATGTCGCGCAGCTCCTCGCTGGTGAGGCTGTAACTTGGGGCAGTGCCAGTGAGGATTGTGACTAAGGCCCGCAGGTCGTTCTTTCTCTGGCGACTTACCGGCTTCTCGGTCAAAGTGTCAATGTGTGTAAAAGCGTCCTCTAAGCTACGGAACCCGGCGTATATGGCAAGGGCTTTAGCGAACCTTTGTTCCGCCCCGTTAGCGAGGTCGTTTTTAGCTTCCTTGATCGCAATGACTGCGCGATCAATAGAGCATCGGAGTGCGACGCGCGTTTCGCGTTGGGTGGGCCAGCATCCGTAGGCCTTGTAGTAGGCGAGTACCCACGCTTTAATTTGCTGGTTAGTGTGGTTTCGGTTTCGGCTCATACGCTCATGATACTACCAGTTATAGGAACGTGCAACACTATTCGTTGACTCGTTTCAACACAAGCCTCTCGCAATAAGCAGTTAGCGTTTAGAAACCTCACTGACACGCCACGTAACATTCAATAAAGACACCGCTTTCGCAAGAAAAGGAACCTCAATGTCAGTGCGCCCCTCACGTAAAAACCGCGCCCGCCGCCCACAGTCACCGCTCTCGCCAGTCGAAGAAAGAGTCCTCTACTATCTAACCGGAGGCTCAACTGGCTCGTTCACCCGCATCCTTGACCACCCGGAAGATATCGCGCGAGTAATTGGCAGTACTGAACATGATGTGATCGAAGCGCTCCTCAGCCTCGAAAAACGCGGAAGGATTGAACTGCCCGATTCCTTCCACGAGAGTATCCGCTGCGAAGAAATGGTGCAGATTACCCCGAAAGGTGCGCGGCTCCTCCTCGACTACGCCGCAGGTAACACGGAGGAGTTTAAGGCAATCGCAAAAGAAGCCGAGGTCTCTGAAGAAGAAATGCTGCGGATGCTAGAGGCCCTAGCCGGTAAAAAGATGTAGGCGAACAGCGGTCTTTGCTTGTAATCGTTGCAAAGGCTTTGAGACTTTCATCAGCGCGGATGGCGGGACTCGAACCCGCGACCTCCCGGTCCATATCCGGGTGCTCTACCAACTGAACTACAGCCGCTATATAGAAGCGAAGCATATTAGCGCGCTATTTTCAAGATGTTTTCGTGCCGGGCGGTTCTTTTTATCTCGATGCCCGTTCACGCATTGAGCGATGAGAACGCGGTGTAGCTACTTGTAAGAGTTTTTCCTAATCTGCTACAAGCTACAGAGGCGACTAGAAAGGTAAAGGTAATACTTACAGGGGCTGTTCGGTTTCGTGTCGAACGGCCCCTTAGTTTGTGTGCGATTAGGTTTCGCGTTGCGAGGGGGTCTGTTTATTTCTCGGGAGCCATAGGAACTTCAATGATGTCGGGAGCGCCAGCACGCCAGTAGTTAGCGTTTTTAATTGCTGGCCTAGTAGAACCGTCATAGCGAACGCCCGCGTCCCACTCAGCGACGGTAGGGATATGAACCGTGATGACATCAGTCGTGCGGTGCTTAACGTGCTTACGATCCTCCAAGTACCGGGGCTGCACGTGGATGAGACCTAGAGACGAAAGCGTGTGAAGGTCGCGAGAAATAGTCCTAACAGAGCATGACAGGTGCGCGGCGAGGGTTTCTTGGCTACAGCAAAGCTGTTGTGTTTTTTCACCGGCATATTTAGCAAGAAGTTCTAAGAGCCTAGTGAGTCGTGGCCTTAGTCCGATATATGGAGCTAGTTCACCCGCGTTGATGAGCTGTTGTACGCACATGGGGTACTTCCTTACTGACTGTTGTTACGTGTTTACACGGGGCGGATTAGTCGCGTGTTTTTATTGGGACAACTGGTAAAACCGGAGTAGAACTATAGGGAAGAGCACTATAGGGAAGAGCACTATATATACCTTTAGTGAATAGAAGAAGAATAATGAAGAATAACCCCCTCCCCCCATGTGTGGACGCAGTGCGACTGATAGATCTACCGCCTAACGGCGGGGGAAATATTTTCTCAAATGCTTTTAGAGTTGGCGAACAGGTAGTGGCGCGCGTCAAGGTCTCGTCATGGCAGATTGCAGGAAACTCTTAGCTGGAATCGCGTGGTAACAGTTGCAAACACTGTGGTTACGTGGGATTATTTTCTTAACTCCTCGTGAGTTAAGAAGAATTTGCGTTAGGCCCGGTTGGTTCATTCCAACTGGGCCTAAAAATTTTTTCCTCCCCGTGTTTGACAGACCGGGAGAGCGGCTATAGCCTATGAAGCACGCAATGATTCTTCTTAATACCAAGGAGTATTTTTTATGTCCCGCGCACTAATCCGTGCAGCTAAAAGCATCGTCACCGTCATCGCAATGACGTTCAAGGAACAAGATATTCTCTTCTATCTCGTTAAAAACGCTAACGAGAACTCGTGGCAGATTTGGAAGAGCCTAGACACGATGTCCCGCGAGATCGGATGCTCAAAAAGCTACCTTGAGAAAGTACTCAAGCGCTTCAGGGAACTCGGTCTCATGCACACCCAGCACCGGTACTGGACGGACGCTCGCGGCGTGAAGCACCGCACTAGCGCAGTACACACGATTCACATTCCGACCATTGAAATGTGGCTTGAAGGCTACCGTTATGACGGCTCTACCCGTAAGCCTGTAACCATTAACCGTTTCGGCCCGTGGGAACCGCAAGCCCCTGAGCTTATTCTCCTTGAGCCTGTTGCTGAGGAAGAGATCGAGTCTCCCATTGAGCAGGTTGCTTCCACTGTTCGTGACGCTGTTGCCTACGTTCGCTCCACTAGCGAAGAGCGCGCGGCGATTAAGGAAGCCCGTGCCCGTAAGCGCGAAAAGCGTATGAATGCTCGTAAGCGTGAACGTGTTCTCAAAGCGGAAGCAGCGATGCAGGCCCGTGCCCGTAATGGGCGTTCTAAGCGTGAGATCGTCGCCTCGTGTATGCCTCAAGGCGTGGGCGTAGAAGCGTGGACTGACACGCAGATCGAGGAAATGTACCAGCTTGTCCAAGCTCGCCTCAACATCGGGTGGATGCACGTAGAAATCGCGTCAATCCTCAGCGAGGGTATGCCGTCCAACGTGCATAACATGTTCGCTTTCCTCCGTTTCCGCATGGAAAACAAGATCAACCCCGACGTGTCGCCCGCCCAGAAGCAGGAAGCGGCCCGCAAGCAGGCAGAAGAAGCTCGCAGCAGGCAAGACGCTGCCGTAGAAGCCATGCTCGATGCCGAAGAGGACGCAGAATCGCGTGAACGCAGCCGACTGTTCGACATGTTCTATGAGCAAGTACGCTCCGCTAACCCCTCTATGTCGCCCCGCCGTGTGGGCGCAGCGGCGAACATTCTCGTTGCCGAACACCTCGCGAAAACACCCGTCGCCGCCTAAAACTGCAAAAACCGCAAAACACTACCATCTGTTGCTAACATTGTGGGCATGGCACAACTTTTTGAGGGCCTGCTCACCGTCGCGGAAGCAGCCGAAAAACTAGGAATCAGTCGAGAGACACTTAAAAACTGGACTCGACAAGGAAAACTCACCGCATACCAGTCCCCCGGAGGGCATTGGTACTACAGGGAAGCTGACATCGACCCAGAAAAGCTCCTAACCGTCGTCCAAACGGAAAAGGACTAACACCGATGAACGCTCCCATCAACACCGCAGTACTCGCCAAAGACGCGCGAAACATTGGCCTCACCCCCATCAACGGATGCCCCACACCCGACGCACTGAACAGTGTCGTCGCAGCATGGAACGCTTTCCGTAAGGAAGGCGGGAACTGGCGTGACGCAGTAGGTTTCGCAGCCAACAGTGAAGGCCACGTGTGGGTTGTCGTCAACCCCGGCGCGAACACAGGATTCGACCTGTGGGACTTCATTTCCAAAGACATCGCAGCCCAGTGGGACAGCATCACGAAGTATCTTGCGCGCAATAAGCGCAAGCCCCTCCTCGATGCGCCCTCTCCCGCGTCCATCAGTGACCTCGTTGTCGATATGCCCATCCAAACGTTCCCCGCGTGCGCTCCGGCGAACCTCATCGCAGCTTACGGTGGCCCCGCCCCGCAAGAACCCATGCAGCCCGCTCCTATGCCCGTGATGGAACCCGAGCCGGAACCTGTTATGCCCCCACAGCCCGAGCCTATGCCTGTGGTAGAGCCGGAGCCTATCATGCCCCCGCAACCCATGATGCCCGTGGTTGAAGAAGCCCCCGTCGTGGTACCTGAACCCGTCATCGAACAGGCACCTCCCATGCCTCAGCCGGTGGTGGAACCGGCAACAGCACCCACCCCGCAGGTTCCCGTGATGCCCGCACCCACCGACATGCCCATCCACATGCCACCCCCGCAGCCCGCGCCCGTCACCTACAGCGACGCAGACGAACTCACCGGGTTCCTCGACGAAGAAGCAGACACTTCACAGTGGGTGCTCCGCAACCTCGTCACCGGGGAAACCTACCCGGTTCCCACGCACCCGGCGATCATCGGACGTTCCCCCACGTCCAGTGAAATCCCCGTCGGACACGGTGACGCGAAGCGAGTCATCAGCCGCCACCACGCGCGCCTCGACATCAACCCCCAGCGCGGAACCATCACGATCACCGACCTTGGCTCCACGAACAAAACGAAACTCGGCTCACACGTGCTCTCCCCCAACGTGCCCGTGGAAACCAGTCTCCCCGTACACTCTCTTCTTCTTGGAGACATCCCATTCGAGATCATGGAGGAACTGTGAGCATCACCGACATTGTCTCCACCTACACGAACGTTAACGGCAGGCGAGAAAACCAAGACAGTTACGCGGCAGCACTGTTTGAGGCCGCAGGGCATACCGGCATAGTCGCGCTCGTCGCAGACGGTGTTGGTGGTGAAGGTCCCAACGGTCGCCTCGCGTCCATCGGCGCGGGGCAAACATTCCTCGACCTCGTAGCAACCGGGAACGTCTCAGACGGGCAACTCGTCCAAGCTGTCGCCCGCGCGCACCAGAAAGCACGCGAAGCAGCCGGGAACACGACCCTGACCGTGTTGCGTGCTTACATGGGCCGCTACACCATCGTTCATGTTGGAGACTCGCGCGCATACATGCTTAAAGCAGGTAGCCAAGCCCTCCAACTCACCCGAGACCACAGTAAACTCGCTGAACTACGTGAACGCGGCGTTGAAATCACCCCCCAGATTCACGCGAAATACCGCAGTAGCATCACCCGTGGCCTCGGCCACCGTAACAGTGAGAAAGCCCGACCCGACACCTACGTCGGTGAATACTCTGCCAGCGATAGTTTCCTCCTGTGTTCGGACGGGTTCTGGCATGAGTTTGAGCGAGAAAACAACTACCTCCCCGGCAATGCGCAAACCGGCCTTGAAACCCTCGCAGGCAGGGCCATTGCGAACGGGGAAAGCGACAACATCACAGCAATCCTCATCAACGCCGGAGAACTCCTATGACCACGCCGAGACAAGTAGGAACAACGTTCCTCCACGGGCGCTACCAGATCGACGCGCTCATGCACGACGGCACGTTCAGCCGCGTTTACCGTGCTTACGACACGAAACTCCAAAAACCCGTCGCACTCAAAGAAGTCGCAGCCCCCGACGGCTCCTACCGTGGGCGGCAACTCCTCCAAGCCCAGAAAGTCCTCGACAGTCTGAAAGCTGAAACCCAGCTCATGCAGGGACTCTCCCACGCGGGAATCCCCCACATCATCGACGTGCAAGACGACACCAACACGCCGGGCGGCTTGTACAGCGTCCTCATGGACTTTGTTGCGGGAACCTCCCTCGATAAGGTCGCAAAAAACGCTCCCGGTGGGCAACTCCCCGAAGATTTCGTCGTCTCCAAAATGACGCAGCTCGCGCTCATCTTGATCTACCTACACTCACTGCCCGAGCCGATCATCTACCGCGATCTCAAACCCGGTAACGTCATGCTCGACAACGGTGCGATCAAGCTCTTGGACTTTGGTATCAGCGAGCAGATCACCCCAAACAACTACACGAACCCCCAAGCTGTCGGAACTCGCGGGTACGCGCCCCCCGAACAGCGGACAACCGGCGCACCACTAGACCCGCGTAGTGACATTTATGCGTTCGGCATGACGATGTTCGTGCTCCTCACGGGCCGTCTCCCGCAGATGGATGCTCAAGGTGTTCCTCTTGGCCCCGTGAACGCGAGCGTCATCAACCCCAACGTGTCCCCCGCACTGTCGCGCGTCATCGCACGGTGCGTCGCAACGCAGCCCGAACGACGCTACCAGTCCATGACGGAAGTCGTCGCCGCGCTCTCCACCTACAAGCAGACCGACGAAAAGCATGTGAAAGCAGCGAAAAGCCGCGTGCGCGCGATCATCGCGTTCGCCGTGGCTGGCTTACTGTGCTTTGGTGGCGCGGGCGCGTCCCTCGCCTATGGGTACAGCGTGGAATCCAGTTCCTACACGGCCCTCGTCGCGTCCGCCGAGAAAGCTGGAACCGTAGACGGATGGGCGAAAGCCATTGAAGCTAAGCCCGGCGACATTGACAATTATTTCCACGCTATCGACGCGGCAATCCAAGGGGACGGCGTTTTCACGTCACAAGAAGAAAGCACCCTCATCCCCCTCGTCCGCGACAACGTGAACGAAATCCAAAAGAACAAGCGCTACCCCGAACTCGCATACCGTATCGGAGAGGCATATTGGTTCTTCTACCAAGGGGACGGCGGAGCCTCCGGTCTCACCTTGTCGGCACCGTGGTTCAAGGACGCTATCGACGGCGGATACAACACGCAGCAGGCAACCGCCCTGTACAACCTCGCCTCGTTCAACCGTGATATCGCCTCAGCCGTACAAACCGGCGGCGACACCGGCATGTACCGCACGTATTGGAACAACCTCACGGGCCTCGACACGTCCTCAAGTAGTGAGGTCATCCAGCTCACGGTGTTGAACTATATTCTCGACTCCATCACCTCTAACCCGTATGGTCTTAAAAGTGACGGCGTGACGAAGGACGATATGGACAAGCAAATGCAGCGAGCGCAAACCTACCTCTCGCAGCACCAAGGTTTTAAGGCCGGTCGCCCCCAAGAACTCGCTAAAGAACTCGCGGGGAAGATCGACAAGACGAAAGCAACCATTGCGACGCTCTTCCAAGAGAACGGGGACCAAAAATGACGACCTACACGATCACGGCGCTCATCCTCGTATTCCTCGCTCTCGCGTTCTTGTTCACGGCAGCGTTCCTCAGTATCCGCTGGGACCTTAAAGCCATGCGTAAGCGCATTTCTGGCGCAACATACCGTGATGCAGTCAGCGACATTACGCGCATGGTGCAAACCCAAAGCGCAACCGACACGTACACGCGGCTCGCGGCACGCAGCGCGGGTGAGCAAATGCCTCACCTGACAACAGGCAATCTTGCCCCCACGACCGGTGACATCACGCCTCCGCCCGTCGTCACTATCCCGCAGCAAGAGCCTCCACGGGTAGAACCCACGCTCCCGCCCGTGCAGGTACAGTCCGTGCCTGAACCGCAGGTGCAACCCGAACCCAAGCCAACAACCGTCCCAGTGCAAGAGGAGACCCCAAGCGATTACGAAGAACTCCCCACCTCGTTCCTAGAAGCCCCACAAGGCGTAGGGAATGAAGAAGAACACACGAACTTCCTTGACGAAAGCGCTCACGTAACTCCCGAGAATCCCCTTGAGCGCGTATTACTAATAGAAGAACTGTCCAGTTGGACCGCAAACTAAAGGACAAACCAGACATGATGAAGTACTCGACGCGCACCACAGCGGCGCTCGCACTTTTCGCCACAGTCGCAACCACGCTACCCGCGACCGCGCTCCCCGCAACCACCGCGTTCGGCCTAGCGCCCGCAAGCGCCCCATCCACGCCTGAAACAGCGCGCACAGCAACAGACAACGGCGTGGTCGGCACCATTACCGACGTGACCCCCGACGCGCCAGCGGCCCCGCTCACCGCATACGCGCAAGCCCCCACGCTGAAGGTCAAACTCACGCTCCCCGCAGGGCAAACCCTGTCCAAGGTCACATTCAACGGGGACGAAAACCCGCTGCCCGTAGACGGCGACACGGTGACCGTGAACCTCGCTAACGCTCCCATCCAGAACTTTGATGAAGCAGCTATCGCCGTACACACCACCACGACCGCTGGCGGTCTGCCCAAACGAGCGAACCTCAAGTGGACGCTGAGTACCGCTATCGGCCACATGTACGACACGATTGCCCCCACCATCAGCAGCATCTCGGCCAGTGGGTGCGGCGCAAACAACGCGGACGACTGTGAACTCTCCACCTCTGCTGTCACGTGGACTGTGCGCGTCAACGACGCATCAACCACCGGCTCATCTGGCCTCGCCCGAGCCGAACTCTTGAAAGACGGGAACGTTGTCCAGACCGTAGACCTGTCTGGCAACACTGATAAGGTCACAAGCCTGTCCATCACCGCTCCCGGCTCCTACAAGGTCCGAGCATTCGACAACGCGGGTAAGGAATCCACCATCGACTTCCCGCAAGGCCAAGTCATTCCCCCGGACGCAGTGAACCCCGTTCTCGACTTGCCCGCGCAGGTCGCTGGCGCACGCGAAATTGACGGCGTGAAGTACATTACCGACCAGCTCACTGGCGACCTTGAGTTCAAGTTCCACGACGATGGTGCCCTCAAGCCCTCGTACATGACGTTCACCCTTGACGGTGTTGCCCTCACCCCCGAGCGAGCAAGTGCAACCGAGTACAAGTTCAAGGTTCCCCAGTCCACGCTGGAAGATAAGCACGCTCACGTGCTCTCATTCACCGGCCATGATCGTGCGGGAAACACTGTCTCATGGAGCGCGAACCTCGCGTACTCGCCCGCACAGTCGGACTACAAGCTCACGACAGGCTCTAGTGACGTGTTCACCCCTACCCCGTGGGGCGTGTACACGAACAAGAAGGGCATTAGCGTGACGTTCACTCCCACTGACGGTTCCCCCATGCCGTACACGCTGAAAGACGCGAGCGGCGTGAAGAATCAGGGCGCAAACCTTGACATCAGTGGGAACACGCTCACCATCCATAACGGGGACGTGGACAATGTTGAGGTTACTGTCCGTGACGCTGTGGGACGCGAAAAGCGCCTCAACATTGGTGACATTCTCGGCTGGCCCCACAAGTTCATTTACTCGTCGAACGCTCCCACGTTCAGCCTCGATAGTGACAGTTACCTCCCGTATGCGAAGTCCCTCGTGGATTTCGCCCCTAAGACGGCGACCATGCGTGACGCGAAGGGCATCAAGAAGTTCAAGGTGTCCGTCAACGGTATTACCCTCGCTGAAGGTAAGCCCAGTGCGGAAGAAAACAAGCCTGTCCCTGTCAAGCAGGTCACTTTGGATTATGCGCGTGCAGCGGGACTGCCCGACGGCACGTACCAGATCACGTTTGATGTCACTAACCTTGCTGGCTCAACCTCGACCAGTATCGCCACCGTCACCATTGACAGCACTCCTCCCGTTGTCTCTGGGTTCACGATCACTGACCCGACGTATGCGCCCGGTAAGACCATCGGCGGCTCTGATTCTCGTTACGGGTTCTTTGTCACCGGAAAAATGAAGGTCGCAGCGCACGTTACTGAAACCGGTTCCGGCGTAGACAAGATCACCTACACGCTCCGCTCCTCGGACGGCACGACTCACACTGTGGAAGCCGCCGAAGGTGCCACTATCGACATTCCTGACGGGTTCAAGGGATTCGTTTCAGCAGTGGCCTCCGACAAGGCGCGCAACCTGTCTCTCGTCGCCCAGCCTGACGGTCTCGTGTCTGAAAACGGGAACACGACCATCACCGCTAACGACGTGAACATTGCCCTCCCCGAGCCGGTTACTCACACCCGCAGTGGGCTTGGCTTGTACCGCGACAGTGTGAAGGCAAACCTCGAAGCGAGCGCAGGCCACTCCGGTTTACGTCACGTCGCTTGGGGTATTGGCGCTGACACTCTCGGGGACGCGACCGTAGACATTGACGGCCACGTGTCCAACCCGCAAGTACACGTCACTCGCACAGACAAGAACCTCGTCACCGGCATCACTATCCCCCTCGAAGTGAACGGCGACCACGAGAACACTGAAGCATGGGTGCGCGTAGAAGATAACGCTGGCGGCTCCGCTGAGAAGCGAGTCCAGTTCTCTATCGACGCTACCGCCCCCGAAATGAGCGTCACGTTCGACGTGAACAACGCGAACAACATGTACAACACCGACCGCCACGCGACGATCAAGGTCTTGGACGCGAACTTCAGCCCCGACCTGTTCAAGATCAGCGGGCAGGCCGGTGAGCTTGGCGCATGGACCCAGACCGGCGACATGTGGACCAACACCATGACGTTCGCAGACAACCGTGACTACGAGTTCTCTCTGGACGCTTCCGACACCGTTGGACACGCGGCGCAGGGCTTCCACTCTGAGCAGTTCACGGTCGATAAGGTTCCCCCGGTTATCGCAGTATCGTGGAACACCTACGACGCGCGTTCGGGCCGCTACTACAACCAGCCCCGCAGTGCGACAGTGACCATCACTGAGGACCACTTTGACCCCTCGCTCGTGCGCTTCACGGGCACCGGCCTCGTCTCCGGCTGGTCGCACGCGGGCAACATTCACACGGCCACCGTTTCATTCCCCGAGGGAGTGAACACGTTCGCCGTAACAAGCTCCGATCAGGCTGGCAATGAGTCGAACGCGGTGAACGAACCAGAGTTCGTTGTCGATACGACGAAGCCCGAGCTGTCTATCGAAGGCGTGACTCAGGGAGCGGCCTACTACCAGACCCCTGAGATTCGCTTGTCCTACTCGGATACGAACCTTGATCTCGGTAGCCTCTCGGTCACTCTCACGGGACGTAAAGGCACCACATTCAAGGTCCCCGTCGTCAACGGCCACCTCGACTTGTCTGTCATTCCCAATGAAGCCAAGTCCGACGACCTCTACACGATGGACGCAGCCGTATCCGACCTCGCGGGCAACAGTAACACCGCTAAAGTCCAGTTCATCTTGAACCGTTTCGGCTCCACCGTGGACGTTGAAGGAACGTCCTACCAAGGCAAGTACGTGAAGGCCCCTATCGACGTGGACCTGAGCGAAATCACCGTTGAAAAACTCCGCGATGACAAGCTCGAAATCCGCGTCACCTTGAACGGTAAGACCATTGAGGTACCCAAGAACGCCGTGAGCGTCACCGTCACCGGAGGCGAAAACGGGGATTACGTGTACCACTACCACGTGGACAAGAGCGTGTTCAAGGAGGACGGTGCCTACACGGTTCAGGTGTTCTCCCAAACCGAGGGCGGCAAAGACCAGCTTTCGCGCCTGTCCTACTCGTTCGTTGTCGATAGCGTGAAGCCTGAGATTCAGGTCAGTGGAATCACTGACGGCGGCTCGTACCGTAAGACTCAGGTTACTGCCACAGTGACTTTGCGTGACATGACCGCAACGGAACTCATTGCAACCCTTGACGGTAAGGACGTGAAGGCAACCAAGAGCGGGGATGACACGTACACGCTCATCATTCCTCAGTCCGCATCCGCGCATAACGTCCACTTCAAGGCAACCGATCAGGCTGGCAACGTCAGCGAGGTCACCGTGAAGGACGTGTACGTGAACGCCTCGTGGTTCCGTCAGGCCCTTAACTGGACTGGTCGCCACATCGGTATCGTCGCGGGCGGATTGTTCGGCGTGATGGCCCTCGTTGCGGGTTGGATTCTCCTTGCGGCCCGCAAGAAGCGTGGTGATGACGAAGAATGAGCGTGAAGTACATGCGTGCGCATCGCGTAACATCGTGTTTTAGACGATAAAAACATGATGTAACCGCATACACCATGCTCATGCCTATGGTAGGCTACGAAGTGAGGCAGGTACCGGCAACCAGCAAGTCCAGCCGGTACCTGCCTCAACTCATACCAAACCAAACCAATAACGCAGACCATAGGAAACGATGCTTACCCCGCAGGTGCGCGAAAAGCGCACAATCAGCACCCTGACGTATATCGGGCGTTACAAGCTCGCGTTGACGCGCTTGTACTCCCATTACGTTCAGGCTCTCCCCTATGCGTGGGATGAAGCGGCCCTATACCAAACACTCAATGACCTAGCGCCCGTCTGCGCATGGAAGCTCGACGGCACCGCAACACTTAACCCCCGCCACCTCCGACTCACCGCGCGAGCAGCACTCGACGAAATGTTCCCCATAGACGGGGAAAACAAAGACATTCTCACCTACATTTGCGAAGCGGCTTTTTGGCGTGAACTCCTCGTTGAAACCCTCGAAGATGAAGCCGGGGAAAAGAGCAGGCTCAAACGCTATACGGAAAACGACGCGAACCTGATCTGGGTTACTGAAAACCGCACGTTCGGGGAAGGAATGCCCGTGTTCCACTCCATGTGGGACATTCCAGACATCCAAGCCTTGTTCTTTGACACTATCGGTAAAGACAATCAGTCTCTCCAAGACTGGGTGAACGCCCACCCCAAGTGGGACATGTGGAACAGTCTCGACGGAGAGTACAACATGGGCCTCGACCACCCGGTGACGCGGGCCTCTGTCGAATGGATGAACCTCACCGGTAAGTCGTGGACCAAATGGGTGGAAGCCTACTACCAAAATCGTGACCTCCAACTCGGTAACCTCACCCCAGAGGGCTGCTGGTACACGACGGGCGGCTACTGGCAGATTGACCCCACGCGGGGACGCGAACTCGTAGCGTTCCCCGCCCGCGCGTCCACACTCCCCTCGGCTGACCTGTTTGGAGAACCCCCGTTCGTCAACATGGGCCTCGTGGGAAACCTGAGTTTAGGCCCTATTTCACTAGAACTTGGCAATTTAGAAGTATCCGTTAAAGACCTCGATTTAACGGGGGAAAGCGGTGACGCGGAACCGGTAGACGATCTACCTATCGAGTTCCGACAGGTCACTGTTCCCCCTCAGTCTGAGGATGACAGAATCATCGTTTACACGATGCCCGTTGAAGCAACAGAGAGGCAGTATGCGTCCCTTAACTACTGACACCCAGCTCCCGGCCCTCAAGGTGAGCGACACGGCCTCTAAGCGCCTCCTAACGCCCGCAGCGGCCCACAACGACAAGAAGGACACTCAGGCGCTCCTCAAAGCCCAAGAAGCCGTCCTCGACGTTCAAGCACGCCCCTACGGTGAAGCAACAGCACTCCTACGCGGCGAGTTCTACTTCCTTGAACGCAACAGCGGAAGCCTCGTTGGACTCCCAACCGGGTTTGTCCCCCGAGCCACCGCGCCCGTCGGCTCCTACTACCACGAAGCCATGAGCGCGCTCCTCGGCCAAGTATTGGAAGGAACCTACGCCGGGTTGTTCACGTGGGCGGACATGGCTGAACCAGTCCTCGCATTAGAACGCGACTTGCTGAAGTGGGCGTTCATGTCCTCAAAGCGACGCGAAATCGTTGCCCAGTCTCTCCAAGGCCAACTCAACGCGCTCATCGAGAGTGGAGTCAGGTGCGCGACGCTAGAAGATGCCACAGACCGGGAAGTCCTCAGCTTGGCGTACTACCGCAGGGAAGAGTACACGTTCAGCGCATGGGTGGAAGGAATGTCCACCGGGGAACGACCTATCCCCCTGCCCATCCTCGCCGCTATCGCACTGTCTCACCGTGACTACACGACAAGCGAGCAAGTCATTCGATTCTTGCAAACCCAAATGGCGATCACCGAATACAGGAAGGACTAACCCCATGACACCAGAGGAATTGAAGAAACAAACCGCGTCACTATACGTCGCACGCCTCGTCGAACATGACCTACCGGGAATCGCAGCCGAAGAACAAGGCAGCGTCCCAGAACTCGTGGAAGCCCTCGAAGTTCTCTCCCCTGAAGCGCGCATCGACCCGCGAGCGCAGCTACGCGACAAAGCGTGGGAAGAATACCTCGAAGAAAGCCGCAAACAACGTAGATACGGGCGACTCACCCCCAAGCCCACCCAAGCCACGCGAGTGAAAGTGAGCCACTGATGGATGACGATTTTTGGAACAAGGTTTCGGGAATCTCTGACGACGGTGACGACGAAGAAACGTTCTCTGAACCCGGCTTTTCAGACGATACCGACGACTCTGGCGGGGACGAACCCTATTTTCCCCGCGAAAGCCCTATGCGTCGCAGGCGTTACGCTGAGCGCGCCGGGTACGGCGAGGACGATGAACCCTACCGGCCCCGCTACTACGCGGAAGAAGCCCCGCAGGCCAGTGCGGCACCCCAGTCACAGGCCCCACAGCCCACGGCAGAACCCGCCCCAGCAGTAGACCAGTCCCAACCGAACGAACCGGGCAAGGTTATCGCTGGGAGCTTGGGTGTGATCGCAGTGTGCGCGCTCCTCGCAACATGTTTTGTCGCCGTGAAGAACCATCAGGCAACACAAGACGCGACTCCGAGTGTTGTTGTCACCGAGTGTGCGTCTCCTACGACGCAAGCCCCCGCAACTACCCCGACTCCTACTCCTAAGCCGGTAGAAACCACTACAGCGGCCCCCACTACGCAGGCGGCAACTCCGACCGTGAGCACGTCCCCACAGCCCGCATCCCCGACCGACCGGGCCACCATCGACCCCGACTCGCTACAGTTCTCTGAACCTAAGACAGTTACGGGCCTCGTGGTATCAAAGTCGATCATGGAAACCGGCGGGAACCTCATGTTCACCGTCCACCTGTCTGTCCCAGACAGCAATCGGCCAACGATTAACTACGTCATCCCCAAGGGCCAATACGACGGCTATAAGTCCGGGGACCTCATTGAAGTCACCTACCGAGTAGACCAGCACGGTAACATTGCCATTATCCGATAATTCAGGCACACCACCTGCCTGTAAGAAAGAAAGCATCAAGTTAAGACATGGAAAAGTTCGCACTCTCTGACAGCGTGTACTTGAAGGCCCTCCTTGTGGACCCCTCACGCGCGCGACGCGGAGCAGAACCCAACATCGTTGGATACCGCTTCCACGCAATCCGAGACCTCCCCCGAGTCCCCAACTTTGGGACCACTGGCGCGTTCAGCCTCAACAACCTGTACGACTACGAGAATCAAGACCAGTGGCGCACCGTCAACGCGGGCGAAGATTTTGACCTCACCTTGTATGAACTCATCATCTTTGCGTCCCTGCCTGAAATCAGTTGCTCTATCGACGGCCAGAACCCTGAGATCGGCGTAGAACAGCACTTGTCTGTCGTGTTGCGTGAACGCGGCGGCATCCCCGCCGTGAAGCTCGCTCCCGCACGCGGCAGTGTATTCCGGTCTGTGCGCTCCACCTACCCGAAGATCAACGTTCTCACCTGTGAGCGCATCCCCCTCGATGATGCTGTGGGCGCAGTTAACATGCGCGTGAAGCGCGATCTCGCCCCCGAGTTTGAGGGCACGAAGTTCGCTCCTCTCGCTCTTCGACGCGGCCCCTACTCGGCTGGTTCCGCACGCACCCCCGAAGAGCGTCGGCGCGCGCTCGCGGAAGAAGCAGCCAATAAGCTCGCTGACTATACGCGCAACACTTTGGGGATTACCCTCCCAGACGTTGACTGACCAAACGTTTCACCAGTAACCGAGTTCTTCCACGAAAGGCACAGCCGTGAAAACCATCATGCACAAGGTGGCAGCTCCCATGCTGTCGGCGGGCATTGCCCTAACAGCGTTCGTTGGTCTCGCTCAAACGTCCTACGCGGCACAAACTCCCGTTGACGCGGGGATTGTCCGAGTGGACTACACGAGCGACGCTGACACGACACCCGCCCCGCAGGCCCCCACCCAGCAGGCGACCCCACAGTCGAGCCGCAGCCCTATGAGCGTTGACCTGCGCTCAAACCCCTCACGTACCCCGCTTGTTAAGACCGACGACAAGTACAAGAAGGACTTAGAGTTCCTGAAGGGCGGGGCGATTGACAAGCAGAAGTTCCACGAAGGTTATGCGGGCGGAAACGCTACCCTGTGGCGGATTAGCTACGTCGTTGGCTGGCTCGTCGCGCTCGTCTTTGGCTCGTTCGCGCTCATTACGATGATCGACCTCGTGTACATCAACTTTGGCTTTACGCGCTCGTTCCTTGGTGGCGGGCACAACGCCTCCGGCGGTTCACCCATGCCCGTTGGCGGTATTGGCGGTATGGGTGGCCCCGCGCCAATGTCCTCATCACCTGGCGGCAAGCAGGGCATTACGTGGGTGACCTCAGACGCAATCAGTGCAGTGGACCTCGCAGAAACCGGCGGACAAGTGCAAATGCCGGGTGCTCGCGCTAACGGCTCCGCTAAGAGTGCGGCAATGATCTACGCGCGGAAGCGTTTTAAGACGATTATTGCCACGGTTGTTGTCATCGTCCTGTTCGTGATTGGCAGCTACGTGCAAGACCTCGGTCTTAACCTTGGTGCGGTCCTCGCGAACCTCGTTGACTACCTCGTCGAAGTCACGATTGGACACTAAGCCGTGTGGATTGTCGATTATGTTAAAGACCGATTCTTCCGAGTCTCCACGGTCAGTGCTGACGCACAGAAAGCTGCTGCTATCGTCGCTGACCTTCTGAAAACCTTCCAAGAAGCCAACATTAAGCCCGGCGACACGTTGCATATCCGTATCGACCGAGACGTTCTCGCTTATGCGATTGAAGCGTTCTACGACCCTGTAATCACGCAGAACTACATTATCGAGCAAAGCGAAAACGACCCTACTGAGTTTCTTGTACAAACAAGGGAACTACTTTGAGTTTCATTAACCTAAACATGCGGGAAACAGCCCAGAAAACGGGTGTCCCCATCGTCCAAGTTGAGGACATGTTGACCACCTACACCCAGTGGACGCTCGATAGGGTGCTCAAGGGTGGGGAAACCGTTTCTTATCTTGGGCTGGTTGAAATGTCTTGCGGCCCAGCGAACTATGGTCTGGCGCATCGTCAGCCTCTCGCGGCCCAGTACAAGCAGTTCGCCCGCGAAAACGGCTACAACGTCCACAAGGCGGAAACGGTGCTCTCCTACTATGCGCAGACCTGCCTAGAGGCCCTAGAAGCTGAGAAGAAGCTCGTCTTGCGTGGTGTTGGTGTCTTTAGGATTACCGACGATGGGGCGCTCAGGTTCCTCCGCAGTGCTGTTCATGGGCAGGAAGGCTACGACTACCGTTGTGAAGTTAACAAGGGTATTCGGCAGCGCTACAACACGGCCCGCAACGAAGAAGAGGACGGTGAATAGCACATGCAGGGTGTAACACACCGCGCGGGCGGCGTAACCGCGTGCCTCGCAGGCTACTCACTCCTCGTCTACACTGGCTCCCCGCTCGTCGCAGCAGCCCCCGTAGCCTCCCTCGCGTGCCTCTACCCGTTCGCAGTATGGGGAGCAACAGCCTCAGACCTCGACCACGCTCCCGGCGGACTGTGGGACGAACTCAAGCCCATCGGGCAGCGCTCCGGCCAGTCCCTCCCCTCACAAGACGTAGTGTCACGCGCAATCAGTCACGTCCTCCACGCCACTAAGCCCCTACGCGGCGTATTCCCCAAAGGAAGCCGCGTAAGCCAAGTGGTGAGCGTCCTCGACTGTAAGCACCGCTCGTGGCAGACACACAGTGAACTCCCCCTCGCTGTAATCCTCTATTTCCTATCAAAACTCGACCCAACAACGGGGAACCTCAGCTCGGCTTTGACGCAGCTCATACTCATGGGTATTGGCTTTGGTCTCGTCGCGCACCTTATTCTGGATTTACTCACACCAGAAGGACTACCGTTCGCAACCGGCTTGTTCATCAACAAGTTCATCTTGCGTAAGCATGTGCTCCCCGAACGCATCAAGATCATTCCCCACGTCCCTCCAACACAAAAGGGAAAGCCCGGATTTTTCTCAACGGGCGGCACGTGGGAAACAAAGATCGTTTTTAATGCGTTACATGCAATCAACATAGTTCTTTTAATTGTGACTGTAGCTAAGCTCACGGGCTTTGCTCTCCCATCTCTAGTGGTCTGAACCGGAAAGGAAACCAAACGAAAATGACTACGACTCTTGCGGTGAGTAGGCGAGACCAGTCTCGTGCGCTCTACCGTTCCATGATTCTGACGACAATCCTCGCGATTGTCCTCACTCTCCTGACCAGTGTTGGCGCGTTCGCAGCCAACAAGGATGCTTCCGATCAGGCCGACCAGGCTCTTCGCACTACGGTCAGTAAGGAAGTTCAGGGCAACAAGTACGCGCTCGAAGGTGGCGGAACCGTTAACGGTAGCGACCTGATTGACACTGAAGGCAACGTCAACGAAGCCATGTTTGGCAGGCTCACTGGCGATGCTCGTACCAAGTTCGCAGGTGACCTCCGCGCTCGCACTGAGGTTTACACGAACCCGCAGGCACGTGGCTACGATGACTCGCTTTCTAAGAGCGACGGCGTGACCAAGGAAACCGCGTCCAACTGGATTAGCCAGTTGAAGAACACTTCCGGTATGGCAACCGCGTGGACGAACGCGATCAATAGCTCCTACAACCCCGTTGACTTGGAGAACGGTCGTAACGCGATCTTCCCGCTCCTCGGTGGTATCTCAACCGGTTCGGGTGCCCTCGTGTATTTCGTCATGGCTCTTGTGTCGTTCCTGTGGGTATGGAACCTCGCTATCCTCCTTGTCCTCTCGGGCTTCATTGGTAGCGGCGGCAAGGTCGGCACAGCAGTGTCGAAGGTCGGCTACTTCGCTACCCGCGCATTCGAGAAGGGCAACCAGAACAGCAAGAACCCCCTCCTGATTCTCGTGAAGGAAATGGGTATCACCACGTTCGTTGTGATCTTCATTGTCACTGGCGTGACCAGCGGAATGTTCTCCAAGTTCTTCGCTTGGGCAATCGACGTGATTACTTCAATCGGTCAGGGTATCGGCTGATTTTCCTCGCATGGCTTCCCCGGTTTAGCACAGGAAACTGGGGAAGCCATGCGGCTACCCGCATGTAGGTGAAAGCTCCACAAATCCCATGAACACACAAACCAAAGTGCAACGATTCCCCCGCATCATTCTCGCCCTCCTCCTCATGGTGGGCGGCTTCCTCATGTCCAGCGTCCCCGCACACGCTGATGACGCAGTGAAATCAGTGGTCGCTATCGCCCAAAACGACGCAAACATTCAAGGCATCGTCTCTATCAGTAACGACTCGCTGAAAAAGCGCAGCATCAACATCCTCGAATACGACGCTAAAGCCGGTACCGTCAGTTTCGACTACGCGACCTACAACCAGCTCACGAACACTGACAAAACAAAGTTCATGCAGACCGCTCTCAACGCCACAGCACAAAGCGGCCTCGCAACCCCCCGCAAAGCAAAGCTCTACAACTTCATCAAGCAGCAAGACACGAAGATCACGAAGAGCATTGACACCGTTAAAGCAGAAGCCTCCGGCAACCAAGATCAAGCCCTCACGCTGGCTCGCCCGTGGCTCGCTCCCGTCGGAGTCCTACTCGGCGCTATCGCGCTAGTCGTTGAAGCCCTCATCTACCTGTCAGCACTCCTCGACATGGCTTATCTGACTTTCCCCGGCGTACAGTCCTACCGGGAAAACGGCGGGAAAATCAGGTCGAAACTATTCAGTAGCGCCGCGATCAACGCGGCCAGTGAAGGCGCAGCAAACGGACGCAACCCAATGGCCTACTGGGCGATGAAACGCCTCCCGGTCCTCATGGCAGCATTCTTCGTCACCGCGCTCCTCGTATCCGGTGGCCTCCTGACCGTCATGGGATGGGTATTAAAGATGTTCGACGCTTTCATGGGAATGTTCTAAACGTAGAAGTTTCCGCGCGACAAACCTCTAAACCAGCAAAGGCATAAACCTAATGAATATCACCGCAAAAAATGCTCTACGCATGGCCCGTAAGGGCGCTGTGCGCATGGTGACCGCAACAACCGCAACAGTTATCGCACTGGGAATGGTGATCGTCCCCGGCGCGCTCGCGGACGATGCCCCCACGGGCGGTAGCGCGTCGAGCCGTACCGCAGCGGTCATTAACCTTGCGAAGAATAAGAGCCTCGCTGACTCCGGTGTCGCGAACCTCAAGCCCGAAGAACTACGCATTCTCGGCACTTACGTGTCTAACTTCTACGTCCCGTTCCAGTCGCAGTTCAACTACAACGGCAGTATCCAAAAGAAGGACAAGGAACAGCAGGACAAGACCAAAGAAAACATGACCACTGCCCTACAGAACACTGTGGGCATGAGTAAGGACGCGGCGGAAAGCGTCGCGAACTATGTGATCGGGAACGTCTGGAAGGGCGGCGCAGACCTACAGTTCGCTTACACGAACGGAGACTATGCGTCAGACGCAAACTGGACGACCGAGAACTACCCGACTGACTGGCGCACGTTCCTCGCTATGGTGTCCGGTGGCGCTGGCGGCGAGGATGTCATGGAAGATACCGTGCTTCCTAAGAACTCCCCCGCTTACAAGGCAAAGTGGAATGCTCTCGTCTACAACGCTGGCGGTAAGACCATCCCCGCGTTCGTGTGGGACCCCTCGGGTAAGAACCTCACCCCCAGCGTGATCGCCCTCTATCAGGCGCTCTCTATGGCGAACCTCAAGCAGGGATATGGTTCTTCCCTCGTTGACTTGTACCAGAGTGACCTCGACTTCACGAAGGGCGCAGACCAGCAGAGCGACAGTATTGACATTGAAGCTGTCAAGAGCGCTTTCCAAGACGCAAGCAAAGCCGTGGCGCTCACCGCATACAGCGGGAAAATGGCGATCAGCCCGTTCGGTGACCTCGTGTATCGCGGCCCCAACCACACGTGGGTTGCTATCCCCGCGTCCATGAACCCCTCCACGTGGATGAAGGTGGAAGGCTCGAACATCTCCAAGCCGGGCGGCGCATACAACACCGTCAGTTTCCAAAACCTCGTGCTCTCAAACCAAGCTATCCAGTTGGTAAGCGCATCGAGTGGGCAGAGCACGTTCAACCTTGAGTACGCGCAAAAGCGCATTACGGAAAGCCTCATTGACGCGCCCTCATACAAGCCTTTCGGCGCGTTCCACTCCACTGTTCAGGTCGGGACAAGCGAATGGAACTTCCCGAACGATAAGTGGTTCTTCCAAGGCGCTGACTCGTGGGACACGTTCTTGGACGGAGTTAAAACCGGCTGGGGTGAGCAGCTTAAGAAGGCTGGCCTCAACGACGTTTCTAGCGGCCTTTTTAATGGCAAGCGCAACACTATGACCATGCTGCGCGTCGGCGGTGAAGTCCTCACCCCCAGCGCTGGTGCGTCCTCGACGACTCCCTCTGACATCATGTGGGTTGGCGCGCATCCGGGGAACAACTCGGACCCCGTGAAAACCGTGAACAAGATGATCGTCCTCGACGATATCCAAGCGTTCAAGGGTGATGTCCCCGCTGACGGCATGTATCAAGACGCTATCGGTAGCGACGGGAAGCCGTTCGCGAAGGCTAGGGACATTGACTCTAAGGCTGTGTCTAGCGCGTGGGAGAAGGTTCTTGACCCCTCGTCGAATCTCACGCAAACCGCATCGGCTATGCCTAAGCCGACCGCTGTCAGCCTCTACTCGTCTTACGTGCTCGCAGCGTTTGGTGACACCAGCGCTTTGCAGAAGCTCGGTTGGAAGTACAACAGTGACCTGCCTCCCGTGCAGTCGAACTTGAAGCTCACTGTCGATGAGCAGACCGCAGCGAATGAGAAGCTGGCGAACTTGACTGACTACTCGCTTGCCCTGTTGTCTCCGAATTGGAGCCACACGGCCTACAAGTCGCAGCTCCTCACGATGATCGCCGGTAGCTTCATGCTCCGCTGGCACTCGGACATGACCGGAACGCAGACTATCGGCGTGAATCAGGGAACCACGAAATACGTCGGTTTCGCTGGCTACGTGTCCACGCCGAACCTGCATGACTTGTCGTGGACTGACTCGATTGTGACCCTGTACAACCGATACTTGTCGTACATGCTCGTGTTCGTCGCAGCGATGCTCGGCGTGTTCGCTCTCGTGCAGATGGTTTCCATCCGGCGAGCGGTCATGAGCTTCATCATTTTCTTCATCGTCGCAGCGGGCGCTATCCCCACGTTGAACTACGTGATCGACCAGACGAACGCTTACAGCGGTAAGGTTCTCAGCGAGAAGTTCACCTACTGGGCGCTCGTCACCCATCAAGCGTATTCATCTGAAATCGACAAGGCCGCTACCGGTGACGATTACGGGAACTACCTGCAAACCGTGTTCAATAACGCAGCCGACATGTCCGGCTGGGTGAGTGACGGTAGCGACGGGAAAGAAAACGAGATTTCTAACCGTGGTGGGGAGAACATTCTCCTCAAGTGGCAGTCCCCGAAGAAGCGCACCGCTGTCGAGTTCGGTTCTGACCTGAGCCGCGCTGTCGCTTCCTCTGACTCCCTGTCTCGCCTGTTGAAGTCCTCCACGCAGAGCGCATACGGCGGTGAAACGTTCCTGAGTGACCCGAACTCGACGTACCTGTACCGCTCCTACGTGGATATCGCTAACCAGTCCCGCTACACGTACCTCGGACTCTCTAAGACCCGTGGTGACGGTAAAGCCGCGTACAACAAGACTCCTGACATGAGTACGTGGACTGAAAGCATGAAGGACGCTTACGACAAGTACCCGGACACGTTGACCGCATACGCGGGCACTGGATACGCGAACAAGCCCTCCGGTAACAGTGACCCCACCACCCTGTCGTACATCACGCCCGTCATGGCTTCCAAGATCGTCAACGACCACATCGGTGACGCATCGAAGCTCGACAACCTCACGTATGGTCAGAACGTGGGTATCCCCACCGGCGCATACCAGTTCAGCCTCGGCGTGTACACGCAAGGCAAGAGCGCGCGCGACCAGATCAAGGAACAAAACCCCGCTGGCTACAACCCGGACAACGAGCCATATACGGACGCTGACTACAACAGTCTCGGCGCGTTCGGATTGTTCACCGAGTCCCCGTACTACCACTTCTCGTGGTACAACTTCGACCACGGGCTGTCAGCCGCACCGAACGCCTCTAACGGCTGGAAAGACATGCTGCTGTCTGCCCCAGATCAGGGGTACTTCTACAACAACAAGTCCGGCGATAAGGACGCGGACGCGACCATCGACAATAACGGGGAGTTGAAAGACTACCTCGGTATGAAGGAACTGTTCACCTACACGATTCCTTACCTGAAGGCCGCTAACAATGTCGTTGTCGAATACGACAAGAAGTACAGTCTGCGCACCTACAGTAACCTCCCGTTCGAGCCGGGCCACGACGATGAGTACAAGGACAATCCCGAGAACCGTCAAAAGTACTGGCAGAACGTGAACGTCTCGCAGCTCGCGGCGATGTACAGTCCGTGGGTAGACCAAATGTACGAGGCCGGTTACGCGGCCCCGACGAAGGTTTACGCGAACGGCGTGACCTACACGGTGAAAGACCCCTTGGACCCCGCTTCCTACCCGGCTGAGCGTCCGATGGTGTTCTCCCCCTCCGAGATGACTGCTTACGGTCTTACCGAGTCTGACCTGACTCCCGTTGAGTCTCGCATCATGCGCGTCTTGCGGAACACTAAGACCCCGTTCTTGGACCTGTTGAACTACTACACGTTCCAAGACAACGTGCTCAATTCGTCTGCCGCGATGATGACCACGTTCGAGTTCAATCAAGTGTTCTCAGACGCTACTGTTTTGGGCGTTCAGACCGGTAGCCAGCTCTACCCGCAGGCATATGAGTTGAAGAACTTCAGTTTCGACGCTTACATGCGCCTGATGCTGGCGAACTCGCTGCAAAAGCCCGCATTGCTGTCGTCGAATGATACGAACTTCTACCAACAGGTCATGCAAGAGTCGTCGATTACGACCGTTATCATGCTCCTCGCGGTGGACGTGACCAGTATCTACGTGGTTCCGCTCCTCAAGTACGGTGCGATCATCGCGATTGTTTTGGTGGCGATCCTGCGGTCTATGGCCTCTGCGTGCCGCGTGAGTGACGAGAAGGCAACAAGTGGACTGTGGAAGCACGTGTTGCGGCCTATCCTCGCTATCGGCGTGATTGGTTTCATTCACGTCGGCATTATTTCCCTCCTGATCGGTAGTCCCGCGAGTGGCGTGACCGGCCAGTTGGGTAGCAGTATCGCTGTCGGTGACCCGGTGTTGCTCCTGCTCACGGTCGCTGCGCTGAACGTGGCTATCTCTATCGTCTATTTCATCCTGCTACGCGCGTCTACGAAGGAAATTGTCGCGTCCGCTAAGGTCATTGGTTCCAGCCTTGCGGCTGCGGGTTCAAGCCTCGCTGACATGGCACGTAGCGGCATGAGCCGTATGCGTTCGTTCGGTGGTGGCATGGCGGCTGGCGCTGGCGTTGCTGTCGCGGCGGGCCGTGGTGCCGGTAGCGCGGCGGTTCGTGGCGCTCAGGGTGTTTCTAGCCGCGTGAAGGCCGCTACCGCTGTCCAAGCTGAGTCGGAAGAGCCTCGCGATAAGACGAAGGCCGCTGACTTCAATAAGCAGACCCTTAAGGGCGACAGTGCGAACGACCCGGCGAAGAAGAAGGAAAAGAAGCAGGTCATCGAATCGAGTATTTCTAAGGGTCGTAGGACCATTCAGTCGAACGCTGATTTTAAGAAGGCGTAACCGTGCTGATCGCGTTCTTATTGTTCATCCTGTCGCTGGGGCTTAAATGCGCGTCCCTAGCTTCCAGAGCGGCGTTTAACGTCGCTTTGGCGGCTGGGGGCGAGCAAGCCCCTAGCGGCGTGCTGCGAAGTGCTCGTGCGGGCGTGTGGAAGCTCCTACGGTTCTTTTCGCGCCTCGTGGATGCCCTGAACGCTCTGATTGTCGCCTCGTGGCTTACGTTCGTTGCCGCTGTCATGGCAGCGCTCCTCGCAGTGAACACAAGCGTTTTCCTCCTGACACAAGACCCTGAAGTACTCAAACAGCTTGGTTCCACGTCGGCTGGCGTAAAGAGCAGCCAGAAGGGCGGGAACCAAGGCGGAGAGTATTCCAGTGGGCAAGGCGTACCCGCTGTCGCAGCCTCCCCCAATCAGATTGGCTCAGCGATTGCCGCTAACGCGAAATGGGCAAGCAGCCAGAAAAACTACACCTACGACTGGGGCGCTCGCGGGCCAAACGGTTACGACTGTTCCGGCTGGGTGTCCGCCCTTCTCCTCATGAGCGGGTGGACGATGGACGGCTCCGGTAAAGCCGTGCAGCTTCCCGCTGACCAAGACCGCGTTATCGTCGGCAAGTCGAGCGCCGACCAAGTGACAAGCAAGCTCTCAGCGTCGTCTGGCACATTCCGCGCGGTGTCCCGCCCGTTCAACGGTGACGTGAACTCCCTGAAGCCGGGAGACATTATCAGCGGCCCCGGCCACGTGGGTGTCTACATTGGTGACGGGTGGATTAGCCACGCTTCCACGCAAGGCGCTCACGTGAAGAAAGGCCCCTCGGCTGACTCTGAGGATATTTCCGATGTTGGCTTCCAGCAGGGGTATTTGACGCAGTGGGTGACGCATTATCTCCGGTTTGAGTGACCACTAGAAGCGTATAGCTATACGCGAATGGAGGCGCAGATGCATAAAAGGCTCAAAATGCACGGGGCCGAGACCTTGGATAGCGCATATATGGTGCATAGTTACGCGCAGAGTTCATCCCGTCCCGCATCGAAGCCCCCAAAGGAAACCCACTGCTACGCACCCGGCCATACTCCTATAAAATAGGTACACTATAGGTTAGTATGTTACATAGACTCAACGAACCATCACATCAACCGAAAGCATAAGAATGAGCGACAACCTCACAGACCAATACGACTACCATCCCCGCACCGGGGACGAAACCCTACGCATCCCCCTTGGCCTAGAGTTTCAGCCAGCAGTCACAATGGCTGACTCAAAACACCAGCGCCGCATCGCAGCAATGATCGCAATGCCTGTGACCGCCGTTGTCTGCCTCGCCTGCCTCGCGTGGGTTCCGATGGCCGCGCTCATTAAAGTCCCCTTGTTCCTCGCAATCATTCCCCTCGCTGTTCTCTACGCTTGCCGGTTCCTCCTCCTCGACGAACGCACCGTGCGCCGCGCATGGAAAGGCATGAACGAACGAGACCTCATCATGCCCGAAGGTAGACTCTGGGGCATTTACCGTATCGACGACGACGCTCCCTACATTTGCTATTTCGTAGGTGGTCAAATCGGCATCTACCTCCTCGCCCACAAAGGCATGACCGTGGGCCGCACGCAAGGCAGAGACGTGAGCGCGAACTGGGACGGACTAGCCGATGCATACCAAGAAGCCGGTAAACGCAACATCGCCGTCCGACACATCGACTTCATGGGTACCCTCGACGACCGGCCACGCTTTGAGCGCATGTACACCGACCTCGCACAAGCCCCCAATGAGGACTTCCGTAACATCGGGACCGCGATCATCGCGAACCTCGAAGAAGAGCAACGCGCCTCCCGCACCCCCAGTGACGTGTTCTGTCTATCAATGGACGCTTCCCGCGCGTCCGCAGAAGCCCTCATCGAAGGCTACCGAGCGTTCTCTTCTATCCTCATCAGCCGGGGTAACTGGATGAGCGTCCAACCCCTTGATCGCACGCTCCTCGGTCAGCTCACCGAAACGATCTACGGGATTGACAACTTCTCTGTCGCAGACGCTCTCAACAGCTCCGTTTCCGCTTCCTACTCTGGGAGCATTCACCCGATTTACGTGGAAACAGCAAGCGGCCAAAAACGTTATACCGGTGACGAAACTTCACAAGGAAGGGTTACAAAGTGAAGATTTGCATCATCGCGGACATGTCGCCCGAAAAGGTACTCAACTTTGCGCGCGGCAACGCTGACGCAGCAGAGTTTTCCGCATACCACACCATCAAAGAGTTCTACGAGACCATTGCGATCAAGAACGAGTCTTTCGACCGTATTCTTGTCCTCGCAAACAAGGAAATCGCAGCAAGCGAACTACGCCTCCTCGACACGTACCTCGCAGACGCGCAGCGTGAAAACGTCGTCCAGCAGATCGACGTGATCTGTTTCGCACAGAACGAGCAGGTTGCACTAGGTTTCGTCCGTGGCATCACCTACCCGCTGGCGTGCGCGTTGGAGTCCACCGCATTGTCGTGGCCCCAGTTCTTCAAGGACGCGGGGTCAATGTCGTTCGTCGAGTTCCAAGACGCACACAAGACCTACAGTAACGAGCTGCCCACCATCACCTCGCAGGCCCCCGAAGAAACCCGCCAGTACGCGGCCCCCACAATGGTCGCAGAGCAGGATTTCGCATCATTGGGTGTGGCCCACTCGGACACGATGTACTTTGACTCCGACGACGAGGACAGTGCGGAACTGAGCGAATACCCGCAACTAAAGCTCAACGATTTCCCCGCGTTGTCTGAAGCGTTCCCCACCTACGTTGAAGCCCAAGGCGGGGCGTTCCCCGTGCTCAACACCGGGGCGCGCGTCAACATCATCATCGGCTCCACACCGAACCGGCTCTTCACCTACACGCGCACTCTCGCTGACTACTACTCGCAGCGCGGTTACAGCACGCTCATCGCCAGTACCGTCAACAATGAAGCATTCCTGTCCCACGTGACGAGCAACCCGGACTTTTACACCGAGTTCCACCGCTCACTCCCCATCAGCACCCCATACCAGCAGACACAAACCCTGTACGTGACCAGCCCCAACGCGGGAGAAACACTCACCCCCGGTGGCCTCGATGAACTCACCGGCCTCATCCCCCGTTTCGACTACACGATCATTCCCGTGTTCCTCAGTGGAGACAACGACTATGCGACGCAGATCAAAGCGATCTCTAAAGCGTTCCCCGCGTCTATCCACTGGGTGAGCGGAACCGCGTTCCTTGACGCTTCCCCGCGAGTTAAAGCAATCGCCACGATGCTGAACAATTTCGTGTCACGCGAGCGCTTTGACGACGACCTCCAAGAAATCGTCGCCTCTAATGGCTGGCTGTATGCGGGCGAACCGAGTGAAGAACTCGCAATGAACGCTACGCGGCTTGGGCAAAAGTTCGTGTGGAACCGTGACCCGATGTTCCGCCAGCTCCGCTTCCTCGCACAACCCACCGAGGTATCGGCATGAAAATGCTCATCTCAAACACAGCCCCCGCGAGAGGGTTCCCCTCATGGGTGACGTACACGAACGTGGAGGACGCGCGACGCGCCTTGGGTTCCCTGTCATTGGACGCACTTGTCATCCACCACAGTGACGACGCTCCCGTAACCATCGCCCAGTTCGTGCGCGACGCGCGTAAAGAAGCCCCCGATGCGACGATCATCTACCCGTCGGACACTCCATCACCGTTGGTGCGTATCGCCGTGTCCACGTGTGGGGGAATCGTCACTAACGGCTCCTACATGGACTCTGAGGACGCTCTTAACGGGTTCCTTGAGGCTGTCACCCTATTCGGTAATGAAAGCCCCGCAGACGGCGCTATCAGCGTCCTCAACGGCGCTACAGACATCGCCCCCCACCTGTCACGCGCAGCCCAAACCCTCATCAGCGAATACAAGAAACTCGACGACACTCAAACAGAGGACGGGAGCGCAGCATTAGACGCTGTTCTTGAACTCGCAGCCGGATACGCGCGCTTCTCAAAAGAAAACGCTGTTCTGAGGCAGAGCGCGAAGCGAACGAAAACCGGTCGCGCAGCGGACTCTTCCGTGTCTGTGAAGGTATTCCCCCGTGTCGAATACTCGGGCGCGAAAACCCTGTACCGCGTGAAAGTTCTCGGCTCCATGAAGTACCTCAAGTCATTCATGATGGGCTTCCAGAACTACCTAGAGTCCGCTGAACACGTGCGATGCAGACTCATCTTTGTCATGCCTCCCGGAATCACGTACAAGGCCCTGTACAAAAACTATGCGTGGGTTACGCCGGAAACCGAAGTCGCAGCCCCCGAACTCGCGGCCCGCGTCGTATTCACCCAGCACCCGACAAGCAACGTCATTAACGACATGCTCCTCGCATCCACCGCGTTCGACGCGGCTATCATCGTGGACTACACGACCCACGCGAACTGGCATGTCGTTGAACACGTCGGCCCACACCGCCGCAAGGTCCTGTACGCGCTAGAAAGCGAAGGAACCGCAAACCGGCTCGCGAAACTCGACAAATCCCGCACATTCACGTCCGTGGGCGCGGCACCCAGTCTCCTCCTGTCAGTCCCCGCCCTCGTCGAATACCCGGCGAACGAACAATTGCGCCGCGTTGCTTATGCAAAATGGACCGACATGTACAGACGCATTGATGCTGCTTCACTCCACCACCAGAAAGACTAACCATGCCAACCAAAACCCCTAAGCGCCGTAAGAAAGTCCAAGAAATCCCGTTTTGGAAGCTCTGGCAGTGGATGATTCAACGCTCGACGAACCGTAATATTTCCGGGCGGTTCCCCGCACGCAACCACTCCTTGTACACGGACGATCTTGCTCTCATGTCCGGCCCCCAAAACGTCACCGTTTTCTACACGATTGACGCATACGACCATGAGGTGCCCCTGTTCATGCGCAGCAGGCTCCGCGCGCGTCTCGGCTCCTCGCAGTACACGCTCGCGTTCTTCACGACCGCCACGCCGTTTGACGCGGACTGGACTAAAGGCAAATTGAAGAACCTCCTCACGCAGAGCGACAACCTCCTCAGCGGGAAAGTAGACATGCCAACGTCTACGAACAATCTTCCCGAGAAGGAAGCCCAAGACGTTGCCCGTAAGCTCCGCCGCGCACACAGCACGCGATTCTTCAAGGAAGAAACCGAAGCCGGGCGCAGCGTGTTTACGTTCCAGTCCTACATGGCTCTTTCTGGGCCGCGTGGGGAAGGTTTTGATCGCGCTCTTGAAGCAATCGTGAAGGAAGCCGCAGAGTGCGGGCTTCACATTAGCCGCGTGGAAGATGACATCGCCTCGTTCCTGTCGGCTTCAAGCGCGTTGCGTCCCGCGTCGCGTGGCATTGGCCGTAGGACCGGGAAGATGACGCTCCCCGATGAGATCATTTCCCGTTTCTCCGGCTACGACCAAGGCATTATCGGTAGCCGTGGCATGTACATTGCGACGGATATTTCCACGCTCTACCCGATTCTGAAGCTCTTCCACGCCTCGGGCATGAGCGCTGAGAACGTTCTCGTGATCGCGCAGACCGGTGGCGGTAAGTCCTACATCGTGAAAACGTGGCTGATCGGGTTCCTCAACGACCCGCGTATCCGCATCACCGTCAACGACGTTGAAGGCAGCGAATACGAACCAATCGCCGCCCTATATGCCGCGCAAAACCCGGAAGATGTCGTGATCGTCGATATGGGCGGGCATGACGGGAAGTACTTTGACCCCCTCGAAATCGCTGTTTCTGAGGACCGTATCGCAGACGACATGTCCATGTACGACGTGTCCGCACAGTACACGCTCGCATACCTGTCAGCACTCGTCGGGCGCGGCTCCGAGAGCGAGTGGGCGCGGCAGATTCTCCAAAGCGCGGTGTCCACGACTTACTCTCGCGCGGGGGTGTCCTCCCTTGAACCGCACACGTGGCATCGCAGTGAAGGGTTGAGCCTGTTCGACGTGTATGCGGTCATTAAGCAGCAGCACGAGATGATCGTGGGCGGTCACAGTGACGACTACCGTCTCACCGACCCGGCGTTCGCTCAAACACTCACGTTCATTCGCGCTCAGCTCGCAGAGTTCTTTGAGCCAGACGGCGCGAGCCGACACATCTTCTCCCACCGAGTGTCGATCAAGAGCGTGAAGGACGCGCGGTTCGTGTCTGTCGCTTTGGGTATGGCATCGCGAACCTCAAACACGATGGACGACATCAGCGTTCAGATCGCGCACCTGTCCACGGCGGTCGTTCACCACGCTCGCTCTGTGGCGTGTAAAGCCGCTGGCAAGTTCAACGCGACAGTGTGGGAAGAATTGCAGCGTTGGGCGCGTATTCCCGGTGCGAAGGAAATTATCGGCACGGCCCTCACGGGTGGCCGAAAGATGGGCGACATTAACCTCATTGTTTCCAACGAGCCGGGCCAGTTCCTCGACAAGGCGAACGGTCTCGATATTCTCGGCAACATCCAGTCGTGGGCTATCGGTTACTTGGGTAGTAGTGAGGACCGTAAGGGACTTGCTCACGCCCTGTCCAGTGGTGAGAACGGGTTCAGTCAAGACGTGATCGAACGTGAACTTGAACGTATCGCAGCAAGCTCAAACACCGCTGAAGCCTACAACGGTCTCAGCAGTGAACTATCGAGTGCGTATAACCGCGCGTTCCTCATCTGCCTGAATCAAGCTGTCCTCACGGTCGGTAAAGTCATGCTCCCCGATTACATTGCCGAGAGCAGCTTGTTCAAGACCGGTACGAGCCGAGACCCTGAAGAAACAGTCCTCGACGGCGTACTCTCGCAAAGCGTGGACGACGGCCCGCACCTTGAGACAACGATTCTGGAAAGCGAAGTCGATAAGATTCTCGCAAGTGAACCGACACTGCCCTCCGCTTTGGGGCGCGGTAAGCACGCGGCAATGCCAAATAAGGCCGATAGTGAGCCGAGTGCTGATGATTTCTTTAATGGCATCGAGTAAAAATCTCAGACGGTCCTAGAAAGGTTAAGGGAGTGGACGAGAAACTAAAGCCAAACAATGTAGGTCAGTGGGTGAAAACCCACCGGGGCACCACGGCGGGCATTGCCGTCGCATTAGTGATCGCACTGTTGATCGGCACATACGGTCTCGTAAGGTCACGCAGCGCACAAGCGAACGTCGATAAAGTACGCGCAGAAGTCGCAGCGTCCGCATCAGCGAAAAGCAATGCTTCCGCGTCGAGCGGCCCCGAAGGCGTAGACCAAGTTCTCATGCGCCAGCAAGACAAACTACGCGAAAAGTACGGAACCCCCAAGGACGGGTTCATTTGGGACACCGACGGCACGCCCCTGTCGTTGGGGAACAAGGACACGGCTCCTGATGAGGTCGTGTACACGTACATGCGCGCGTTGAATACGCTGGATTTTTCGACCGCGCAGTTCTATTCGCGTCGTAGTAGCGTCGTGACAACTTACGCGGACTATTTTGATTCTTCTACCGCGTCAACGTCGGACTTTAAGGACCAGTACAAGCGGGAACGCTACCGTCTTGGTTTGCTGTCCTTGCAGGTGCAGAGCGTGTCTCGTAGCGCGAACTTTACGGGCGATAAAGAGTCATACACGGTGCGCGCAAAGATGATCGACATGAGCAATAAGAGTTTCTGGCTCAAGGACAAAGACAAGCTCTTTGCGCAGCTCAAGGACGCGATGAAGGGTGAGGCTGACTCGGCTAAAGGCCAGCAGATCGCTTACCAGTACGTGACGAACGCTTACCAGCAGTCCATTGACCATCTTCAGACCGGTACGACGAGTGATAGTGACGTGCCCATGCGTGAGGTGTCGTTCGATATCACCGTGCAGCGTTACCCCGCGCAAGACACCGGGTGGCTTGTCTCTATCGACAAGGACCTCGACAATCTCCTGAAAGACTCTGATGGTGTTGACCCCGCGTCCTACATCATTGACCAGTACAAGGATTGGGCGCGCTGATGTTAGTCACGCTTATCACGATGTTTTTAATCCTGTCGATCTCGTGGGTGAAGTCTCTTGATATGAACGAGTCCACGAAGAATAGCTTTTACGTGGTCGCCGTGCTCATTGCTGTTGTGACCGTGCTTGTGTCTCTATTTTTGGTGAGGTGAACCGTGGCTTTTAACTCTGATGATGATGAAGCGTTGCGACGCTACCAGCAGCGCACGCACCAGCCGACGTTTGCTCCGGGAATGGGTGACAGTAACTTGGATTGGGGTATGCCTGAGCGGACTATCAGCGGCCCTCAGCTTGCCCCCTATGCGTCCAGCGGCTTAGGGCAACCCGGCGGCATGTCTTTTGCTCATATTGGGCAAGACCAGACCGCGAGCGCACAGTCCACGGCAGAGCGTGCGGCAATGGCAGCAGGTCAAGCCTCATGGCAGTTCACGAAAGAAGCCGTGAAGGCTTCCAAGGACCATACGGCTGACACCGTTGCCGAGACCGGGCTGAGTGCGCTCAAGTTCTCGGCGGGCACGTGCGTTGCGGGCACTCTCCTCACGCTGCTCAGCATCTTTGTTCCCGTCTTGTCTTTTGGCGCGTATGTCCTCTTGGGCGGCATGTTTTCTGCCATGTGTGGCGCGCTCTTGTTCACTGGCGGGTTCTCGCTAAGCACATTGCGCGCGCGCAAGAACCGTCCCGCCCCCGAGCCGGTTGTCGAGACCCCCGCTCCCTTGCCGCAGCCCGCCCCGGTTGAGCCTGCTTTCAGCAGTGAGCCGGTAGTAGAAGCCGCCCCCACGGTGGAAGCAGAGGAAGAGGACTTGGGCTGGGGTGACCTCCTGCCCGCTCAGCCCGTCTCAACGGGAATCCCCCGCGAAGCCGACGTGCCCGAGGGCATGAAAGGCATGTACACGCGCGGGTTCCTCTTTGAGAAGTTCTCGGCCATCCTCCCCCGCATCAACCCGTCGATCAGCGCGTGGACGACCTACCAGAAGGACACGTCACAGTGGGCCATCTTCGCTGAAATGATTTACGGCGCAGCAAAGCAGATCAACACGCCAGAAGATTCAATGCCCGAACTACTGAGCGCGCAAGAAAACCAGTTCATGTACGTGTTCACCGTGTCGCGCGGCTCTCGACTGTCTCATGACAAGCTCGCAGAAGAACTCGCAGACATCTACCGCTACGACGAGCGAGGCGTGGAAGAACACCCGAACGCGCGCGCCGTTGGCTTCAAGTCCGGCTCGAAAGCATTCATTCACCTGTACAAGGGTGATGGTGGAATCATGCTCTCAACCGGCGACCTGTATCAGGACAAGGGCGTGCGAGACTTTATTCTCAACCCCCAAAACAAGCTCCCTGTCGTGATCGGCGTAGACAGTATGGGCAAGCCACAGTACGGCTCCCTGTATGGGTTGAACTCGATTCTTGTCGCTGGCCCTACCCGTTCAGGTAAGTCAGTGTTCGCGAAGAACCTCGTGTGCCAGATGGCAGCGTATGTGCCTCCGACGGAGATTCAGTTCGCTATTTGCGACGCGAAGGGCGAAGCCTCTGACTATGCGTCGTTGAACCTGCCGCACATTCGCCGCAAGGCGTTTACGTCGAGCGATATTTTGGAGACTCTACGGTTCATTGCCAACGTTGAGGTTCCCCGCCGTTCCAAGATGTTTGCTGAGTCTGGTCAGGTGAACATTCTGGACTTTAAGAAGCTCAACCCGGATGTGGAGTTGCCGTTCATTTACATGCTTTTCGATGAGCTTTCCACGATCAGTGACGGCATGGGCAGTGACCTGTCTGAGTATGAAGCATTGTTCAAGAAGGTGACGAACACGTTCGCGTCGCTGGGTATCTACATCATTGTGACCCCGCAGCGCGCAGTGAACTCTCACCTCCCCGCTGATGCTATTAAGCAGATACGCGCAGCAGCAGTATTGCGGACGAACGTTGCTGAGGACGTTGTACGCGCTTTGGGTATTCGCACGGCAAGCGAGTTCCCCTACGCTTTGTCGCATCCCGGCGACATGGGAGCGAAGTTCCCATTCGTTCAAGACGGTGCGCCGACGTTCATTAAAGCCGCGATGCTCGCAGCCGACCAGAGCGAGACCACGGCGATCTCTGACTACATTTCCTCCTACTGGGAAAAGCTCGGCTTTGAGCCTGCTTCCAACCAGCCGATGACCGTGCCAACGTTCTACGACATGGCAGACGACGATGAGGAAGAAGAAGATGACCTGTTGGTCGAAGAAACCACTGAGACCACGGAAGAGGCAGCGATCAGCGCCTCGGACGCAGAAAAACTGGACTCGTCTAGCATTTGGGGACTCCTGCAATGAATCTTGAACTCGACCCTACGGTGGGTAAGCGCTTGAACGATCTTCAAGGCCCGTATCATCTGGGCCGCGTGATCGGCACATGGAACTATGACGAGGTGAAAGCAGCGTTTTTCGCTGAGTTCGAGGCGAAGGAACGCGCCCAAGGGTTCAGTTTCCTCTCCCACCCGCGTCGCATTACCCCCGCTGATCGCAGTAAGTACCTTAAGCCGTTGCGTCTGGCTCAAGAAGAACAGTTGTTGACTCCTGACATGCTGACAATGCTCCTTGGGGAACTGTCGGAAGATGAGCTTGTGGCGGAAGCGTCGAAGCCGCGTCCAGCTATCCAACCGCGCGCGGTAGAGCAAGTGGCACGTAAAGCCTCTACAGAGCCTCACATGCCCGCTAGGAAGCCCGTAGAACGCCCGGAGGCCCGGAAGGTCACCGAGAGCGTGTACACGGCCCCTACGACGCTCAGAGCGTTCCTAGAAGAACACCCCGGAGCAACCATCCAAGAAGCCGAACAGTTCTTCCCCCGCAGGGCCATTGAGAAAGAAATCAAACTCGGTCGCGTCCGATGGAGCAAGGGGCGACTCAACCTATGAGCGCAGCCATTGAACGAGTCAAAATCGCCCACGTCAGCCCCGACCCCAGTGACTACCTATGCGAAGCGTGCGTGTACGTCAGTGGAATCATGCTCCTCACCGGCGTGCGCCTGGTACTCACCGCAGGCGGATACTCCCTGAGAATGCCCACGGGCCGCAGTGCGGACGGGAAACAATACGAACTGTTCCACCCCACCGATAAGAAGTTCTACAACGATCTTTTACAGGCCGTGATTGAGGAATACTACGAGGCCGTGAAAGCCTAGAACTAGCGGAAAATGGGCATAAAGAAACGGGGCCATGACGACAACAGGAAAGCGTCACGGCCCCGTTTCTAGTTCAATCACATCACAATGTTCCACTAGACATAAAGACCAGTGTGAGTGGACGGGGGATGTCCACTAAACGCAAGAATAGCACACCTGGCCAAAAATGTACCTTTTAGGCACACCGTGTCATGTCTTGCATGGCTTCTTCCCATGTTTGTGTCATGCGTGGCGCGCACTCTCCCCACGGGGTGAACGTTATTCCCCCGCGAGTGAGAAGGTGGTCCCACTCAGCGGGCCAAAAAGGATTTGGGAGTCCCTTGTCTACGGCTTCCACCATTTTGCGGATAGCAGCAGCCGCACGACGTGGGACGCTTTCTCCCTTAGTGGTGTCGCACGTGAAGTACACGGACCCGCCATGAATACGGACACGGTAGAAGCCAAGCGGATTACCCGTGGGAGCATCGCAGAGCTGTTGTATGAGCATGGGCGCGAAGTCTGTCCGCCCGATTGGGGAGGGTGAAGCGTTGATGAGGCGTAGCCACAGCCATTCTGGGCTGGATTCGTCCTCAGAGTGAATGAGCGTGTCACTATCGCCGGACAGTGCGGCGCACGTGTGGGAGAGGAAGTCGAGGGGAGACTTTTCCAGTTCAAGTGGTGGGACCATGTGCTCAGAGTATGGACCATCCCTGAAAGCGTGCTGCACATCACGTGGATGAAATATCAGACAGTAGAAACCGTCTCAAACTGTACGCAACTGCCAGTCACGGTTGTTAGTCTAAAGGCACCAAACCAACCAACAACCACATAGGAGCATAAGCAATGCGCAAAAAGAAAAGCCCTGCCGCGTCCAATGTGAAAGCAATGCTTGTTTTCACTCTCGCAGCCATCATCGTGCTTGCAATCTTTTGGGCTATCGGAGTGGAGCACCACTCGCCTACCCCCACGGCAAACCCGACCAATGCGGTCAGTATCCAAGCGACCCCCGCACAGGGCGGGACACTCTCAACCCTCGACTCCCTCAAAGTCGTAGACAACCCCAAAACAAACGGGAAATACGACCGCGTAGCCGACTTTGGCCCCGCATGGAAAGACGTAGACCACAACGGGTGTGACACTCGCAATGACATTCTCGCCCGCGACCTAACCAACATCTCCTACCGGACAGACGAAGCGAAGAAAGCAAACAAGTGCGTCATCGTCTCCGGTAGCCTCGCAGACCCCTACTCGGGCACCCAAATCGTTTTCTCCAAGAAGAACGCTTCCAAGGTCCAAATCGACCATGTTGTTGCTCTAGAGAACGCATGGCGTAGTGGCGCTGACAAGCTCACCCAAGGCCAGCGCGAAGCCCTCGCAAACGACCCCGAGAACCTGCTCGCAGTAAACGGCAGCGACAACCAAGCTAAAGGCTCCAAGGACGCAAGCCAATGGATGCCCCCCAACGAGGCGTTCGCTTGCACATACGCCTCTAGGCAGGTCGCAGTGAAAGCCAAGTATGGGCTGAGCGTGACGAGTGCTGAGAAGAAAGCCTTGGCTGACACGCTCCAAAAATGCGGCCTGACCGACTAGCCATAGTCGCATAATTTAGGTACACTATAAGGGTGGTTGCAACGCCACCAATAAAAACCGAAAGACCAAACCAATGACCACCACGCAAACCAAAGCACAAGAACGCTACGAGCGAGAAAAAGCGCGACACATGATCGCAATTGCCCGCAAGAAAGCTCAGGCTTACAAGACCGAAGCCCACGCAGTACGACGCGGCGGCAAGAACTAGCTCCCAACCTCCCCCACACCCATACGTTTACCTGTATCGGTTCAATCGAAAGGAAACATCATCATGGCCGATGTGAAGAAGCTCCGTCCCTCTAAGAAGTGGGACATCCTCGCACCCAAGGTTCTCATCATCGTTAGCGTCCTCGAAAAGGCATTGAAGAACGCGCGCGCTATGGCCTCCGGCTATATCCTCGACAATCTTGACGAGCGTTTCGCAGGAACCAAGCAGAAGGGCGGCTACAAGTTCGGCGGCGACGGAATGGGAACCTCCGGCACGATCACGTGGGTTCGCCCCGGAAGCGCGTACAAGATCGACGACGCAGCAGCATTCGCCACGTGGTGCGAAGAACATGAGATTTACGATCATGGCGCAGTCATGACCGTAACGTTCCCCGCAGCATCTAAGGCATACCGTGAACTTGACTCGATCATCGAACGCGAAGGCGGGGAACTCCCCGCAGGCGTGTCTGTCAAGTCCGAAGAAGCCATGCGCGGCACGCTCCGCGTCTCTCTCACTGAGGAACAGCGCGCTCACGCACTCGACACCGCCGTCACCGTCAAGTCCCTCCTGACCACTCTCAAGATGGGCGACGACGAACTCCCCACCAAGTAAACCCACTGTGGCGGGCGTGCTCTCCCAAACCAAAAGCGCGCCCGCCGCCCCAAAACTTTCACACACCAAACCACAACAACCACTAGGACCAGAAACAATGGACTTCTCGCAGCTCACTTTCGACCAGCGTCTCGCCTACGCCCTCGCTCTCGCAGACACCAACACCGTCCTACCCACCGCTTACCGCCACAACGCGGGCGCAATCCTCTTTGCAATGGAAATGGGCGAAGCCGCCGGACTCGCTAACATCTCCGCAGTCCTTAACGGCATCCACCTCATCCCTGATTCTTCCGGCGACGTGAAGCCCACTATCAGCGTGAACATGATGACCGCAGCAGTCCTCAAACACGGGTTCACGCTCGAAGAAACCTACGACGAAGCCACACACACGGCGACCGTTACTCTCACTCGCCCCGCAGCGACAGGCACCAAGAAGCAGACCTACACGAGCGTGTGGGACGAACAGCGCGCCCGCCGCGCTCACTTGTGGGGTTCCAGCACGTTCTGGATTCAGCACACACAGGAAATGCTCACCAACCGCGCTGTCGCTGAAGTGTGCCGCCGTCACGCAGCCGACGTGCTGAACGGCCTCATCTACACTCCCGAAGAAGTCTCCTCCGACCACGAGAAGAAGTTCGCGCACGCATTTGCTCCCGTGAAAGCTGAAATCGACTACCTCAAGTTGGACGACGAAACCCTCAAAAACCTCACCGGGTTCACGCTCGACGACCTGCAATCTCGCACCGCAGAAGAACTCGCAACCGAAATCCTCCCCACCCTTGTCTCTTACGAGCACGAGCGCAACGCGGCGGAAACCGTTGACATTAAGGCCGAGATTGAAGCGCTCTCCGCAGCGTTGACCGGCATGTCCCCCGGCGCTAAGCGCGCGCTCATTAAGAAGTGCGTCGCGCCTTCTCGCACGTATGAGACGATGCGCCCCAGTGAAGCAACAGCATTGCTCAGGGAAATGGAAAAGCAGCGCGCTCACGCGCAAAGCGTCCCCGTAAAGCAAGACAATGCTCCCGCGCCCGTTCAGGGGTATGCGCCTCAACCTCCGCGCAACATGCCCACTCCCGCTCCTGTCATGCAGCAGCCCGCACCCCAGCCCGCCCCAGCTCCCGAGCAGCAGCGTCCCCCGCTTTTGAGCGCAGCACAGCGTGAACTCGCCCAGCTCCTCGATCAGCGCCTCGACTACGTAGAAACCGAAAACCTCTACGCCGACTTTGGGTTCGCACACCCCGTGCCCGTCCACACTCTCGACGACGACACAGTGCGCCGGATGCTCCTCAACATTCACGAGCGCTTGGGCTTTGGTGGCGTAGACATGCCCGAGGACGCTCTCGACGAGAACGAGCTTGACGGCGAAGAAGGACTGATCTGACATGGCCTCACGTAAGTCTCACAGGTCTACCGGCCCCAGCCCTGAAACCCGCATGTTGGTGTACAACCGTGACGGGTGGCGGTGCGCACGGTGCGGGAAAGACATCACCTACATTCAGTCCTCTATCCAGCACCGTAAAGCGCGTGGCATGGGCGGCACGAAAGACGAAGAAATCAACAGTCCCGTGAACCTCATCGTCCTATGCGGAAGCGGCACCACCGGATGTCACGGGTACGTGGAAACCCACCGGGAAGAAGCCCGAGAGCACGGGTGGGCCGTCTCCCAATGGTCTGACCCCGCTGATATTCCCGTCTCCTACCCGGACGGGCCGCGCTTCCTGTTCCCGGACGGCTCCTACACGTACATTGCACTCGCGTAAACCAAACCAAACCCAAACCAGAAAGCCCACCATTATGCGACCAATGCGCAAGTTCGTTAACGACATCATCATCACCAACAGCAAAGAATCATGGCGGCAGCAAGGAATCTGCTCCCAAACTGACCCGGACATTTGGTTCCCCGGCGCGGGACAGACCGCACAAGCCAGACTGGCAATCGAACTGTGCTCACAGTGCCCCGTGCGTATCGAGTGCCTAGAAGCCGCACTCACCTCAGAGGACGAGGAACGCGGTATTTGGGGTGGAACCACCATGAAGGAGCGCAAGGAAATGCGTGAAACTCTTGCTCGTAGGCAAGAACTCATTGCAAGCTAGACCGTGCAGACACAAAAAACGAGCGGGCCGAGACCAGTCACCACAGACTGTCTCGGCCCGCTCTCTTTTACTCGCCGCCTCTTGCTTTACGACAAGGCGCTGTAGTGGCCTTATTAGCTGTTCAACGACCGGAGAATGTAGGCGAGCATTTCTTCCTCGGTTGCGGGGGCCTTGAAGTCCACGGCATCCCGTAGCAGACACCATGCGCTCTGTTTGAGAACGAATATCCCTTCACCGTTCTGGCCGGTGCGCTGCACTAGGTGCTTCCCCTCCCCAATATCGAAGTAACTCCATTCCCAGCCACGCTCACCGTAGCGAATGATCGTGATGCCATCTGCCGTGTAGACGTGCTTCGTAGCGCCCTTTTCGGGTTCGCCGTCGATAGTAAGCTCCCGCTTCAACGCTTCCGCTGTGATCGCCACACACACCGGGTTTTCTGACTCACCGTAGCGAATCAAGATTTTCTCCTGACCGGCTTGCATCTTCTTTTGAGCAACCCTATCTCGCTCGAAAGCGTAGATGGCGCGCGCCAGTTGCTTATGCCACAAGTAACGTTGCGCCTCTCCCCCGCGCACGTCCTTACAGTTAGGGACAAGCAGGTGAACAACGCCGGTCTCAAGCGCAATATCCAACAGGCGCAGGCCCTTAATGTCTTTACGCAGGCCGGTAAGTTCCTCATCGGGAACCTCGCGGACCTTCTTGACCTTCAACACGTAAGGCCAGTGGCGCTTCACTGATCGTTCTGTGCGAATACGAGCCTTCTCGCCAGTGAACGCGGTCAGGTCTGAGACCTCGACGCGCTTCAATAGCTCAGCGAGGGGCGTGTCCGATGCGTCGTCCGCGTTACCCGCGTCGTCCGTGAATAGCGGCATGGTCTCCCACTCGCCGTCCTTGCCCCAAAGGAGCGTGGAAGAACAGTAGTCAACGACGACGCACTCCTCGTAGTCGGGGCGCTCCTTCAAGTGGCTCTCGGCAATGCCCTTAACAGCTTGAGGCGTGAACAGTACTCCGGCACCAAGCACTTCACTTTCCGCGCCCTCAATGTCAGCAACAACGTCAATCACTTTCTTCGCGTCACCAGAAGCCTCATCCTTGTGCTTGAGCGCAGCAGCCCTCACGTTGTCAGGCGTGATCTCTTTCGAGGCGTTAACGCCCGACAGTCGCCACACAGCCAAGTAATCCTTAGTGGCAGTCGGGTGAACAACCATCATCAGCAGTTCCATTTTTCTCTTTTCCTTCCTCGGCTTGGAACAACACTCACGCTTAGAACGCCACCTCGCGACCACACTGCCGCATAAACAGCTGTGGCGCTATCCCTTGAGAGGACAGCGCCACATGCTCCAAACCAAAAGCACAACAACCAGAAAGGAGGGCATTACCCATGTGCCTGTTAATTAGTATAAAAACCCGCCAGCCGCGTATGCCACCACTAGCGGGTTTTCTCAGGAAACTAGAAGCCGTCTTGCATCAAGCGTCCAACTGTTTCGCGTGAGACACCGACAAGCACTCTTGCGTGGAAAGCGTGTATCGCGCTCGCGGGGGGATAATCCCATGCGCTTCCCAACCGCGTAGAACTTCCTCAGCGTAAGCGAGAACAACGTTCGGATCGTAGCTCCCAGCAATAGCGATAGGAGCTTTAGTCGCATAACGAGTTGTGTATGGGGACTGTCGGACAATAGACAAGTACACCATCTCGCTATACCCGTCGATATACACCTTGTAGGAGTCAACAGTGTCCGACAGAGTGTGGCGAGACAAGAACAGTGCGTACTGGGGTTGTTCTTTCACGAAAACTTTCGGAATACAGTACACCCAGCCGCCACCGGGATACTCAGCGTTCGGGCCGACCGCGCGAACATACATGTATCCCTCGGGCGGGTTCTTAAACTGTTCGGGCGAAAGCCCAATATCAACAGACAGTACAGCGACGCTACCAGACGGGCAACGGACTTCCTCATCCCCCAAGTACTTCCGATACTCATTGAACTTAGGGCGCAGCAGTGGCCCGTCATACAGCACGGCAGGAGCACCGAGTAGTTTCTTATAGTCCGGGTGAATGGACTCATCCCACGTCTCTTTAATCTCCACACGCGGGTGACGCATATCAGGAGGCAACACCTCCGGTGTCACTTGCGGGACAATCATCGACAAGCTCTGCAAGTACCTTGAGGGACGAGTTTCCTTCCACACGCGAAACGCGCGCTTAATAACCTTGTCTTGCTCATCAAGGTCCCACTCTTGCATCTGCATATACGGCGGCATGACATTCGCGCTCGACACAGTAAAAGTCCTTCCATGATCTAACGACACTTAGCCTCACTGGATAAGAAACATTTACTACGCGCGCGCACGACAGTTAAGTTAAACGCTCACCACGCGCCAGCCGAACGAGGCCGGTCACAAAAGCAACGCACGCAAAAGCAACGGGACCACGCTACGCGCCCCGTCAACACCTGTCGCAGTCTTATCCCACGCCTTCCAACACTCCGGCCCACCGGGCATCGCTTCCATGAGGACCCCAGTTAACGTCTCCACGCTATCGACCTCATCGGCTAAACACTCACGCAGAACATCCACGCCACTAGCAAGCAGGTGGAGACGCAACGTGCTCGAACCAGTCAATGCCTCTTCCCCGTTCTTAACGACCGTGCGACAGTAGGCAGCTAGTTCTCGACGCGGGTTTTTAGACATGGACGCGCCCAAAGCGACGATGAACCGCCAGCGCAGCTCTTGCCGCGCGTCCCCCGAACCGACGATGTAACCGTACTCAGGTGTTTCTTCTAGCTCTTCACTCATGGGTTTTGCGTCTTTCGTAGCCTATTTTGTTGATGGTTTTCGTCGTCAAAACACATCAACCGGGGGCGGGTGTTTGGTCTTACCCCCGTGTTTTCGGAGACCTCCGGTGTTTGGGAAGTCGTTGCGGGGGTTTTCTGATGGTGTTTTTCATCAGTTTTCTTACATCAGTTTACATCAGTCATCAAAAAACGTCATCAACACGCCGGGATGCTAGTGTTCCCAACGAAACAGGTCTCTAGGGGTAGCGTGCTGTAAAAGGGAGACCGTGACCAAGCCGCCGAGCGTGCTATAGCGTCTCAAAACGTGGACTAGACGCTCAAAACGTGACCAACCGAAGCATCGTGCTACAAACCGGAAACTATATGACCAAGGAATGAATCTTCATGACCAAGAAGTGAAACTTCATGACCAAGCCGTAAAACACGCCCCAAAAACACGACCGCGTGAAAAATGGAAACTATATAACCAAGGAAATAATTCCCATAACCAAGGAACGCGATTTCCATAACCAAGAAACACAACTATATGACCAAGAAAAATGTTCATGACCAAGGCGTTGAAAACGCCGAAAAACTAGGCCGAAATAAACCAAAACGGCCCCACTGCAACGAAAAGCAGTAGGGCCATTTCGCTTAGCCTAACGCAGGAAATCGCTGATAGTGCTAAGAGGAATACCGGTTAGTGTAGAGATCATTCTTCTTCCGTAGCCTTCTTTTGCGAACGCAAAGACACTTGCTTTAGCGTTCGGGCACCCCACAGCAAGGATGGGAGCACGTACAACATGCCCGTATTGGTAGATGCCAAGGTGTGCGTTACTTGTGGGGGTGAGGGGATTGAAAATACGGAGCAGTGAACCGTCTATCCCTAAAGCACATCCGGCGCTTAGTAGCGTGGCGCGCTTCTTTGTGTTCCTGCTTCTCGGGGTGTTTGAGAGCGCATCAGCCGTTTCGCGCATGATCGTGGCGATTTGTTCTAGCGGGGTGGAATCACCGAGGGGAGCGTCTAAGAGGTGCGCATATCGGGGAGTGCTATATGCGCGTACTTTTTCTTCCCATAGGAGCTGCGGGTTTTCGTAAAGAAGAATCGCTTTCAGTTCTCCACGACTTGCTACGTGAACGTATGTGTTGAACACAAAGTTCACGCACTGGTGCAGGGTATCGGCGTTTTCTGCGAGGGTGGGTCTCTTGTCGCTGACCGCACTTAGGAACTGAGGGGTGACTCCCATTCGGAACGCTATTTTTCTGTTCCGCTTAATAGTGATTACCCATGTTGTGAACCCGAATCGGTCGTTTCTCTTAGCGACAAGCGATAGCGTGTTGTTCTGATTGGGGCGGACGTTGAGTCCGGTTTCTGTATCGCAGAAACTTTCAATAGGCGCTTCGTAAAGCCCGCAGCGTTGCGCGATAGGGCCGAGCTGGCACGTGTAGCGTTGAGTATCTTCAATGCGAATCACGGTTTCACTCCCCCATCTTCCATGTGAGGCCGGGAAGTTTTTGTATGCGCTTCACTTCCGCCACGGTAGGGAGGCCGAGTACGGCGGAGATATCTGACGCGGCATACCCTTCTTTTGTGTACGCCCAAATGCTTGTGTCGGTGTCAGAGCAGCCTAGTGCATATATAGGCGTGTCCATGACTTCGCCGTAACGGAAGTCGATTCCAAGTTTCTTATTTCTTGTTTGCTGTTGGCTGGCCCCGATGACGGAGATTTTGCCGTCGGCTGTAATGCGTACTCCCAGCGCACGGTACATAGCCTTCCGGGTGGGAAGCCCTGATGGTTCTCTGGTGTAGCGCGCTACTTGTTCGAGCTTTTCAACAATTTCAGAGAGAGCATCTTCTCTAAGGCGCTGAACTATCGAGCTGTTGATGTTTGCTGCGACCTCATCTTGAGGGGCAATCATCTGCAAAATCTTGGCTTTAAGGAGCACTCGGACGTTGGTGTAGCACAGGCCCCACTTTGCGTGTCCGGTGGCAGTATGGTCACCCATGTCCATGAACGCTGAAAATGCTTTGGTAACTGCCGTTTTTGCCTCTTGGAGGGATTCGTAGCTACTCGGCTCATACATGTGTCCGGGGTGAGGACTGAAGCTCATGCGCCAGAATGTCTTTGAGTGAGGGGTTTCTGTGCGCAAGGATACAACCCATGTTGTAAACCCATAACGATCTTCCCGTCGAGCTGTGAAGTATAGGTTGCGCTTAGGTCGAGACCTTACGCCAGTGCGGAGATTGACGAATGAATGGATTTGCCCCCTTATTGAATAAAGCTCTATTTCGGAGAGCGTCATATAGAGGTCATACGGCGTGCTTGTGGTTTGTGTTTGCATTGTTTTTCCTGTTGTTGTGGTTGGGTTTGGTCAGTAGCGTGGTTGTTCTTTGAGCGCGTTTTCGACGCTGGTTTCGTCTAGGCCGAGGATGAAAGCGATATCGGTCTTGGAGTATCCGAGTGCTTTGTACTTGTGGATGATCGAGACTGTTCCGCGTTCGTGTGGGTCAACTGGCGCGGAGTATTTCAGGATTGGCAGCGTGTGAATGAGCGCGTAGTCGATGTCGATGGAACCGGCTGGCGGGTTGTTGTAGGCGCGGCTCCCGTAGGGGATGACTTGTGCTTTGCCTTGGTAGATGCGCACGAGGCTCAGGCAGTAGCGTTCTTTCTCTAGGTCACTCTTCGTGCCGCTCATGAGGTTATGGATAGTGAGCAGGCATGTGACGACCTGATGGTGTAGTCCCGTGTTGGCTCGTAGAGTGCGGTGCAATGACTTCCCGTAGCGCACGAGGCACGCCTGCGCGAGCTTACCATCAAGTACCCGGTAAGTGTCCTTGTAGGGCAGTCCCCTGTAGTAGTGATGCTTACGCGGGTCGTCGGCCCACTGTAGATACGTTTCTCCCGCGCGTTCTACGAGCAGGCGCACTAGGTGTTCTTCTGAGCCTGTTGTGAGCCGCCCGTCTTGCAGGTCTTTGAGGAGAATGCGGTGTTCGTTGTCATAGACGCGGATGATGTATGCGGGGATGACGGCGGCGATCTCAACGTATTGCACGGTGAACGGCACGGGAGAGTCTACGAACTCCCCGTCACTACGGCAGGCTATCGAGTCAATGGTGCCTTGTAGGACGATCTCTTTATCGACTCTTGCATTGAGCGCGTTAGCGGTGATTGCGGCTTCCGCGTCTACGCGGTGGCCTGAGAAGTGTACTAACTGGAACGAAACGTTCATTGCCGTGTCCTGTCCTGTTGGGTGTGATGTGTTTAAGGAATGCGTGTTGGTGGCGCGTTTTAAGGGTTTGTGTTGATGTTGGTGCGCCCTACGGGTTTGTGTTGTACCTAAATAGTAGCAGTATGGCCCGAGCGTGTCACGTAGGGTTTGCCCGCGCAGTAGGCCACTCGCGGGGGCCGTTCCCTCTATGGGTGCGCGCGCAACAACCAGTGGTTTAATGAAGATACAGGAACGCCCCGCTCACAAAGACGTAAGCGGGGCGTTCCCTTTAACTGATTCTCAGAACTGAGATTACCTCAGCTCAGTCCTCCTCGTTGCGGCGACGCTTCATGAGCAGAACGCCACCACCAATAGCGGAGGCACCCGCAACAGCGAGCACGCCACCAGTGATAGCACCAGTGTGTGCGAGCTTACCGCCCTTGGGGGCAGGAGCAGCAGGAGCAGTGGTCGAGGGGGTGACCTTCGGGTGAACGGTCTGGCCCTCGTCGTTGATGTCAGCGTGGACAGCGATGCGCTTGTTGTCAGAGAACATGTTCTCGAAAACAACAGTGTCGTGGCCCTTCAGGGTCTCACCAGTGGTCTCGAAAACAACGTTCTCACAGCCCTTAGCTTCCTTAGCGGTGAAAGTGGTCGAGGACGAAATGTCCTCACCCTTCTCGTTACGGAAAGCCTCACCAGTGGTCTTGTCCATCAGAGTGCCGGTCAGGGTGTATTCCTTACCGGGCTTCAGGTTCTCGTAGCACACGCGGTCAGTGATCGACACGGGGCCGGTGGGGTTGATTTCCTTGTCGCCATCCTTGGTGTCGGTGGCGGTGGTTCCGATGGTCGGGGTCTCTTCGGGGGTATCGACCGTGTACTGTTCGGTCACGTCCTCAACGCTAGAGGTGTAAGCCTCAACGCGGCTGTCGCCCTCGAACGAGGTGACGAACACGTAAGTGCCGGAAGCGCCTTCCTTCAGCTTGAAGCCGTTGGTGCCAATCGACGGGTAGAAACCGTTCTTGGCGGGGATGGTGGTCGAGGAAATGACCTCGGCCTTGTCCTTGTTGGCTTCCTTAACCTCAGTGCCCTTGGGGAAGAACAAGAGGTCCTGCTTCAGGGTTGCGCCGTCCTTATCGAACTCGGCGTTGCCGGTGAACTCACCGTGGTTGGTGGGCAGGCCGTCAACCCACATGTCGTCCACCATGTAGGTGCCGCCCTGAGTGGTGCGGATAGACGCAGCAGTGTTGATCTTGGCCTTGTGGCGGAAGCTGTTCGTCTCGTTGGCGGCAGCGTAACCGTCAGTCCAGTCCTCGTGGATGTACTTCGAGTAGTCGCCCTGATTGTTCTTGGTGACCTTCCAAACCCAAGTGACGAAACCGGGCTTGAGTTCTTCGGTGGGGGTGACGGTGGCGGTCTGGGTGCCTTCACCGTCGAACGTCAGGGTTGCGGTACCAATGGCCTTAGCGTCGGCGGGAACCTCGTTAGCGGCGGTGGGAGCGTTCTCGCCAGTGTAGTAGGCAGTGCCTTCGTACTTGACGGGGACGTTCTTGCCGTCGATCTTGAGCCACTTACCGTCACCGTAATCCTTCTTAGCGGAAGCGGTCAGGGTGTCGGAAATGTTCTTGCCGTCGGTGTACTTTGATTCACCGACGTTCGAGGTGCCTTCGGGCTGGAAGTCAAAGATGACGTTCCACTTGCGAGTAGGCTTCTCAACCTCTTCGGGGTCGGCAGCAGCGTTACGGTCACCGTAGGACAGTGTTTCCTGCACGCCCCAGCCGACAACGTACTTCGTGAACGTGCGACGAATGCCGGAGGTGTAGTAAATCTTGGCCTGAACTTCACCGTTGCCGGTTGCGGTCCAGTGAAGAGTCTCGGGAGCAGTGGTGCTCACGCCGGTCCAAGTCTTAGAACCGGTTTCGTCAAAGACTGCGGGACCAGTCAGTTCGACGCGGAGTGGGATGTTCGCAACGGCCTCGCCGCGCTCGTTGTATCCCTTGATGTCCTTAATGAGACCATGACGATCATTATCGCCAGTAACGTCACCTTCGGTGTACCCGCTGGTTGCGATAGAGCGAGCCTCAGCAGCGTACTGGACTGCACGGTTGTACACGTCCATACGCTGAGCCTTCACCTGATTCACGTAGTGGTTCACGGACTCCTGAATGTCGCGTCCGGCCTGATTCTGCTCAAAGTTCGTGTGAACAAGAAGCGAAACAGCGGCCTGATTCACGGACTCTTGGTCCTTCGCGTGCTGACTGAACACGAAAGCCATCTGCTGAGTGTTCAAGTGCAGCTCTTCGGGGCCGAGCATACGAGACTCATGCAGGGTGTCCTTCGTTACCACGTCAGCGGGCGTGGGGTTCGGGAGCCACATCTGCACACAGTAAACGGGGTATTCCTGATCGGCGTTCGAGGGGGCCTGATAGCCACCCATCCACGACTGGTGGCCGTCACCGATGTTGATGTACAGGCCACCGCCGACGGGGGCAGCGTTCGCGGCCTGCTGTACTGATGGAATGGAGCTTGCAGCACCGAAAGCACTGCCAGCAACAATCGCGCAAGCACCAAGGGACCAAAGTGCTCGGCGGAAGCGGCTCGACTGAGCGGGCCGCGCATGGGTAGGTGATGTAGTCAAAACATCATTCCTTTCGTGTTGTACTTGTTTGCAAACAAACCGGTAAGGCATGTAAACCGTTTTGCCCTACCGGGGGCTTGGTGCGGGAATAGCTTAGGGCTACTCCCAAGATGGAAATAACTAACAGCAGCATAATCGTCGGCATAATCAAGAGCGTGTGAGAAACAGTTTTCACTGTCGCATAATCATGCTCGGGGTAAGACTGCGCTGCTGTAGCTACAGGAACCGACTGCGAGACTTTCTGAGCCTCACGAGCAACTACCCCTTCTGAACGGGAAAGCGGGCTGCGAATCTCCTTAGCCGAATCGAAATAGACCTTATAGGAGACAGGCTGTGTTCCGTCACTTTCCCATTGAAGAGAAAGCGGCTCAAGCGTCGTCTCCCCTTCCCAAACATTAGTTGCAGTCTCAGTGAATACAGCGTTTCCCGTGAGTTCAACATGAATCGGAACACCGGCAACCGCATGTCCAGCTTCGTCGAGACTATAAAGACCTGAGACAGTTCCTTTAAGGGATGCGTTTTCATCCCCATTGGGGGTCGCTTGGGCGGCTACCGACTGGCTCCCTGAACCTAAAAGCAAACCGAACGCCACAGTAAGTGCGCATACGAAACCTACAACAGGCCCATAGGGCTTGTTGGTCGAATGCTTTACTGCGGTGAACATGATTGGGTTTCTTTCTGGTTTCAGAGCTGTGTGCGTCTAATGTTTGGTTTCTTTAGGTAAGTTTACGCGCGCCACGTGTAGTGGCCTCGTGTAGTGATTTTTTCAACAGGTTTGTCGCTGGCCGATTCTTCTTCCTTTTCCTCTTCTTCTTCGGGGAAAACCCCAAGGCGGTCAGCGATGGCACCCGCGTATAGGCAGACCATTACGAAGAAGAAGATTGTGACACCAAACGAGTATCCGTCTGCCGGGTATCCTGCTTCGGCTTTGTACATGAGGAACGACAAGACCAAGAATGGGGTGAGGAAAGCGAGTTCGTGGCGTTCGATGAAGTTCTTGACGTGCGTCCATGCGCGTTTGATTGTTGCGGGCATTTGTCTATGCCTCCCTTTACGGTTGTACGCACCCGTGTGGGTGCTCCTGTTTTGTACAAGGCAACAATAACACATGCTGTACACAAATAGTCGCACTATGGCATGGTGTGTGTCACTTTCTTGGGAGTCGGGACTCGATGAACGCAAAAACCTCACCCGCCCCACTAGGAGCAGCCTCAAACCGCTGGACCACCTCGAAATGAGAACCGTCCAGCCTCTTGCGAGTACCGGAAGCAAGGTAGGCGAACGGCGGAAACAAAATCGCGTACTCCTCACGAACCAAGGGGCGCTTCTTCTTACTCCCGCCGGTCTTAGGCCATACGAGATAGCGGACAAGGGCCTTAACAGGCTCTTCCCTAACCGCTTTCGCGGCCTTCATGCGAGCTTGCTCTTCCGCCCATTCTGGGTATCTGGAAGCAAGTAAGGCTTGTTCTTGAGGAATGGAACCTGTCTGCCTGAGCGCATAGAAGTCCGTCACGTTGTAGTGGCGGCTCGTGTGATGCCAAGCGACAGGCTGTAGGTACATTTCTTTCAAGAATGCAGCGGGATACCGGTCGAGGTTTAACGCGGCGACAAGCTCACGACCTAAGCCGTTCAAGATGTCGTCTTTACGCCACTTACTGATCGGCCTCTCGCCGTTCTCGTAAGCGATAGCCGCGTTAACACTCATCGACCGGTTGGACAGGTATCCTCTCCCGCGCATCACGGTTCCTTCGTTCAGTAGCGGCGGATTGCTGCGCCACCATCTTCGCATTCAGCGCAGATCAGGTAACCGTAAGTCATGTACGTTTCATACGCGGCAACGCCGGTCGTCTTGAACGTGTGCCGGTTACGGCAGTACCACAACCATGCTTTCTGGGGGTCTGCCTGCTCGAACGCGACATTAGGCTCAGCCCACCAGTTCCTAAAACCAGAATCGTCTATGGGGCGGTTGTATGCCATGATCGTTTTCCTTTCGTTACAACGCTGCTTATGCGTCTACGGTTAAACCGCTGCGAATATTTGCACGTTCCCATAATTCAGGGGAAGCAAGGGACTGGACTTCAAGTGGGGCGAGAACCCCGTCGCGACAGATCGACGCGAGGAGACGCATAGTGTCCGAACGTGTCTTACCGCCTGAGCGCCCCGCCTCACGTAGTAGTGAGCGCACTTGCTTACGTAAAACACTATTCCCCGAACGCAGGAGCAGGAGTTTGCTGTCAATGTATGGACGGAACATGGGCTTGCTGGACTCGATGATGAGCGTGAAATAAAAATCCCCGTACTTCACCATCGGATACCGGCCACTACCCGCTTCGACGTTCAGCCCGCGATTGCACAGCATGGACACGAGTCCGTTACGGAGCCTCACGCTTGCAATACCGCTGCCCCCACCTTGGAGAACCATGTCGTCACTAACCGACGGGTCCCCGTACTTGTTAGCGAGAAGAATGGGCGCTAGTTCGCTCGCGCAATAACTGTGCATCGTCACCCCGTTATACAAGTGCATGGGGGTTGCGGGAATCTGGTGCGGGATAGAAGCTGCTGTTGCTTGCAGATCGCCTATAGAAATACCAATACTCATTGTGGTCCTTAAAACACCGACATGTTGTTGCTAGTCAACACTCACAAACCACATGGGAGAACCCGTTAAAAGCCCTTCCGACTGGCTGTTCTTCAACAGGACAACCTTCGGGGCTGGTGAGGTGGACACGCTCTGCCACGCGGCAGCAAACGCCGTCCCACCGTCTACCGGAGTGGAATAGGACGCGACGTACAGCGTCGATGGCGCAACCGAGAACATTGTTGCGGCTTGCTTACTGGGAGTATCATGCCAGCCGACGACGAGAGCCGCGCTATCCCATCCGTCGGGGAGATTACGGACAACGGGGTTTCCCGCGTCGTCGCTCTTGCGGAACAACTGTTCCCAGATCGCATATGAGCCGTTCGCTGTTTGCATGTTGATCGCGTTATCCGCGTCCACGCGCTTAGCGTCACCAACATGAGCGACGTACAAGACGCTTGATGCGCCGTCTGAGAGGAAGTAGTAGCCAGCCTCTAGCGTCGAGGTTGTGCAGCCGCCCGGAGTGGTGTTGAGGTCTTTGCTGTAGGCGACGGCGTACATTTCCGCGCCGTCGAGGGTCTTATATGCGGACGCTAGATCGCTCTTAATGGGCTGGGTGAGGTTCAAGCACCCGTCGTCATACGCGACGTTAGACGTATCCCACGACGCGCCACTGGGCAGAGCGGGGAACAGTGTCCAGTTCGTTGTGCCAGTGTTAACGGGCCGGGCCACTCCCGCGTTTGCTACGCCTTTTTCTGACCGTTCAGTGTTTTCTTGAAGCTGCTTCTGGGCCTCTTGGAAAGCGTCTTTCTCAGGGTTGAAACGCCCCGACGCGAACAGCCAAATCCCCACTATCGCTAGGACAGTGAGCACGATAGCGATAGGTGTGAGAATGACGGCTACGCGCGCGCCCTTGTCTTTGCCCTCATCGGTTGAATAGTCGATGTTATCGACGGCTTGTGAGGCTCGCTTAAACGGTGAACGAATCATTTTCTTCTTAAGTCCTTTAGGGGAAGGCGACGGCTCGCACCACAAAAACAGTGTTACGAGCCGCCGCGCTCCGTGCGATGGGCGGGATATTCAGATTGCGTTGCGTTTCCTGAACGCGATGGTCAAACCACCTGCCAGTATCACAACGCTTGCTTCGATGAGTGGCGCGGCCATAGAACCTGTATGCGCAAGGCTCGCTTGGGTTTCGGGTGTCTTAGGCGTAGTAACAGGAGTTGACTGCGGAGGAGTGGTGGGAGTGTTGTTCTCGACGGGTGCTGGTGGCAGCGTTGAGGACTCGCTCGGTGATGGGGCTGGCGTTGTTACGCTCGGTTTGGGGGACGGTGTTGTTACGCTCGGTTCAGGAGACGGCGTGACAACACTAGGTGTAGGCGTTACGCTCGGCGTGGGCTTAGGGGTCTCAGGGATTTCAACGACCTCGTTTTCAGCGGCCCACCCGTCAGAAACAGCATCGTTAATGAGGTACTTACCCCATTCTTCAGGCTGGTTGTTCTTTTCAACAGTCCAAACCCAAGTGACGTAGCCTCCGTCAAGATTGGACGGCTTGTTGATGGTCGCGGTCTTAGTTCCGGGTGCGGCGAAGTCAAGGGTTGTTTCCCCGATGAGCTGCGCGTCTGCCGGAACGTCGTTGCCTTTAACGGGCTTGTCTGCCGTTCGGTAAGCGCGGCCATGAACCGTTACTTGAGCTTTCTCGCCATTCACAACGAGCCACGAGGCGCTTTCGTCTCGCTCCTGCCCTGCTGCGCCGATAGTCACATTGTCGCTAAGCGTTGGGCCGTCAACGTTCGTGTCTGCATGACTAGAGACAGTCATATCCCATTCGCAGTGTGCGGCGAGAACATGCTGGGGGCGAGAATCTGCTTTATAGCCGACTTGAAGCATTCCGGGCACGGGGTACGAACCGGGGACGTGCTTCTTAATGACATCGAACCATTCGTTCAGATTGTCTTGCGTGCGTCCGTCAGGGGTCGCAACCTTGGGATACGTGTTTCCAACTGTGAGTGGGTCGAGGAACGTGCTCCAACCGGGGCTTTGGCGCGTCGTATTAACCCACTGCCAGTTTAGGGTTTGGGGCAGAGCGTCCATGACGGGGTTACCTTGCTCGTCTGTCGTCCAGCTCGCGGATGGAACGGCGATCATGTAGCCCTCTCGCATGACGAGGCAGTGATCGCTGAACTCTCCGGTACCGCCTGCTGCCGCGTCAGAGGCTTGCTTTGCGCGGAAGTCGATCACCGTTGAGGGGTCTACGCCTGTAGCGCTTTCGTAAGTGTTGTGAATGCCGATGATTCCCCCAACAAGGAGTGCTGTTGACGCGGCTGTTACGCCTACGGCGAGGAGGGTTCCTTTTACTTGTTCGTTTGGCATGATGGGGTGCCTTTCGGTTTGTGTTTTGGTCTGGAATAAGGGGGATTGTTGTTTGGATACGTGTATATGTTACACCATAGAGTCCCTATTTAGGAAATCATTTCGCGTGTTTGTGTGGCGAACACTACGAAAACAGACTTGCAATGTACCTAAATAGGTATTACAGTGGGTGTCATCAAGCAAACCTGTCACACAGAAAGAAACACTTCCCATGAACACTGAAACCGTTAACACCGCCGCTGAGGAAACCAATCCCCCCAAGCCCAACGCAAAGGCGCTCGTAGCGCTCGTTGCCGCAGCATCCGTTGTTATCGCAGGTATCGCTGGCGGCTCTTACGCCTACGTCAATAACCGTCACGTAGTCTCCGGCGTTGAGAAGGTTCAGGCTGAACTCGTTGAAGCCGAGACCGCGTTCGGTACTGCCCGCACGTCCGCACAGTCCTCTATCGCTCTGGCCGACGAATACGGTCTTACTTCCGAGAACGTGACTGCTCTCAAGGCTATTTACGCTGATTCGGACGCGACTGTTACCGCTCTGACTGAGGCTCCCAACAACGCGAAGGCCAGTAACGAGAAGATCGAGTCCTTGAAGAAGGTTCTCGATCAGGCTAAGACCTCCACGAACAAGCTCAACGCTGCTATGACTCCTATTGCGGGCGAGCTTGATGACCTGACCATTAAGAAGCTCGACGAAGCCGCTAACAAGGCAGATCAAGCCGTGAATGACGCGAAGAATCTCATGGGTGAAACCGATGGGAAGGTCAAGGACAATGCGACCCGTGACGGCTTACAGTCCACCATCGACGACACTGCTAAGACCCTTGATGAAGCACGCGAGGCTGTGAAGAATCGTTCGCACGTGGGCGATGACCGCAAGTGGAACGTCGATGAGGAAAAGAAGCTGACCGATGCTGTGAACGCTTTGGGTGAGAAGTCGAATCAGGTTCGTGACTCGCATGGTCAGTGGGAAGCTGAGCAGGCTGCTCAGGCTGCTGCTGCCGCTTCTTCGTCCAATGCTGGTGGTTCTTCCTACAGCAACGGTGGCGGCTCGTACTCTCGCTCCGCAGGTTCTACTGGTGGCCGCTCATACAGCAATGGTGGCGGCTCCGCCTCGCATTCAGCCGGTTCTACTGGCGGTTCTCAGGGCCGCGCTACCGGCGAGAGCTACTGGACTTACAGCGAGGAATCAGACCCCAGTCTTGGTTACAACTGCACCCTCAAGACCAACGGTTCTACCACTTGCCATGACAATAGCGGCAACCAGATTTACAAGGACGGCCAGTGGTCTAACGGCAACGCGAACGGTCGTTGGACTGAGGGCGGACACCGCTGACAGACACCTCATTTTGGCTACAACAAACCACCAAAACAACCAACAGAAAGCAGGCCAACTATGGCTACTCTGAACACGTTCACTATCGTCGGTGGCCTCACCGCTGACCCCGAGGTTCGTTTCAACACGAACGGTAAGGCTATGGCAACGTTCACGATTGCGAGCAGTGAGCGCAGCTATGACCGCGAGCGCAACGAGTGGGTGGAAAAGTCCACGCTGTACATGCGTTGCGTCTTGTGGGGCAAGGCCGCTGAAAACGTCGCTGAAACGCTCCGTAAGGGTGACCGCGTGATCGCGACCGGCACGCTCGTTGCCTCTTCCTACACTGACCGTGACGGCAATAAGCGAACCTCCACGGAAATGCGCGTTGAAGAAGTTGGCCCGTCCCTGTTGTTCAAGACCTACAAGGCCACGGAAACGGGCGCTCCGCGCCAGTATGACGCTCCCCCGGCTTCCGTAGACTACTCGGACGAATACAACCCCCAGCCCCCGTTCTAATGCCTACCGCAAGCGAGATCATTGCCGCCGCTCGTAGCGCAGCCACGCTACCCGCCTGCGAGCGGCGCGCAATGTGCATCAACCGGAAAGAACAACAGCGGCAAGAACTTGCTAGGCGAAACAGGCAACGCACGGAACGGGAAAACCTCATTCCCCCCACGTACTGTTACCTACCTTTCAATGACGGCATGAAAGTCGTCAGCCCGCCTGAGACTAGGCCAACGCCCGTAGCGGCTGTTCTCGTGTCGTCAAAACAGAACCCAGAAAACCTGTATATCGCGGCAATGGTCGGTCCCGTCCCCAAGGGGCGTATCCTCACGTGGCTCGGAAGAGACCACGCATACATGATCGGGACCACCCTGTGCGTGTATGCGCGTGGAAACGACCCAACAACAAGGCAAGCCGTCAAACACGTGAGAATCGCACACGCGGGAGATTGGATTATCAAAGCCCAAGACGGGCTGAGGGTTCTTTCCCCGCGTAAGTTCGCGGCCTACTACCAGATCATTGCCCTCAACGGGGAACATAACCTAGAAGAAGCGAGGTGAAACCGTGGCCCGAACACCACTACAGAACTCCTACAAAAGCCTAGCCTTATGGACCGAGACCCTACTGCGAGTCAAAGAACAACGCGGCTGCACAAACAAGGACATCGCTCAAGCCCTCGGCATCGGCACCACTCGCCTAGCGAACATCAACAGCGGGAACCGCGCTCCCACAATGCCCGAGTTCCTAACGCTCCTCTCCCTAGCTGACACCGGCAGGAAAGTGAGCACGGTGCGAATACGAGAACTGGTAGACGCACAGAACACCGATAACGTATAGTTTCAGAGAAAGCCTTTATTACACTGGTTTTAACGGCTTTCTGGAGGGTTTTTTCCCGGCTCTGGTGGCTTTGACAGGTTCACCCAGGGCCGGGAAAAACATTTTTTGCACCTAAATCAGTAGTCCCAGCACTCCATGCCACCGTAACGGTTCGGCCCGTCAGCGGGAACAGTTTTCCAGAGGTTAAAGCCGACCTGTTGCGTGAGTCGGCGCTGTTGAATGTTTCCACTGCGTGCTTGCACTTCGATGACCATGCCGCGCTGGGCTGCCCCGTCTGTTTTCACGCCGAAAGTACCGTCTGGGAGTTTCACCCAACGCCCCCGCGTTTCCATTGAGAATCCGTAGTACGGCATGATCTTGTCCCTTCCTCGCTAGGTCTAGAACATGTACAGTCTATTTTCCTGCATGGAGTCGGCAATTTCGGGCGGAATAACACCAGTCTGGTAGGAGTAAGCGAACATGCACTGTCTGAGGACAGACAGGTACGTGTCTCGGTACGCTCCCTCGAACATACTGTCAGCCGCAGTGAGCGTCGCGCTCACAGCCGCACGGTGGGCAACCCATGAGGCGTTGACGGTTTCCCTGATCTTACGCCGGTTTTCGTCGGTCTTTTCCTCGTATTCTTGGGGGATGCGAATGAACCCGTAGCGGCTGTATGGCGGGTTGACGGCTAGTGGTTCACCGAACAGGTCGCAGGTGCGGCCTTGCCTCGGGAATCCGCCTTCTTTCGTTGTTTCTACGCGGATGCGCCGCGCAATGTTCTCGTAGTCTTTCCGATTTGGTGCGTGCTCGTCTACGGTGGCGAGGAGGCTTGCTGCTACGCGGCGGATGGGCACGGCTCCGGTCCACGGGCCGACAACGTTCCACGCGGCTGTTTCCCCGTGCTTGTCGTATAGGGCGAACTGTGTGTAGACGATGCCGTTTTCTTTCTTGGCTGTGGCGGCTTGGAGAAACACTCTGAATGAGCGGATTGTTTTCGACCTGAACTCGTATCGCTCGACCTGTGGTGTTTCCTCAAAGCGTGCGATTTCAAGGTTCGCGGGATAGATCAGCATGGCTTGTTTTTCTCCGTTCCGGTGTTTTAAGCGAGGCTATTGCCTGTTGGCTGCGATTGTTTAGATATCGGTTTAGAACGTTTCTAACGTAAGCGTCGTGGAAGGTAAGTTTCGGTGACGTATTGGTTCACTAGCGACCTGCATTTGGGTAGCCCGCAGCTCACCAAACAGCGCGGCTTCCGTAAGGATATTGCGGCGCATGACGATGCGATCATGAGTGGCCTCTTGGGGAAAGTCCGTCAAGGCGACGAGGTGTTCATTGTTGGTGACGTGACCAGTGGGGGCGCTCGTAGCGTTGAACATGCCGTCGAACTGTTGGCCCCGTTGAAGAACCGCGTGGGATACCGGCGTATGCACTTGGTACGCGGGAACCATGAGGCGAACACGGCGCGCGAGAACGCCTTGTATTGCACGGTGTTTTCAACGCTCACGCCGATGTTGAACTTTTTCGCTGACGTTGACGGTTTCGGCCCCGTGGAGGTCGATGTCTGTCACTATCCGCCTCTCCAATTCGTTGATGCGTGTAACCGGACGCGCTGTCACGTGCGCGACGGTGAAGCAATGGCCTCGCCTCTTCCCCGGTTCCGGTGGTCGCGTCCGCTAGTGAAGTCCGCCGGAGTGTGGAGGCGCGTCTACTTGTATGGGCATACTCACGCGAAAACACCGTTCCTCGGTGGGGATGAGGGCGTGGCAGTGAATGTCGGCGTGGACGTGTGGGGCTTGAAACCCGTGTCTTTAGAGGAGATTCTGACTGTGACGAAACAGAAAGCACCTAAATAGGAAATAGATTTTGCGTTTTGTGGCGGTTTTAGTACGATTATGAGCGTACAAACACCGCTGATAGGCACCAAACCGAAAGACAAACCAATCATGACTCAACGCATTTTCATCCCCGCACCCGTTATTGACGACACTGCCGCTGGGAAGGCCCCACGCTACGCGCGTCTCATCACCGAATACTGCGGGTGGGACGAGAAGTACGCTCAAGCAGCAGAAGAACTCACTCGCCAGCTTGCCGACATGCACCCGCGCATGTTCATCGACAATGCCGATAAGGTTGCTAACTCGTACATCAAGCAGTTCCGTATTTCCCGCTCGCAGGTCGCTCACCAGTCGTTCTCTATGCGTCGCGCGCTCGCGGGCCGTAAGGACCGTAAGCAGTATCTCCCGCTTGCTGCCGCTGAACTCGCGTTGCTTGCCGTCAATAAGGGCGGTGAGGTGCGTTCGTTGGAGGAGATTGAGGAACTGGCCTCTCAGAGTGCGCTTGTTCGGGAGATTTTGACTCGCGATCAGGCTGCTATTGACCGCATTCTCGGTGCAGATTCATTCACTCGCGTCGTTGATTATGCACAAAAGGCCCTAAATACACGGGGCTGAGACCACTAAAACCCTGCTAGGGACGCATATTCATTCATTTGCGTGAGTGAGTGCGTCCCTAGTTTGTTTCCACGATGGTGCGGACGCGATATACCCTAAAACGCTCCCCCGGACACTGGGGTGAGCGGCTAGGAACTCTTCAAGATTACGGGCCGCGCTCTTCACGATGGGGGCAGCGTCGATCATGGCCTTGAGGTTGATGCCGTCCTCAACGTATTTCAGCGTGAGAGCGTCGAGGTCTTTAACGGCTTCCTCGAACGGGATGTCACTGTCGATATCGACGGTTTCTTGGTAGGCACGGTATGCGAGGAACCCATCGTCGAGTGTCCCAGCTAGGGAGCCGTCTTTTACGCCTTCAATGGTGCTAGACGTTGCCTCTAACAGTGGGATGTTCCGGTACTGGTGGGTTTGTTCGCGTCTCTTGTCGTTAGCTGCTGCGGCTGCGCTCGTCGCATACAGGTTATAGCGTGAAGCGTCCTTATCAGGGTCGTTTTGTACGGCTCGAATAATTTCCAACGTGGGTACGTCGTAGCGTCGAGCGACTTCCTTAATGGACGCGAACGTTTGCCACAGGCCCGCCGGGTCAGCGAGCCTCATTCTACTGAAGTACCGCACGGTTTTAGCGGGGCGTTGACGGCCACATGGGCGGCGTGAACTGGTCACGCTTGGGTTTGTCGCACTCTTTCACGACCGGCGGCTTGCCGGATTGCGTGTAGGGCGCGTGGCGGGGCTTGCGTTTGCGTTGCCGCTTGATGTGGAACATGGCTTGGTCTTTCTGGCTGGTTGTCATTTGGTTTGGTCTTGGAGTTCGTCGAAAAAGTCCTCAAGGAGCATGTCAACGAGGGGCTTCGTTTCAGGAGCGGGGCTTTCGTGTTCTGCGAGCAGTTTGAGTGAACGCATTTTTGAGCGCCCATTCAGCATCTCAACCTTGACTTTACGGTTAGGGATAACGTTTACCGCACTACCCATGAGGGTTTTGATTTCCTCACGGTAACGGCGGTTCACGTATCCGTCTTTCAGGATTGAATAGATCGTGTCCTTGTACACCTCGAACGTGAGCGTAGCGTCAGGGTTCGTGATCTTTGGCGCTAAAGCTGGGAGGGCTTCTGCGAGGAGCGTGAGGATAACTGATGTCGCGTTCACGCCTTCCGCTAGGGGTGTTTCTTTCTCCCAAAGCACGGTTTCATTGTCCGCTTTCAACATGATTGTGCATGTGCGGCCTCCCACTCTGGCGAACAGTGGGGAGACGTATGCGACCACCGTGTAATCCTTATGAGTCTCGTTGCTGGTCATTTCTGGCTGCTTTCGATGAGGTGCTTCGTATCTTCGAGGGTGGTCTTGTATTCGAGGAGGCTTTCGTAGATTCGCCCTGCTCGGGAGCTGTATGTGTCGTCTGGAATGGCGAGCTTGTTCTTGATGTATCCCACGCCACCCGTGAGAACACCCTCGTAGGCTTCCTCTAACGTCTGCTCGGGGGCGAATAAGGCTCGGGCTTCACTGTGTCCCACATGCGGGAGGAACGCGGCTGTGACGTAGTTTGGGAGAACTAGCCGGGGGCTTGCGATGATGAGGTCCGAGAGCTTCTGGCGGCTCATGGGGTCAAGGAGCCGGAGCGGGTTCTTCACGTTAAGAGAGCGCACGTGAGAATTAACGTCGTCCCATGAGAGGGTTTCTACCCCGCAGTATCGGGTGAGCTTGTAGGCTCGTTCAACGATTTTTGCCGTGCAGTAAGGGTTGGTGCATTCGAGGCGCGTATAGTCCACTCTGATTTGCGTAGCCCACCCGCATTCAGGGCAGACGGCGGGGAGCTTGCGGGCTGCTGCGTTCACCTCTGGCAGTGGGATTGTGGCGTTTTGTAGGGACGATACGGACGGCATGTGTTCTCCTCTGTTGTTACACAAAAGAATACCATAGGGTACCCAAATAGTAGCAGTATGGCCTATACGACTTTAGTGACTAGATTGTGAATCCCAGCGGCCAAAATACCCGTCGTCAACAGGGCGGATGCAAGCAAAATCAACACCATCACCCCAATAGCCTTGGGGATAGGGAGCCACTTACGCGCACGGTCGGGGCTTCCGAGGGCTTCATCCGCGTGACCGCCCGGAGGAACCGCATACCCGCCGAACGTCAAGAACGTGAACGCCCCTACCCCAGAGAAAACAAGGTCGATAGCGTATGCGCCTGCAAGAAGAACATCCCACACGATGAGGAGCAAACCGACAACAGAGATAGCCAGCGAGAACGTGCCGTCGAGGCTCGCCGCGTCCTCTAGCTGCTTTTGTTCCTTGATCTGCACAATGTTGTCGCGCTCGGTTTGACTGAGCTTGTCGAAACTGGCACTAGCAAGCTGAACGCCCGCGAGTTCTTCCATGTCTTGAGAGGACATGCGCTTGGTTTCACCCTGCGTGCGTGGAGGCATACCGGGCAAGTCAAAATCAGACAACATTCCCGTGTTGACGACGTTCGAGTCCCCACTGTTGGAGGCAAGGTTCGTGGCGGCTTCGTCGATGTGCGGGAGGTCTTGGAGTTTCTTCCCGTCTTTACGGGAGAACTTCAAGATCGGGCCAATACCACCGGGGTAGCGCGTGCGGTCAAGGGTGGTGACTTTCGCGCCGGAGTCGATAGTGTGGACCGTGTTGCCTTCAACGTAGTCGCCCGCAATCCAGTGGCGGGACGTGCTTCCAGCCATTTGGACCATGATGACCACGAAATACCCTTCGTTCATGGCGTTACGCACGTCATCTTCACTGAACTGGTTGCTTCCACGCCCGGCACCATTCGTGTCCCCGTCAATACCGGCGAGAGTGAGTTCACCGTTGGTAATGTTCTCCACGCCCTGCTTAAAGCCCTGCGAGTTGTTCTGGTAGAGCCAGCCTTGGCCGTCGAACGGCGAGTCCTTGTCTGCGTCTTGGAGTTTCTTCGCTTCAGAACGCATATCGAGAACCGTGTATCCGCGTGCTTTCACTCCCGCGCGCACTTCCATTGCAGTGAACGCGAAATTACCACACCCAGCCGCACCAAGATCGTATGAGTCTTGCTGCGACATTCCCTTGTTTTCTTTGGGGTTGTAGTTGAAGTCAGAGTCCGCGCAATACTGACACCACGTGGAAGGCTTATCTTTCTGGTTATGCGGAGACGAGGACTCGTCATAAGCGTATGACGGCCCCGAGAACGCAAGCGCAAGCACCGACACCATGAGCAGTACGACGACTGCGAGGTATCGCCTCGACAATCCCTTAAAACGTGTGGCAGACAATTGCAGCGAACTCATCCTTCTTCCTCATCGAGCCGTGTAAATACCGATATGCTCACGCCCGTCACGCTCAACCTCAGTTTGGAGGAACCGTTGAGTGAACGAGGGCAGGTGATACCAGAACTGCTCTTCGCCGCCCCACAGGTAGTGGACACCGGGGTCAGCGATACGCATAGAGTCAGTGTTCGGGTCGTAGGACGTGACAACCATGATGTGAGAGAACGTGCTGTTCGGGTGGCCGTTGTAGTGCGGTCCTCCGCGTCGTTCTTGCGCGTCAACGACAGTGGGTATCCCCTTACGGAAGGAGTTCTTCACAGCTTCACGGACTTGATCGACCGTGGGCGTGTGAATCGTCGTGTAAGCGTCGTATCCCAGCCACTTGTTCATGCCGTACTCGAAACGACGGTCATGGAAGCTCGTGTACCCGTATCCGACGGTGTTCATGTAATCGCGGCTTGCGAGCGCGTTAATGCTCAAGGGAACGCCTTGTGCGGAGCGGTGAGCGCCGATAGCGTTAAGAACCATCCAACCGCTCGTCGGGCCACAGAAATAGTTGTTCGGCTGACCGGCCCATGCGACGTTGAAATCGTGGGCTTTTTCGAGGACACCGTGCTCAAAGTTCTGCTTATGACGGTTACCGTCCCAATAGGGTTCGGAAGTCGGGTAGCCCAAGTGTCCGTGCTCGTAACCGTGGTTACCGTATTCACCGAGCAATTCGCCTGTGACCGCGTGAGAGCCGGTACGCGGCGACCAGTATGCGGTGCCGCCTTGGAAACGCTGGTACACGCCACCGTTCGCCGTGCCGGTTTCGTCGCTCAGCGGGTATCCGAGTTCCCCTCGTTCCCAGTTGTAATAGCGATAAGTGCCCATGATCGCGTCGTGGACGAAATAAGAGTCCGAACCGGGATGCCAGTAGGCTGTGCCGCCTTGGAAAATCTGGAACACGCCGCCGTTAGCGGACGGGGTTTCGTTACTGGTCGGGTAGCCGAAACGTCCCCATTCGTATCCTGCGCGCCCGTATGCTCCCAGCATCGCACCATGCACGTAGTAAGTGCCTGTACGCGGGTGCCAGTATGCGGTTCCGCCTTGGAAAGTCTGATACACGCCACCATTAGCCGTGGCAGTTTCTTCGCCCGTCGGGTAGCCCATCTGGCCGCGTTCCCAGCCCTGAGCTTCCCACATGTTGCGGATACCCCCGGTCACTCGGTGTGCGCCGGTAGATGGGTGGAAGTAGATCGAGCCACCAGTGAAATGCTGATATGCGCCACCGTTGGCCGCGTCCTTCATCTCGTCATTCAGCGGCCAACCCAGCGAACGGCCTTCTGCTTCTGCGCTCTGGTAGCGTTCAAGGATTTTGCCCCAAATAGGGTGCGCGCCTCCCCTGCTACTCCAACTGATCTGACCGTTCTCATAGGTCTGTACCGCGCCGGGGACACCTGCAATCGTCCGGTTTACTTCATCGGACGTGGGGAACCCGAGAGGCCCGTTCTCCCACTTGTAGGAGCCGTAGGCCCCGTGGATTCCACCGCGTGAAGCATGAGCACCATACTGGGCGGTCCAGTAGATTTGACCACCACGATAGAACTGAATGAACGCGCCGTCACGCAATGGGACTAGCCCAGACGTAGCAGAGCCGAGGACACCGTTCTCGCCGCCCATTTCTTGCCAATGTTGGCGGATGAAGTCGGCTGCGGCAGGCGTGGTGGCGGTGGGGGTTGGAGTGGGTGTCGCTGTGGTAGGTGCGGCGGTGGGGGTTGGTGAGACTGTGGGCGTTGCTTCACTAGGTGTTGTTGCGCTGGGCGTGCTGCTTGCCGAGGGCGTGGGTGACGGCGTAGGGGTCGTTTCAGTGGCGGTCACGGACGGGGACGGTGAGGGTGTCCCGCTGGTTACGTCAGCGAACGCGGTCGGTGCGACACCTACAGCGAACAGTACCGCAAGGGCACACGATGAAGTGATAAGCGACGGACGCATCAGTATTTTCTCTCCTGTTGGTTGATGGGGTAAGCGCGAGTTTGTTGCCTGTCTTTAACGCTACTGCGCGAGCCTAGCGGCTCGTTTTTTCATGCGTTGTAAGGCTTTCGCGGTACGGATAATAGCCGCCTCGCGGTCGAACTCAAACACGGGAAGCGCGGGTTGGTCTTTCATGTATCCGATTGCACGCCGCACGATGTACATGTTCTGCGCGTGAACACCGAGGTCGAACATGAAGTTGTTTCCTGTCGCGGGATACTCGTCGAGGATGTTCTGCAACTTGGTTTCCGTGTCATCTTCTAGTTTGATCGCCGCACTAGGGGTCTTTATGTACCCTAAGTCGTTTTCGAGGGAAGCCCACTGTCCGCTACGGGTTTTGAGCATCCACATGTAGCCGCCCGCCTCGAACTGCTTAGGGAGCGTGGCCCCGCGTTCTGCCGCGTATTTCCAGAGTCCTTCGTGGAGGCGCGTCTGGTCTGGCGAGTAGAGGCCGCATAGGACTTTCAAGGTGGGTTGAGCGTTGATCTTTTCGTCCTCGCCCGGTTTCCCTAGTGTCACGAGGACGCTTCCGTTTTCTTCGTCCGCGTAGATGAGTGCGCGGGGTGTTTGGAACACCATGAGAGTTTGCCTGTCTGCGCTCTCGGGCTTGAATGGCGCGCCTTCTTCCATCACGGTCTCATACATGGACACAAGGTCAGTTTCAGACAGGGCGCGCGCCCCGTTCGACTCGATGATGAGACGAGCGAGGCGCGTCACGTTCACGCGGGACAGCAGGAACGCCCCTGAGAGCGCCGGGCCACCGACCGTAGGCTTTGGGAGGGCAACCCAAAAGAACTCCCCCACAAGGGGCATGTAGGCTGCGATCAGGCCGCGTAGAGTGCCGTCAGCGTCGGGGAATGTTGCCCCGTAGCCGCGAGCGCCCATGAATGATGCTTCATGCCATCTCATGCTGCGCTACCTGTCAGTGCTTCAACGGTTTTTACGTCGCGTTCTGCAATTGCCTGAGCCACCCAGAACGGGTTGCGGGCAGGCTTGTACTTGCGGAGGCGCTTACCGGTTTCAGCTTCGGCGCGTAGGAGAATCTTCGCGTAGTGCAAGCAGATAGCGTCGGTGCGCCTCTGAGCTGCGGGAACGGTCTTGAACTGTTCCTTATCCATGTAGATACGTCCACCAACGCCAGCGAAAATGTGAACGGCTGCGTGGCAGCGGTTACATAGGGTCACAAAGTTACTGGCAGTGTCAGCGCCACCAAGGTACACGGCGGTGATGTGGTGGCATTCCAACAGTCCGAGGTGAATGTTGTCCTTATAGCCTTCACCGAACCCACACGCCTGACACTTCGCGCCGTCGCGCATGAGGATAGCTGCACGGGTTTCGGGCGGGAGCGGCTGGCGGTTCTTGGGGTCTTGGATAACGTCTTTACCGAGGCCGGGGAACCGGTCGTCAAGGTCGTCGCCCTGACTGAAAGGCTTGTTGAAGATCGGGACGACTTCGCCTTCGTCGAGAAAGTCCTCGTCTTTCAGGCCACTGAGTTCGTCTTGGAGGAGCGTGTTCTCCAAGTTTTCACGGTCCTCGTCGGTTAGCCCGGCGAAAAGGTTTGCTTCAGTGTTGAGTTCGTCGCGGACGCTGATGAGTTCTTCACCCATGCCGAGGAGCTTTTGGACTTCCTCATCGGGCAATGGGGCTTGTTCCTCGTCGTTTGCGAGGTCTTTTGCCTCTTCAACGTCGTTGACGCTGCGAGTGTCGTCGATTGCGCGCGGGTTTTGTTCGTCTCGGCGTGCTTTCTGCAAGCTGTTGTAGCTCTTGAGGAGTGAGCGCTTCCCGCTGGTGAACTCGTCAATGATTTCGGGGTATTCGCATTCCATTACGTCGCGTAGGCGCATACTGTCGCCCAAGTCGATGCCAAGGAGCCAGTCGAGGGCTGTGGCTTCGACCGTGTAGGAGCGGTCTACGGTTTGGAGCATCTTCCAGATTTCGGGCCACGTGTGCTTTTGGTGGCGGTTGAGGACGAGATGGAAGAATATTGCTAGTTCGCTGGACTGCTGGGGGTCGCGGAAGCGGATGATCGTCGCGGGGACATCTTCAAGGTTGTAGGTCAGGGCTGCGGACATGCGTCGGAAGCCGTCGAGGAGCTTGTAGCGTGCTCCCGCGTATCCGGCTGCGTCTGCTTCTACTGCGGTCGTGAACCCGTGAGCGTCGAGGTACTTCTGGTATTCCTCAGTGAGGGTCACGACAATGGGGTTGAGGATGCCGAGGTCTTTGACGATATTGTTCAGGCCCCTGCGGGTTTCCTTACGGTATTCGCGTAACGGGAGGAGCGCGTCGATCTGGTTAATGTTGACGGTTTCCCCGTAGGTGATCGTGTAGTCGCCGGGAGTAATGTTCGCGATATTGGAGGCGCTTTCAAGGAGGCTCGTCACGTTCTCGCTCTTACGCGGAGTGGCTTCAGTGGTGAGAGCTACGGTTTCGGAGGCTTCGGCCAGAGCTTCCGGTTTTACGGTGATGCTAGAGGCTTCTTCTTCGTCCTCGTCCTCATCTTCGTCCCAGTGGACAATGATCGGCTCATCGCCTTCTTCTGGTTCCTCTTCCCCGTCTACCGCGCGTGCGGGGGTGTCAGCTTCGTCGGCCATGAAAGGAGGCTCGGTGACGACGCTAGAGGGGTCGTCTACTTCGTCTGCGCGGATAACGTCGTAACTACCGTCCTCGTTGCGCACGATAGCGAACTCTTCGGGGATGCTTGTGCTCCCATAGGCGCTATAGAGGGCCTTGAGAGCTTCATCGTCTGCGAAGTGAGTGCCAACATTCAAGATGGTGGTCACAAAGTCTGGGGTGTTTTCCGGGTCCATGTTTAGCTTCCTATGGTGTACATAAATTATGAGAGTATGGCAATTATATCAATCGGGTATGCGGTTTCGTCTTGATGAGGCACAATCTCATCACCTTCCTGCCGCCACTCGACCGGCCCATCGCCCATCTTCACTGCAACAACTGGCATGGGAGCCTGCGGGACGTTAAGTGTGACCTCGCCGCAATATGGGGCTTCAACGTCGTCAAGCACGATGCTTCCGTCTGCGTCCCCGGCCAATGAAACCCATTGTGTTTGCGGGTTCCTACCGAGGGTTGTGCGCACGACATCGACATAGCCGCGCTCGCGGATAGCTTCAGTGATCGGCTTACACGCCTCGTCCCACTCGCGGCTAGGGACGAGGATGGTTTCTTTCACGTCTGGGCGCGTGGTTTCGATGAACACGGGGTCACAGTCCCTTCACGGTTGCCTCGTATGCGGCGCGGGTTTGGAGCGCCCCAATGAGAGCATTCTCCGAGGGTGCGAGTTGCGCTTGAGACAGAATTAAGGCTTCATTGTGTGCGGCTTCCTCTGGCGTATATGCTCGCCCGCCTGACACGAGCACATAGTCCCCATATTCGCCGCTCACGTTCTGCATGAGTTCCCGTAGAGACAGGTTAAAAGCGGGGTAACTCTCATCATTCCTTGTGATAATGCCGCTTGTGTTGACGCTGTAGTAGCCGAACAGGAGAGATTGGAGCTTACGAGAAAGCAAGTAGCGCCACCTGCTCAACATTTGCAGTCGGTCCTCTTGCACGTCATCTATCACCCGCGCCGCATACTCAGGGACAATGGGGGCGAGTTTAGACATCAACTGTTTCTTGTCTACTGTCAGGAGTAGGCCAGATTTCACCGGGAAAAATGTAAATAAAGCATCGCCTTCCGATACAGGCTTTACATCGTTTCCGACCAGCGCGTAGTGGGTAACCTTACGAGGCAGCGGGATTTCGTCTCCGGTAAGACTGAAAATGTTCTCATAGTTCGCTTCTGAGCAGCAGCATACGGGTGTTTCGAGCTTGAGAGAGGGGAACAAGGCCGCAACGAAACTGGTAAATAGTGGCCCGTAGGCTTCTTGGCAGGCTTCTATAATCCGGGTTGCTTCTGCGTGTTCTTGAGGAAGTTCCTCTTTGATGGGCATAGTTTTGTCCTTTCGTGGTTAGGAAATGAAATAGCTTAAAAGTGAGGTGATTGCGTCTTGTAGGGCTGCTGTTAGGAGGAGCGCGGCCATGATGAGCGTCGCAACAGCAATACCTATCGCGCCCTTCAAGGTCACGTACTTGTCGCTTGTTGCTTCTTCCGGGGTGGGCGCGTATTCAAGGTTCCCAAGCATGACAAGCCGGTAGGCGTGCAACTGTGGGGAAACAAGACTGACAGCTAAGCCAGCGAACTGCATGACCGCCCAGACGATCAACAAGACACCGAACACCGAACAGCCCACTGCGACAGCCCTATCGAGCGCGGACTGAGACTCAAGTTCCCGTTGGGCGAGAATGTCGTACAGGTTGTCTTTCTGCTGCTGGGACAACTGAGAACCTTCAGCCAGTGAGACGGCTTGTCCTTCCGTGATGCTCGGTTTCTTGGGCATACCCGGTAGTTCCCAGTCGTCCTTAATTCCCCCGCCGCCCTTATCTGTACCGGCAGACGCGGACGATGAAGAAACAGAGCCGCCGTTGACTTTCTTGAGGATTGTCGCCGTGTAGGAGACGCGCTTCATGAACCCGGCTTCCGCGCCGCCGGGCGCTTCCCAGTTCGTCATCCAAATCCACGTCGCGAAATACCAATTGTCGGTTTTCTTGAATGCGTCTACGTTGTCGAACTTATCTTCCCCAGACGGGACGGTCGCGCCCTTCACGCCGTACTTGTCAGCGTCGGTGAGCGCATACTGGGCCATTGACGGGTAAATACTCGCGGTGGTTTTCCAACCCACCCACTCTAAGCGCCCGTCCTCAATGGCAGCTTCCATTGTCTTGTCGGCTTTCAGCCCGCTACAGGAGTTCACGCCGTTCTTAGCGAGTAGCGAGGTGCGCCTTGAGCCGAGAGCCTGATACAGGCCACACGCGCCACTAGAGGGGTTTTGTGCGTCCAAACTGAACCCTGACTCGCGCCAGAAGTTCCCTGCGATAGCTGCTGCCGCTTCCTTACTGAACCCTTGGGCTTGCGCGGCTGATACGACATCCTGCGCGATCTTCTTATGGTCGTCGTCAAGACTGTTCCAGTTCGCCTCAATAGCCTCATCAGAGACAGTGGGATTAGCGGGTAGAGCGTATGCGCCGCGAACGCCGCCTAGCCCTAGCAGCATGACGATGAGGCAAGCTACTAGGGCCAAGCGCGCGATGAGCGCGTGATGGGCTTGGTTGACTGTAATCATTTGTTGCCTAACGGAACGCCACTCCGGCGATCGTGATTCCACGCTTAGCGGCTGCGTCTACCAACGCTAGTGTCGCGATCTCACGGCTCCCGTATAGGAGGGTGAGCATGTTCAATGCGTCAATGCCGCTGTGGAGGTCCATTGTCACTGATGCGAACTTTTTGCGCGCAGGGATGTCGGCATGTGTTTTGTGGAATCGTTCGGCAACTTTGTTGATCTCTTCATCAGTCACGTAGTGAGCGATAAAGCCGTCGAGAGGAAGTTCCATTTCGCGCCCCTTGCTGTCAATGAAATACAGCCACGTCTTAGGGGTGAACGCAAGCTCGGCGGGTTGCCATAGTCCCACGATGGGTAGGGCCGCGTCGTATTCCTTGGAGATACCGAGAACGCGGTTGATTTTGTAGTCTACGACCTCGGTTTCGTATTCACCGTTGGGTTTGCCGGTTTTAGTTTCACCCGCGAACCCGAGCGCACAAGAAAGTTCGATCAGCGCGTCGTTTAGATAGTCTCCGATGCGTTCCTGAAGTTCTTCGTCGTAGCGGTGTCCGTATGTTCGGTCCTCGCATTCTGGGCCAAAAACCCTAACCATTTCGTCCTCATCAACATTAGAGAGGAACACGTCAGAAGCGACATCAATATCCTCGTCACAAGCGAGGAAAACCGCGTCTCCATCAATCGACACTAAAGCGGGGTAAGGGCAGTGTTCTTGCACGTCCTCCATTACTCGCCCATCGGAGCCGATTGTGCAGCCTTCTAAGGTCATGCCCTTCAGTAAGCCCAGTTTCTCTATGGAAAGATTCATTTCCTCGGTGAGCTTTTCACGCGCTGTTGGATTGCCTTTAAGGACAGCACAAGCGTTAATCGCGCTCACCCCGTCCGTAAAGTGTAGGAAATGCACCGTGGAGCAGAAGTCTCTGCGACAGGACGGGTCCTTAATTTCTCGCTCGTCAATACACTGCTCGATGCTCTGAATTAGGCGATCTTCGTACAAGCGGTCGTTGATTAAGTCTGCGAGCTTGATTCCCGTAAGGTGCAGTCCCCTGCGTGTCTTGTAGCCAACTTCTTCGTCCCACTTATACGGGGCGTGCAGCGTTTCAACATAGGAAGCGTGTCCAAGCAGAGGGATGAACCTGCCGGGCATATCAAGGTCTTTGATGGCGGTAACCAAGTCGCTAGGACTACCGGAGTCGATCATGTCCGCGAGCCAGCCTACAAAGTCCCGCGTGATAGCTTTCTTGATCTCGTCGTCACAGAACTTCTCGTCCGTACCGTAGACTTCCTGCGCATAATTGCCTAACTCCGCTACTCGCGCGAGCTTTTCTTCTGAGAACTGTAGGTTGTCAAATACGCCGTCCTCTAAGTCTTTACGGCTTGCGACATAGAACCCTTCATGGTTGATGACAACAAGGACGGGGAACACGCTGGCAGCCATGAGCACGCCTCCTTAATCGGTTTCTTTTGGCTGGTAGTAAACGCCAAAGTTTTCGTCGATGACGGTGGTAAAAGTGCCTGCATAGTAGCCACCGGGCACCGTGCGTAGAAGTCTGCAAATGTCGTAGTCGAATCCCGGAATGAACGGCGGGTACGTGTATGCGGGGACCTCGTGGCCGTCAATGTAGGCGATCTGTCCTTGGGTAACGCACTCGTCCCCGCGAGTGCCCAACAAGAAGCCGTGCTGGAATGTTTCGGGCTGGTCTCGCATATGTTCTGCGAGGGTATCGCGGGCGATCATGGTGAGTTCTTGTACTTCGTCTACGCCGCCTTCTAGGAACCTTCGGGGGATGGAGAGCCTGCCTGCGAGATACGTGTACGTGTTGGTGTCCTTGTACCACTCGTAGGTGAGGACGTTCCCTGAGAGCGTGTAGCGGGGTGCGAGCCATTCATAGGACTTGTCGGCCATGCGTAGGTGCATGAGTTCCGTATCGTCGAGGAGACGATAAGGAGTGTTCTCGTACAGGTAACTGTCCACTAGGAGGCGTGTGGCGACAGCGAGACTGCGGGGCATGGTGAGCGCGTACTCATTCACCGTATCGCAATACATTTTCATCGGGACAGGGCCGACGAGAGCTTGACTGCCGCCGAACATTTCCCGGTTGAGCCGGTCACGGGCTTCCAACGACCGGTTGTTTCCGAGGAGGAGCGCGCATGTGGCTGCGACGCACCACAGGAGTGCTCGCTGTTTCTTGTTCTCGTAGTCAAAGTTGGTTTCTTCACCCTCGGGGACGTGTACGCCGTGATTGTCGAGAACGCGGGCGATGCGCTCACAGGAGTACTCGTCGTTAAAGACATCTTCGAGGGTGAAGCGGACGGGAGCTTCGTCCACGTAGACCTGCCATGTGGGCTGGTATGCGAGGAAGCGCGTGCGGAAACGGAACGCGCTGATGTGGCGGGTGACTGCCAGAGTGTCCTCGGGTGAAAGGTCGTAGGGGTTGATGTACGGGATATTCCCGTCCTCGTGGAGGTCGTAGAGGCTTTCTGCGATCAAGAGAGCGTCCGCGAGGTCGTACCCGTCCTCGGTGCGTTCAATGACTTCAGCGATGAACGGGATAGCTGCCTGTGAGCCGGGGGCGACGAACATGTGTCCATCGGTGTCGATCAGGATGAGTGGAGTCATTTCGGGTCTGGTCTTTTCTAGTTGGTGCTTGTTGGTTTGGAGCTACTTGTTGGTGGGGCTTTTCGTGGTCACGTGTACTTCCGCTGGGGAGAGGATATGCGTAGTGCCGGTGGGGGTGACTTTAGAGCGGTCTGCTTCCCGGTTGTGTTGACATTCGCTGGTTGTTTCCCCACAGTAAGTGGCTGCGTATGGGAGGAACCCAACGTAGGTTTTCCCGTCGATCTTGAGCCTTGTAGGGGTTGCTTGTGCGATGTCGGGGTCTGGGGAAGCGTCTCCGTTTGGCACGTAGGAGAAGATGACTTTGGGCGTGAGAACTTGGGCTGCGTCCTCGACGGGGACGAACACTCCCCCTGCCCACGAGTCGTAGATGCTGAACAAGGCGTATGCGGGCTTGTTTCCGTTGTCGAAAGTGACGGGGACGAGGCAGGTTTCAGCGAAACATGTTGCGGTTGCTTCTGGGTCGATCACTCCGTCGTTGTATGGGCCAAGCCCGTTACCGGGGGCGATGAGTGAGGGGCGAGAGTTTTCGGGCCGGTCTTTGACTTTCCCGGTCCATGAGACGGCCCCGAGTTTCAGGTCGCCTTGGACGCACGACCAATACAACTGCGGGTCGCCGGTTTCGTACATGCGCTTACAGGTGTCTGGGTTTTCCTCGTAGTCGCTTGCGTTGTAGGTGATGCGCGGCGCGGGGGTGGTTGAGGTGGGGGCGCTGGGTGTTGGAGTGGTTTTTGCTGGTTTGTAGATGGTTTTCCCGAGGATGAAGAAGCCCATGAGTAGCGCGATGAGGATTGCGCACACGATGTAGACCTTGCGGCTCTGGTTTCCACCTTTAGCGGCCTTGCGTGCTTCAGCTTGTACCGTGGCGCGCTTGGGGGGCTGTTGGGGTTCTTCTTCCCCTGACCACGGGTCGTATTCGATTTCCATAAGTACCTCGGTTCTAGCGGATGAGTGCCGTATGCAAGATTGCGCTCAGGAGGGCGAATCCCATGAGGAATGCGACGGTCGTCATGAATCCCCAGATTTTCTCTCCGATTTGTCTGCCGGTCATTGTCCGATACTCCCCCAGCTTAGGGATGCGACTCCACCCCCTGCGGGTAGCGAAATAGGTGAGAGCAAAAATGATGATGAGCAGGGAAATGTAAGACACGAACGGCTGATGGAAGAGGCTCACGGGGCTGACGAGAACGTTCTCGGAAGCGGAGTATGCGGGTGCCCCGGCGTGTGAGGACACGTGAGCGGTGATAGCTCCGTCTGGGAGCGGGTTAGGGATTTGCGTTGTTGCGTCTGTTGGCGGGTGGAGGGCGAGTTGAGTGTCGTTGCGTGTCATCTGCCGGTTTAGTCGCGTGAGGGACGCGGATAGGCTACCGCCGATCACGTATGCGGTGATGATGAACATGAACCTGATGAGGCGCGCGCCGAAAGACGCGAAACGCCTTGCAAGCGGGTTGGAGCTGTTTGCCATGCTGCCCTTTCCTTTTGATTGCCGTTTTTTAATGGCTGGTCGTTGATTTGTATGGGCGATTGTTTGCGGTTTGGTTAATGGTTCCACCATACCACACGTGTATCGAAATTGAAACATGTGTGCGCTTAACTTTACGTGTGTGCGGTTTTCGTATATTCTTTTGGGCATGGACACCACAGAGTACACATCAGGCGACTTCCGACGCGCAGTCGGCCACCGGCTCAAAGTACGCCTATACGAGAAGGGAATAAGCATCGCTGATGCGGCGAACGCTATCGGCCTTTCCCGCGTCACCATGTCTCGCAAGCTCAACCAAACCTGCAACGAGACGTTCACGGTCGATGAATACGCACGCCTGTGTGACCTGATTGGTTCCTCTGCCGACGACATCTTCCAAGAAACCAAAAACGCTCTCTCCAACTAACCAAACCAAAGCCAACAGCCAGAAAACGTAAACCATGAGCAGTAAAGAACTAGCGTCCAGACAAGATGACGCACAAAACGTGGTTGTTCTCGACGTAACCGAGGGCGACATGGAGGCCGCTTCCCCGAAGCGGGAACGCTGTTTGTATGACGACGCGGATTTTCGCGCGTTCTGGACGATCTACCCTCGGCATGAGAACAAGAAGGGCGCATTCCGGTCATGGAAGAAGGCCCTAGAAGCCGGTTTGCGGGCCGAAGATATCCTGCGTGAAGCAACTGACTATCGGGAGCTTGTAGCTGCCGAGAATCGCGATCTGCGGTACGTGAAGCACCCGACCACGTTCTTGAACCAGCTTGACGCTGACAGTATCGGGGACGCGCGTAAAAGCATGGTTGACGCGGCTCAGTTTGAGCGCGAAAAAGAATACATGGCTTCCACTCAGCGTCAGCGCGGCATGAGCATGAGCCAATACAGTGCGGAAGAAGAAGCTAAGGCCGTGCGCCGCCAGTTGGAAACCTACCCGGTTCTAACCGGGCAAGACATTGACTCAGCCGCACGCGATCTTGGGTTCATGCTCGAAGATATCCCCCAGCACGCGGACATGATTGGCGGGCTGGACAAGATTAAGACCAGCCTTGAAGAAGTCGTCCCGAAGATGACTAGCCTCGTGGAAGCCTACAACGCTTACGTGGCCTCCACGACGATGGAAGAACTCGCCCGCACCTCCCACAACCTACAGGCAGTGTGCGCGCAGACAACAAGCGTGATCTTCCATAATGCGTGCCGCTACGGGTGGTACAAGACGTTCCATAACGTTCACGCAATCCCCAAGGCGATCATCATGCAAGCCGCGCGCGGCGGCATGAACCTAGAGGATGCGCGCCGTCAAGCAGCATTAGCAGCCTTGGATGACGTAAAGCTCCTGAGCGGCAAAATCAATCACAGCGCGGTAGCAAGCGTCCTCACTGAAGCTCTCTCCCACGTGGAGACGGGAAGTGACGTAGACGCGGCGATCAACAATACTTTGAGCTACTTGCGTCCCCAGCAGGAATACTCCCCACAGGAACAAGCGGTTTTCGCGAAAGAAATCTACACGAAAGTCCGCCCCGCGCCTGACATGCTTGAACTCGACCAACAGCAAACCAAACTCCTTGTAGAAAGCCGGTGACCAGACATGTATGTCACTCCTGAAACGATGCGCGAATGCCTCACGAAACTGTCCGAAACCGGTCTCATCCGCCCGCTCCCCGAAGCGCCTAAGAAACTGGAAGCACTCACCCAAGCGTGGCGTGAGGGCATTATCCCGAACGCGACGGACGCGAACATGAAGGCCGCTGTTTCCTACCTCATGCAAGAAGAAGAAACAGGCGGCTCCTACGTGACTGTTGCCCGGTTCAATAAGGCTTTGCGCGTGGTACGCCAGCGCGCAGCCTCAGCTCGAAGCCAGATCATTAAGGACTTGGAAGAAAGCGACACGGGTGTACTCGCTGAACTCACCATGAACGACACCGCTGACGAGGCCCTTGAAGAGAGCAACCAGTACGCGGGCTTGTTGTATCGGCGTGCGGCTCACATGGCAGCAGCCGGTGGTGCGTCAAAGCGCGGCATCGAACGTGCGGGCACTATCGCTGTTCAGCGTTTCAATGAGGGCGGCGCGCTCAAGAGCTTGTATGAGCACTTCCAAGACCTGAGCGAGGCAATCTCCGGTGGCACGTTCCTGTCCCCCGTTGAGACCGCTGCCGTGTTCTCGACCGACAGTGAGCCGAGTAGTGTTGCCGCTTACTCGCCCGACCGTATCCAGCAACTCATTCACGGGCGCACGCAAACACCATCAACCGCTAACAGTGGAGCGCGTAAAGCCCAAGACTCCCCCGAAGCGAAAGAACGTATCCGTCAAGCTAACCGGCAGATCGTCGAGTCAATTAAGCGACGCGGCATTGAAGCTCGGGAAGCGAAACGGGAAGCGGAACGCGCGCAGCAAGAAGAAGAACGCCGCCACGCGAACGAAGCTCTCGCACAGTTGGAAGAACTCATCACAGCCGGACAGATTGAGCTTTAACCAGACAAGCACACAGTCCGAACTGTTTAACACCAACCACAACATCAGCAAACACCAATAGGAAAAACGAACAGAATGATTACTATCAGTTACCCGTCCGGCTCTATCAGTGGGGACACTGTTTTCGACATTGAGGAACGTATCTCGCGCATGTCTGACAGTGAGCAAAACACCCCCGTGTGGCAGTGGGATGAGGCTCGCAAGGTCTGGCAGCGTTTCGACGGCGCGACCACTGACCTGTATGGGCCAGATGAATACCCGCTGCGCATCAAGGACCTCATTCGGTTCCTCGCCTATGTCCTCGATGATGACACGATCAGTGTCCGAGATATCAAGGTTGAAGTCAGTCTTGAGGACGATGAACGCCCATTCCCGTGGGAAGTACTCGCCTACCGGGAAAACATCGGCTTAGGACGAGCACAGCTCGCTCGCGCACTCAAAGCACGCGGCCCGAAGCTCGTGGAAGCATGGGAAACTGGGGCGACTAAGCCCGGCCCGTGGGTGGGTGACGGGATTGAAGAAATCGCCCGTAAGCATGAGAAGGCCGCGCGTGACCTACAGGCCGCTATCTACGCGACCGATGGGGATACTGTCGCCGTCGTATGTCCCCACGCTGACAGCTTCCCGCCAGACAGCGCGTGGGGCGCGTATGAGTGGCTGAACTTGTGCGCCCGCGTGATCGGTGGCCCTAAGCGCGGTGTTCGTATCGTCCGAACCCCTGAGCAAGCAGAAGAGCGTGGGTGGCCTCTCGTAAACGTTGCCCATATCTTGAACCGTGACTACTCCAAGCCAAACAACAAGCCTGAAAACTAGCCAGAAAGAAGAAACACCATGACATTCACTGTCTACACTAAAAGCAACTGCCAACAGTGCGTCGCAACCAAGCGGCTACTTGACCGCCGTGGCGTGCCCTATACGACCGTTGACCTTGACGCTGACGCAAGCCAGATCGAGGTCGTGAAAGCCCTCGGGTTCACATCAGCTCCGGTGGTTACCGTGACTGACGGGACTCGAACGATTGATTCTTGGGGCGGTTATAGGCCCGACAAGATCAAAGAACTCGCTTCCATCAACTAAAACACTCTCACAGAAAGAACACTCAACATGTCCATCATTTCGATTGTCTCAATCGTGTTCGCGATTGTTTTTACCCTATTGGCCGCGTTCCTCATCTTCTACTACGTGCGCATGACTAAGCAGCGTGACGAGGGTGGCCGTATGGGCTTCACTCAGACCAAGGGAACTGTCTCCGCTGAGACGGACGAAAACGGTGACCTCACATGGGGCGACTAGAAGTCCGCTAAAAACGCTAAACGGGGCGCTCAGAGCAATTTCGTGTTCTGAGCGCCCCGTTTTCGATAGAAAAGAGCGTTTTTTCGTCGCTAAGAGCGATATGACCACAGTCTGTCTTTTGTGAGGACTGTTCCGGCCCATACGGTTGCAAGTTGCCCGTCAATGTGAATGGGGGTCTCGCGGTGGGCTTTCAGGTTGATTCGGCACATGTGAATGGTGTTGTTCACGGGCATGTCGCGTACAGGGAACCGATCTCGGTCGCTGGGGACAGCTTGGTCAGCATGTACTTCCTGAACCCATAGGGTTCTCTCAGTGCATCGAATCACCTGCCAGAACCTAATTATTCTTACGTCGAGGGGCATGGGGCGTTCGGTTACGAAGATTGTGCCGATGGGGTAAAGTTTCGAGTCGTTTTGAGCTTCCCCTTGCTCGACTATGCAAGTGGCGATGTTCCTGACATCTTTTTCCTTCATTACTAGCAGGCGTGCAATGTGTTCGGGTTCCATTCCGAGCGCGATAGCCGCGATTATGTTGTCGTTCCGATCTAGGCCGGGGATGACATACCCCGGCGTGTGTAAGAGCATCCGGTAGTAAATGGGGAAGCCCTTTTTTAGCATTTTGTCCGGGAAGTCGATGAAGCCTTCCGCTTCTTCAACTTCCCCTGTCGAGTAGTTGTAGATGCCAGTGACTTCATAGTGTGGGCCGTGTGCTTTCAGTACGTGATCTGCCCACTTTGTGATTGCGCGTAGCGCCTCATACTTATCTAAGTTGCTAGGGAAGCTCTCTTTGTATGGCCCCACGTGAGACACGTAAGCGCTGACTTTGCTGAACAATGTTTTTGGAACCTGCGAGTCTCCCCTACTGGCGTTAACTGCGTATCCCGTGAGAGTGTCTAGGTCAACGCCGTTTTGTGCGGTTACAACAAAGCGTGCTTTTTCTTTCCCATTGAGGAGATAGGAAATCCGTGCGAGTGGAATATGCGTGCCTTTAAGGTGCTCAATCTTGAACTCATACGGCAGGAGGTCGCTTGCGCCGTGGAAATTGAGTTTTCCGCTTTTCCCTTCTTCTTCCCACTCGACAACAGCGATTACCCCGGCATATCTGCTGAGGGGGACGGTTTCTTTCTTCTGACTCATTGGGCTATTGCCTTTCTCGTGCTAAATGGTTGTGTTTGGCTAGGAGTAATCGTCGGATAGTTTCGCGCGACTAAACAGTGCGATGAGCGTCCTCTGTGAATACTTTCCTGGCCCAGATGGTTGCGATATCCCCGTCGATGCGGATGGGTGCCCCGACTGCGGCTTTCAGGTTGATGCGGCACTCGTAGATAGCGTCATTCTTCATAGTGTCGCGCACGGGGAGATATCGTCCTGTCTGGCGGTCTCCTGCGGCTTGTAGCTCTTGCATCCAGAGGGTTCTTTTCGTGCAGCGGACCACTTGCCAGTACCTAAGAAGCACCTGATCGGATGCCATAGGGCGCGCGGTCATGAAGATTGTCCCAATGGGATAAAGTTTCGACTCGTTTCGTGGGTCTAGCCATATTCTGCGCGCGGGGGCGCTGAATGCTCTGGCTTGTTCTTCTGAAATTGACAGTAGCCATGCGATGTCTTTTGTTTCGGCTCCGAGTGCGGCGGCTGCGAAAGCGTTGCTCTCTACGCTTAGGTGCGGGAAGAAGCACCCCGGCGTGTTCACGAGCGAGGGGAAGTGAATGGGGAGGAGGCCCATTTCTTCCATTGTTTTGGTGAAAGTAACGTTGCCGTCTTGAATCTCTAGGACGTCTTTCCTCTTGTAATCGTAGATTCCGGTTATTTCACATCGGGGTCCGCGCGTCTCTAGGATGTGTGTTGCCCACTCTGCGACTTTGCGCACCAAAGTAGATAGTCCTGGACGGCAATCGACAAACCGCGCGTATGGCCCCTTGCAGAGGTACACGAATGCCTTGTGAGAAAACATTTGCTTGTAGGAACTCGGGAACTGTGACCTGCCTTCAAGGTACAAACTGGCGTAGAACTCGACCATGTTCGCAGTGACAGTTTCCCCTTCTCTCATGTCCTCAACGAAGCGCGCTTTTTCTTTCCCGTTAAGGAAATAAGTGAATCGCGTGAGTGAGACGGTGCTGCCTTTAAGGTGATCGACCTTAAACTCCAACGGCGGGAACTTATCTTGGAAGTTACCTGTGCCGTGGAACGTTACCCTGCCGCTCTCGCCTTCTTTCTCCCACTCAACATCAGCGGTCACGCCGACATACCCGTGGAGAGGGACAGTTTCTTTCTTCTGGCTCATCGTCCTGTTGCCTTTCGGTTGTTAGATGGTTGCTGTTGGTTAAGAATAATCGCCGGACGCTTGCGCGGGCGTACCCTCCCAGACGTATGCGCGCGCGTTCTGAATGCAGATAGGGGTATTTCGTCCGAACCGGAGGTTAATTCGGCACTGGTACACGGTGTCGTCAACTGGTTCTGGGGGCATGACGGGCATTAGCTCCTTGTATGTCGGAGTGTTGACTGTCGCTGTGACGCGGATTCGCTGAACCCAGAGGGTTTTCTCGGTACTGCGAACAACCTGCCAGAAAGAGACAGTTGTTCTCTCATAGCTCCATGAGGTCACGAGGATTGTCCCAGTGGGATAGAGCTTTGACTCACCACTCTCCCCCGTTGCGCGAGGCTTCTTTCCTGCCCGTCGGCTCTCCTTGATGATGTCTTTCACTTCTTCCTTGGGGAGTGCGAGTAGGAACGAAATGAAGTTGACGCTCATGTCGCGCGCGTGGCAGTAGAGCACGGTGTCGTGTGCGTCTAGGTCGTCAATGAGGCCGGGGGTTTTTAAGAACTGCTGGTAGGTGATGGATGCGCGTAGATTACGTTGGCTTACCAACGGCTGTTGCGGCATTTCGCCAAGCCTTGCTACCTCCGCAGCGAGATAGTCACACATTGCCGCTTCATCGTGCCTAACACCGTATTCTTCATAGACTTGGAACGCCCAACGCGCAATTTCGTCTGCAAGTGTCCTGAGCCTCTTGAACTCAGGGTGACCGTCGAACGGGCCGTTCTTAATGAGAGATACAGTCTTGTAGAAGAAAATCTTCTTCAGCCCAATCATGCGCTGAACAGAGCGCATTCTGTCCGGTGTTACTTCAATGCCTGCCATGATGCTTTGCGCGTTTAATGGTGCGCCGGACTTTGGTCTGACATACCGCGCATAGTCGTTGCCGCCACGGTAGTAGATGATGCGAATGATCGGCTGGTGAGTTCCTTTAAGTTCTTCCACCTCGACACTGATCGGCTTATACCGCGAGTCACTGAAAACAAGTGTTCCGCGTTCGTCTTTTTCTTCCCACTCAAGTCTGACAGTGACGCTAGGGTTGGTCGGGACCTGAGCGATATCAGTATCGCGTGCCATTACGCTGTTTTCCTTTCGGCTAGTTGCAGGTGCTTGAAGGTGTTGAGTACCTGCGGGTTGGTGAGGCTGGCTTGTTGGTCGATGGAGGCGAGTTGTTTGCTTGTGGCTATCACGTCGCGCGTGAGGTGGTGTGTGGCGGCGTAGCGTTTCGTGAAGCCACTGTGCGCGTGGACGTGTTGGAAGATGCTTTCGGCTACGTGCCACGTGTAGGGGGTGAGCGCGTTTTTGTGTGCGATGAGGAAGTAGAGGGCGCTGACTTTCTCGTAGCAGTCGTACATGTCGTAGCCGCCACAGTGGGCCGCTGCGTAAGCGCCTGATGGCGTGGACGTGTCTTGTGGGGTGCGTGCGACGGGTTTACCGAGGTCAATGTAGGCGGCTGCGTGAGCTAACGCGGGGTTGTCTGCGTATGGGCCGCTCGCTGCGATCTGTATGGCGCGCTCGCGGTGTTTCGCGATTGTTTCCACGTGGTAGGGGTTGCGGTGGGGTGCGTCAATGTTGAGCGTCATTTCGGGAATGTACTCGTCGAACGCGGGGCATTGCAGTTCTACTGCGTCTGCGTCTACTCCGAGGCGCGGAATATCCAAGTGCAGGTACATGTAGCGGATAGCTTCTTCAGGTACCCGAGCGTCCCCCATACGTAAAGCGTTCTGGGCAAGAATCTGAGCGAGAGGCTTATGAATGATGAGCGCGATGACGGGAACATTAGGGTGACGTTTCTTCACGTCCTGATACAGATCGGCGCGTAAGAGTCGCCTAATGTTCGTCGCGTCAAAGAACACGTCTTGTCCCATGTCCAGCAGCGTGTGAATGTAACTGTAAGCAGCCTTGAATACTTGCGGGTTATGTTTGTTGCCTTCCGTGAGGGAACCGTATCGTTCGATGCGAATAGCGTCTGTAGACACGACATTACCGGCGCTAATCCTGTTCACAAGGCTTGTCTTACCGACCCCCGCTGGGCCGATGAGGATATAAAGCGCTGGCATGAGAGCCTGCCTTTCTACGGGCGGTACAAGAATCCGGTTGTATGGCTGTAAGTTAATGCTCCGGCAGCGCCCGTAAGGATGTTAAAACGGTCTTGCGGCGTGTAGACGAGCATGTTCCCGTTGAGTGTCTTACGTCGCCGCGCGTACATGATTTCCTGCAAGGTGAACGGGCTGCGGATTTCTCGGGGCTTGGGCTTGGTTCGATCTCCTAGCGCGATACGCACCTCGGAAGGGATGGGGAACGTCATTTCATGCGTGGTGAGGACGGCCTGCAAAATCGCTTTCGCCCGGTGTCGGGATATCTCAATTTCCACGCACGGTAGCGGCGTTAGAAACGCTCCGTTCTGGCGTTCAACGTACACGTAGTCGTAGAGAGGGCCTTTCTTTTTCCGCAAGGCCACATCAAGAAAATCGCGCTTTTTAGAAACCGAAGAGGTCATTTTTTCCCATAGAAAGTTTTGCCTGATGGCTTCAATAAGCACTCGGTTAGCGACGTAGTAAGAAGCGTGCAACGACTGTCGCGCCTGCTCGATAGTTAAACCAAGCTCATTGAGCGCGACAGCTTGAACGACACCAAGATTGAATGAGCGCTTAAAAGGTCTTTTCGACTGGTGTGGCATAAATACGAGTGTCTTTCACGAACCTTAGCGGGAACAGACAATAAGCCCATCATTGAGGAAACGTAGGCTCAAGACACTGGCGCGAACGATACTGTCCCACTCGCGGACTATAAATACGCGACTGCCTGCCACTAAGGGGCGTTCTGACATGTCTTGCGGGAACGCTAGGAGCGCTGCGCTGGCTGCTTCGGGCATGTCCGCTGGGTAGCGTGGCGTAGTGGCGTTCCCGTCACTGGGGCGAGTCCCGTAGCCAACGTAGAGACCAAGGTCGGTTTTCAACGGTGGTTGGCCTTGGGGGGACGTGAGGTTGCGGAGAATAATGTTCGCGCGTTGCCTACTGATTTCTAGTTCTGGCGCGATATTGACAACGGCCCTGCCGCTTTCGCTTTGGACAATTGAAAATAAGCCACATAGCTGCTTCTGATTGTCCGGCTCAGCGAGCGCCCACAGTTCAACAAGAACCGCTGGCCCCCACGCTTGGACACGCACTTTCAGGCCGTCCCACAGGAAGCCGTCTTTAATGGCTTTGCGCAGGACGCTTGCTGTGATCTTGGCTCGCAGCCCAGTGTCGGCTCGTACTTGGTCGAGTGTTACTTTCTGGCGTTTGAGTGTGGCCGTGGTGGCCTTACCGAGATCGAATGCGTCTGAGAGCTGCATGACTTGCTCCTTCACTAGGTGCTAGTGGTTAAAAACGTCTTGTTTTAATGTGTTTCCGCTGTTATTCCGCGCGTTTCAAGCTGTTATCGGTAACTAAATTGGCCGCTTTGGAGGCTTAGAGTGTTTTTCCATCCTCGGAACGTGATCTTGTCCCCTGACTTGAAAGATAACGTGTGGGGGACGTATCAGGGGGACATTGTTGTGTCCTACCAGAGGCCCGGAAACCCTAAGTTGAGTCTTGGGGTTTTGACGTTGCGTCAAGTGGGTGCGTCCACGATTCAAGTGACTGCGACGGGTAAGACTACGGGCTTCCACCCGCAAGCGTCGTTCGCGTGGAACATTTATGTCGCTGAACGTAAGCCGGATTTGCGTATGGTCGCGTGCCTCATGTTCCCGCTTGTCGCCCCGTGGCGGTACACGCGGGAGGACTTGATGCTTGTTGCAAGCCGGGCGCGTGATTTTATGCGCCGAGCAGACCAGAGGGAAAACGGTATGCCCTTGGACATCGTGTTCGACCTGTTGGGTGGGATGCTGCACTACTATCGGCCCGGCGAACTGGATGTGTTCGCGCAGACCGCGCCGGGGACGTTCATGGCTCGCACGGACTTGATTCACCAGTCTGGGGGGAACCGTAAGCGGCTCATGAACATGGTTTATGCGGCTTGGCGGGCGCACGAAAACGGGTGCGCCGCGTCGTTGAACTTCCGTGGCATAGACGCTTCACGCGCCTATAACGAGATGTACAGCGTGGACTACGATTTTCAGATCAGCCAGTACAACTTGGACCGTAATGATCGGATTCCGGCTGACCTTTAACGGTGGTGTGCGCCGTTTAGTGGGCGTTTAACAGTCAAGACCAGAAACCTATAAAGAAAGAGACTGTAACCATGCTCTACTACCCTGACCGCGTGTCCTTGAAGGGCCGAGACGTGTTTTATAACTTCCGGGCTGAGGGGAAGAAGAAGGTTGCCCGGTTTGAGACCGACGCTGACATGGGACGTATTCGCGTGAAGCTCCCCAATGGGACTGCGTTGTGTGAGTACACGACGGACTCATTGTTTGCTGATAAGGAAGCCTTGCGGTTCACTGTCGCTCAGCTCCTTACCGCCGCCACGTTCACTGTTGAGGATGCGACTGTCGCGGCTCGTAATGTTCGTCGCCACATGAAGGTCGTTATCGAAAACGAGGGGCTTCATAGGCCGGTTATTTTCACGCTGTTCGGTAAGGAAATCACTCAGCGTGAGGCTCTAGAAACGTATGCGTTCGGACATTTCGTGATGGACTCGAACTTGATGCTCATGGACGAGGAACGCTCTCGCATGTTCACTCGTCACCTCGTGTTCTGCATGTGGGCGGCGTTTAAGGAAGCTGCCGAGGTGGTAGAGGCTGTTCCTGCTGGCGTTGACCGTAACACCTTGTACACGACGTTCAGGAATAGCTATAGCGAACGCTGCTCGACGCTCATGAGCGCACCAATGACCACGAACGGCCTACCCGCGTCGGTCCAGCTCTGAAAAGTGGGGACAGAGCGTGATTTACGACCCTAGATTCATTAAACTTGCGCCAATTGAATGCGGTGATACATACACGATTTATCGTGTCGTTTACGCACCAGAGCGTAAGTCCCCTACGTTGCTTGGGGAAATGCAAGTGGGACGGTTATCCCCGGAAACCGGCTACATGATTGTGAAGCCTTACGATCTAGACCACTCCCTCAGTCGCTACTTTGATCTGGACTATTTCACATTCCCTGACACGCCCGCCCATTTGCGCTATCACACTGCGGCTTTGATGAGTGCCGTCACGAACGTTGACTTAGCTAACAAGATTGACTGTGAGCATATTGCTCGTATCGTTACTCGTATTCGGCGCGGTCTCACCCTCGCAAAAAACTCTAGCTCAACGGCTAGGTTTGACCTGTTTGGAGAACAGTTAACCGGTGCGCCGTTTGATTCATGCTTCATGCAGTTACGGACTAACTGGCGTGGCCGTAGCGATGAGGAAATTCGCCGTTCAGTTATGGTGACGGTCGCTCGCTCTTGGCTTGCTTTCCAGCAAGCATGTCGCACTGTCACTCAGAGTCGCCCGCAAGGAAAGGATAGTGACGTTCTCTTTAAGTACAAGTATGAGGCAGTAATTCAGAGACTAGAGCGCCTTGATGAGCCTCGCTTGGACCTGTAACCGTAGGAGCAAAAAGTGATTGCCTTGGCCGACGAAATGCAGAGGATTGCATGATGACTGATGAGATGCCTGCAATTGGCATGGACGAGAACCGGCTGCGCCACTGTCGCGGTGTAGGTGTGAGGGCTTCCGAACTGGGGTGCGCCCTGTTCGGGTGGTCGGACGAGAAGTGTCGAGAAATGTTCGTCATGGGATACCTGCACGACATTGGTTATCAGTTCGCCCATGAACAATCCGAGCACGAGGAACTTGGTGGCGACCTGCTGCGTTCTCTCGGTTTTGCGTACTGGGCTGAGATTTTCCATCATGGGGAGCCAAATAGCTCCTACCAATCACCAGAGCTTCTGGTCCTCAATCTGGCGGACATGCTGACATCCAAGGACGGTAGCGCGACGACCATCCCTGCGCGCCTTGATGACATTGCGAGCCGCTACGGCGTTGAATCAACGCAATACGTGGCGGCAAAGAGACTCGCAGAGGTGCTTGTCGCTCAGGTACAGGAGATCGAAGGCTCACAGAGCGTCCTCAGCCAGCTCATCTCATTGGATTCGCAATCGTAGGAGTAGAAGTGATTTACAACCCAGAGAACATTCGGCTACGTGAGGTGGACTCGCGTTCCGGTCGCCGCTTCAAGGTCAGTTACTACTTCCGTAGTCTCGACGTGCGCAACGGTGGTAATCCGGTTCGCCCGTTGGGTGAGCTTGAGGTTGAACTGTTTCCTATGCGTGCGGGGCGTGTAAGCGCACAAGCGGCTAGGTCTCCCCTATTGGTGCGGTATTTCGACGAGGGTGATCTCGCGTTCCCGACCGTTGATCGCACTATTGCCCGCCATGCTGCGTTAATGATGTCGTCTGTTCCGAACTGGATGGGCTTTAACGCTGATGACGTGAAGCGTGTGGCGACTCGTATTCGCCGCACTATGGCGCGCATGGTTGAGCAAGGCCGCGTGCCTGACAGTGGCGTTATCTTGTTCGACTTCTTTGGTGAGGCGATCAGTGTTGGCGAGGTGCCCCGCCTCGATTATGAGGATGCGTTTACGCTTATCCCGGTTCACGTGAGGTTGCTTGACTGGTCGCCGGAAGAAGTTCGCACTCTGTTACGGCAGTTGGTTGCCGCGTCATGTTCTGCGTACCGAACCGCGTGCCTACAAAGCGCAATGGAAGGCCCGACTGCAACGCCTCGGCAAACGTTTATTACTCGCTACAGTCGCGCACATGCTGACGCTCTTGCCATGTATCGCGGCGAGAAACCAAAAGACCCGGCTCTTCTTGAGCTATGACAAGGAAAGGACTTCCCAATGCTTCTCGTCGTTAAGTTCCGTAATCAGATTCACCGGCTTAACCCAGCCTTACAGGTGGACATGAAGAACATCCGTATTAACGGCGTTGCGCGCGGTTGCTACGGCTACATCACTGACCCGGCTACCGGCCTCGTTATCGAGGTGGACACGGAAGAGTCTTGCTGTGTAAGAGAGCGCGGTAAGCCGGGAATGATTTATCGCGGCGTATGGCGTGAAGCAGGTCGCCAAAATATGGTTCGCGGCGTGAATCACTGGTCGAACGAGGACACGATAGCGAGAGAGATCGTACAGGCGTTTAGGGAGCCTGAACGTTCTGGCTTATGGAGACGTGTTCGATGAACCCTAGAAGAAAGACGGCTGTCGCAATCTAATCCAATTAGGCTGCGGCAGCTATTTCACATCAACTGCATAAGTCTCAACCAGAGAGGACGATAATCATGCTGTTATTACCTGAAAGGCTCACGTTGAAGCCTGTGTCTAGGCCGCGCCCTTATGGTGATCGGCGTTTTTGGAATGTGTTCTACAAGGAGCCGGACTGGGAGAAGCCGCGTTTTGTGGGGGTTCTAGAGGTTTCTAGTAGTCCTAGACGGCAAACGTACTCGGTTCAGGCTGCGACAAGCATGAACAAGCTGAAGTGGAAGATAGAGGGAGACCTCGCGGCGATTGAGCCCGATATTTCTCTCACTTTCCCCGAACAGTTCAAGCCTGCTAACGCGACGGCCATGACGTACTATGCGGCGGTTTTGTTGAACTGCACAATCATGTGGGGGTTGACTGAGGAAGATGTGAACCGTATTGCGATGCGGTGCCGTCGCACTATCCGTAGGATTCGGGAAACGCTTGGCGTGGAGAATGGTTTCTCATTGTCGTTGTATGGGAGCGCTGATGTGCGCGAACCGCAGGTGTACGCAACGCATAAGCAAGATAGTGCATATGCGGGGAGTATCAGCATTCCTGAAGCGCCGCCTAGTGACTCTCGGGACACTGCGGTAGTGCGCACTGCCGTGCATACCGCGTGGTGGGCATACAAGATGGCGGCGAGTTCGTCTTTTGTTTTGTCGCAAGATGTCCACGACCCCACTGAGGCTTTCCTGCGTGAGTTCATGAAGGCCCGTAGGTTCGTGGAAGCGCAGTCGCGTAAAGAAGGTTCTTTGCCTGCGTTCTCGTCCGCTGGGTTCTGTCGTTCCGATGAGGTGGATGCGGCGACTTCGCGTGAAAACGGGCGTGTTCTTAACTCGTGGTTCGCGTATGATGACACTCGCTCAGAGTTCGACCTCATTGAGGGCGATCCGGTTACGTCCGGGGAGATCGCGGAAATGATGTATGACGCTGCCTGCGCGGAACACTCTCGGACGGGCATTGTTGCCCCGTGGAAGGCGTTTGAGAAGGTTGCTGTGCGTCTTGTAGCCGGAGGCAGTATCCCCGGCTATCAGGGCATGATTCTTGCGGATGATTCGATTAGGTCGATAGCTAACCGGTATCCCCGTAACGATGAGGAATACGCCTTTGTTTCCTTGTTCAAGGAGTCGCACTTGTCGGATAAGAACCTTTCTCTTGGCGCGGCCCATGATGACTATGACGGGCGCTACCGGAAGGTTGCGGCTATCGCGTGGCTTCTCGCCCGAGAGGGACGAAGCGCGCTAAGGAGTTTTGAGTCCTAACGGTAAAAGCAGTGGCCCACCTTGGTTTCCTTGGTGGGCCACTGCTTTTTGCGTGTCAGTATCCGTAGTATTGGCTGACGGGATGTCCGTCCCACGGGAGCATTATGTCTCCGGTTGGTGACTTCACGCAGTGGAATCTTTTCTCTCGGAGGATGCGTGCCATGTGGGGCTTTACGCGCGGGTTGTAGGTGTCCGCAATCGGAACAAGGTCTTTCCTCAGTGTTGCCGAGTCGTAGGCGACTACGTGCGAGGTGATCTGCGCGTACCACACGGTTCGCTCCGTGCAGCGCACCACTTGGTAGAACAAGACAACGCTGTCCCCTGTCCGGTAATTACCGCGATCAACGAAGATTGTTCCAACGGGGAAAAGCGTGGATTCTTTTGAGGCTGTCATGAGCGTGTTTCCTACTCGTCGAGTGGCTGGTTGAGGATGCGGGAGATTTTGCTGGCGCTGACTCCCATGAAGAACGCGATCATTTCTTGCGTGTAGCCTTGTGCGGCCCACAGGAACACGCTTCTCGCGAATGAGCACTCGTCGTACAAAGCGGGCGTGTCGAGAATGTCGTAGTACGCGACAAGTCGCACGTGTGGCGGGAGGTTCTTCTTGTCGATATTGGAGAAAATACCGTTAAATTCCGCTGTGAATGAGAGCATTTTTACGTCGATGAGCCACTTGCAGTTGCCCGCTTCTTCTGGCGTGATAAACCCGCCTTTTAGTGCGTGAAACAGGTTGAAACACTGTTCGGCAATCTGGCGGTAGGTATCCTTTTCGATTTCTGTATCAGGATAGTGTGGTTTGTGTACGCCGATAGCTTTACGGACCTTGAAAAAGAAGCCCTTTTTATAGTTGTCGTCGTCGCAACTTTTCTTGGGGCAGCAACGAACAGATGTCGGGGACTTAATTTCAAGACCTTGAAGTAAATCTCGCGCAGTCAATGGGTTAGCCAGGTAAAAGCGAGAAACAAACCTTGTTCCGATAACCATGTCATCGTGCGTCAGGTAAGTCACTTCACGGATAAGCCCATGACGGTCAATAGGTTTGGTGATGAAGTGGACGGGCTTGAATGCGGGGTCTGAGAACGTCAAAGTCCCTGTTAGTTCGTTACTTGACCAGTTGGCTACTGCTTGAACGTCGGGGCAAAGCGGCAGAGGATAAGGCTTCTGATCGTTCATAACGGTTTCTCCTATTGCGGATAGTTTGGAAGCTCTTAACGTGTAACCTCTGTTGAGACGGCTAGACAGGGTTTATTAGCCTTGTTTTTCCGCTGCCCGCAGCCTCATGTACGTGTCCAAGATGTCTTTGTCTACGATTTTCGAGCTACTGTCGATTTGCGCGAAAGCGCGTGCGGTTTCCAACAGATCGCCGGTGAGGTGGTGGCGGTTGATGTACTTGTCGGTAAAACCACGATGGGCTTGCATATGGTGGAAGATTGCTTCCGCAACGAACAAGGCGTGCGCGTCAAGACAGTCCTTGTGGGCGATCATCCAGTAGACGGCGCTCACGTTCTCATGGCCTGCGTACTGGTCGTGACTGCCGTAAATGGATGCGATATACGCCGATGATGGTCTGGATAGGTCTTGTGCTGTGCGTGCGACGCTCTTACCGAGGTCGTGGAACGCTGCGATATCCACTAATGCGGGCCGGGTGGTGTCTTTATGCGCGTTATGTACCGTGAGGGCAACATGCTCAGCAATGGACTCCACGTGATACGGGCTGTTATGAGGCGCGAGGTACGAGTGGTTGATTTCCGGCAGGTAGGCCGAGAAGTCGGGTGTTTGCAGCGTGAACGTGTCGCAGTCCACGCCTACGCGCGGGATTTGCAGCCCTAGATACTCGTCTCGAACATGGGACGCGCTCACATTGTTAGAACGCTTGATAGCCTCTGCGAGCGGTACATGCACCAACACGACAACCACCCGCACGCCCGGGAACCGTGCTTTCACCTCCCGATATAAGTGCGCGCGAGACATGCGAGAACAGTTAGGCGCTATGAAAACCGCGTCCAAACCGCGCTCTAACAATGCGAATAGTTTCTTAAACGCGCGCCGCGTCACTGCGTCTTTATACTGGCGATCAACCACCGGGGAGCCATACGCTTCACGGTGAATAGCACTCAGTGAGACAACACTGGAATCCAGAAAACATGAAGCCGCATCCTGCGTCTTACCCGCGCCCATAGGTCCCACATAGACAAATAAAGTCCCGTACATGACTGTTAAACGCCTCAAGTTAAAGCGTTTTAGGCACAAAAAGCCCCTCCGGGTGGCTTTGCTTGTGCTTTTCTCTCTTCCCTCTACTGTGGCTGAGTTACTGCGTTATCGTTTCGCTTCTTTACGCTTCCACGCTGCACTCACGCTTTGGAACTTTGAGCGCGGAGTTGAACGTTTGTGCAGCCATGAGCGGGAAGCAACCAACAGCGGAAGCGGGAACTCTTAATAGAAACTTAAGAACACGTGAACTGTAGTTAACTGCTCACTGTTCTACAGCGTTACTCATCTCTTTTCTTTGAGCGGCAGTGGGCAGAGAAGTGCCTCTAATCATCTCAGCTAAAAACAGCGGTTAAAACTCGCTGTAAAGCTAAGACTCTTAGAGGCACTACGAATCAACCCAAACTTTTCTCGTCACGTATAGCGTCGTCGTAGGGGCCGGGGCATTACTCCCAACCGGTGGCGGCATATTCTGCAAACTCCGGTAATCTCACTGGTTTGTTAGACACACCCAACCGCTTTGTATCTGTGTGAGCGGTTGAATCGAGCCGTGGCACCCCTTCGCCCCCGCACATCACCATACGGGGATAGGCTCGCTGTTTTGCAGATCGTTAAAAAATCCCGCACAACCGGGGACGCACCGAGTGTCAGTCGGTGGGGAGGTCGTGAGATTCCTGTACTCCTGGCCCCCCAGTAGACAACCAGCTTTCGCAGGCTTCCAAAGGCTTCGCACTGTTAAGGGAATGTGCTATATTGGCTCTAGTTTCTTGGTGCTGCTAATCCTAGCAGCTTTCAGGTCCGTGACAGTTGGCTTTTTGGGTCGCTACTGTTGCGGGCCTGATTTTTTTCGCCTATTTACAGTCTTTACTCAGTAAAGTGATTTGCGTTACGGCGTGTTGCTTGTATGCTTACGTGTGAGAACAAGAAACGCGGTGGCGATGATCGTGTTTCGTGTCCTCTGTATTGAGATCGCATGGCGACATGGGCACGGGGTTTCCTCATTTTCCTTGTGTTTGTGTCGTTTTAAGGCTCGCGCGGTGCCCCCTCCACTTCTGGTGGGCCGCGCGGGCCTCGTGCTTTATAGGCGTGTTCCTGACAGAACATGGTGGTGGCTGTAGGCTTAGTTATGTGAGTGCTGGCGGTTGTGTTGCTTCCAGTTTTTTCACAGTGATAAATACACGGCGTGAGCCGCGCGGTCTTAGCCTCGATGGGCCGTGCGGTTCACGCTTTTTTATGCCCTCTCCCCCATGTTTTCGAGTGTTGTAGGTTAGCAACTTTCTTTGCCCCTAGTGTGGGGCTTGAGTAGAGAGGTGACACTAAGCATGGTGTCGTTTGATGACGTGTTGAAGGCGTTGGGTGGTCATTGGGTCACTGACGGTGAGGGCACGGATTACGGTTCGTGGACTCCGAACACGGTGAAGAGCCTGATTATTTCCCATGACGGCGTGTATGTAGAAAAGCATGGGGCGAATAAGGGTGCGTTGACTCCTGCTAACCCGAAGAATGCTGATTCGCGTCGTTCTCCGCTGCGCGCGTTGTCGTATAAGCAGTTCGGCGCGTTGGAAGTGATTGTCGCGCCGGAAAGCATGTTTGAGGGCGTGGATTTGTCGCGGTTTTTCACTGAGGGCACTCGTATTGGCGCGATTTACCGTATTCCCGATGAGAGCATGATGGGGATTGAACTGCTTGCGGGCGCGTTGCGCCGTGAGCGTGAGGCTTATGCGGAAGCTCAAGGCGGTGGCGTGGATGCTCGCCCGCTCCTGTTGGATGCGCCTGTCCCCTTGCAGTTCGCTGTTGACTTGTCTCAAATGGGCCAGTACGTGCAAGTGAAGCCCTATGACATGGTGATGAACAGTTTCCAGCTCTCACCTCAAACGTATTCTGCGGACATGATCGGCGGGACGCTAGAGACGTTCCTGTCGGGGTTGTGTACGCGCCCGCGTATGCCCGAAGAAGAGGGAGCCGTTGAGACGGTCGATGCGTTCCGTGCGCCCGAAGATGACGGGTTGGCTGCGCGTCTTGCTGAGTTTGAGGCTTCCCCACTGCGCATGAGCCTGTTGCGACTGTTGAAGGCCGCTGCCCAGCGTGGCGGCGTGTACCTTGACGCTATTGCCGCGCTCACGTGGGACCTCTCCCCCCTTGACGCTCAGCCCGAATGGTTCCCTGTCGTTGCAAGCAGCAGTGTTCTCGGGCAGCTCACGAAAGAACAGTTCCACGGCGTGATGTGTGACTGTGAAAACGAAGCCCTGTCTGCCGCGTTGTATCTCCATGCCCTGCCGAAAGAGCAACGTGAAAAACTCGGGTTCGACACGGTTTCTAAGAGCATCACGATTCAAGAAGTGATTGACGCTCTCAACGGGGAACGTGAGCCTGACAAGACTGTTCCCGATGAAGCCTTGTCATTCTTTAACGGCATGATTTTCTCCCACGTTGAAATGATCGCGGAAGAATACACGCGAATCTTCTCCTCCGGCTACGAGGTCATTAAGCCTTTCGGTATTCTCGCCCCCGAAAACACGGGCGCGGACGGGAAGGACTCTAAGGGCCGCGTGCTGGCGATCAACGACGATGACCGCGCGTTCATGCGCCTACCGGACTCGGTGACGATGGAAACATGGAAGGTCATCAAGGGCCTCGTCCCCCAGTTGGAAGCCATGCCCACGAGGGACATTAACGAGATCGCTGAGATCGTCGTAAACGGGAAAGACTCTAACGGCAAGGTGTATGCGAAAGACACCGAGTTCTACTTCCCCTACAAGATGCTCGAATACGCTTTCGGGCGCGGTTTTGACCCCGCGTCACCGGAGTCGTATCCGCGCCTCGCTGCGGCTTCCAAGTGGGAAACCTACCTCGAACAAGAGGTGAAGCCGAGCTTGGAGACGATGCTTCAAGCTGTCGTGAAGAAACTCCTCCTGCGGGCCGCGAGCGACGGCGAGGATTACACGTCTAAGAGCGTGAAGAATAGTGTTTCAGGCGCGTTGGAACGTATCTACAATGCGATGACAACGTGTTTCCTCGTGTCCTCATTCGAGGTCAACAGTCGCGCAACCCTCACCAAGCTCAAACTGCGTTCCCTCACGCGCCACGAGGAACTAGGTGACGACATCGCTAAAGAGTCCGTGGAACGCGCTTACGGTGTGGCTGCGGGTAATAAGAGCCGGTCGTATGCGCCGGTTCGTAGCAGCCTCATGTGGGAACACCGTTATGACGTGGATACGATTCTCGCTAACGCCGCCCCGATTTTCGCCTACAAGATTCTTGAAGCCAAGATGAGTCAAGGCGCGAACCTGCGGGCTGAAACCGTCGCGATTTTCGGCCTCGGACTAGACGAAACAATCGTTGACACGTCCAAAGCACTGTCCGCGTTCGCTAAGAGCGGCCTGCATGTTGTTCTAGCTGGTTCTCGCTCCGGTAAGGGCCTCATGACTCAGGCGTACCTTGCGGCAATGCTCATTGCCGGTAAGGCCCTCGGTCTTGCGGACAATAAGCCCGACATGGCTTCCCTCCTGCTAGAGATCAACCCGAATGCGTTCGTCATTAACGGCCCTGACTTCGGTAGCGAGAAGGGCACGGACTTGTTTGGGCATTTCGGTGCCGATCAGGTAGAAAAACTAGGCCGCATGGCTCACGTCCCGTCCTACTTGAGGCCCCTCGGGTTCCAAGGGGAAAGCTACCCCGGTCTGCTGGGTACGGTCGCTTACATCCGGTACATGATTCTCGCTATGGGCATTCTCCTTGCTCGCACGAACGGTGAGGGCGTTGCCGAACAGTTGGGCGGCAAGAAGGGCGTGTCGTTCGTTTTCGATGAGATCAGTAACGTCGGCTTGTCGATGAGCCGGTTCTTTGTGCAGCTCGCTAAATATGCGCGCCCCGCTGACTACGTGAACTCCTACGACACGTGGGAAGCGTCCGGGTTTGATGAGAAGAAGAAACCCAAGGATGCGATCACTGAGGTTCACTTGTGGGCCTCAATGTTCAGTGAGTGTATCCGTATGAGCGCGGACAAGATCACGACGATTGGTAACGCGAACTATAAGAACCGCGAGCAGGCTGTGAGCGATATCTTCCTCATTGGTCAACACGAGGTTGCTCCTACTCCTGTTTCAACGTTCGTGCCCCCGTTGAACCGTACTCAGGGCGTGACCGTGAAGCTGGGGAACATGGACAATTTCGTGTTCTCGTTCGCCTCGTCCCTGACTGCTGCTGATGCGTTTATCGGCTACAACAAGGAACGCCCCCAGTACCTCAATCAGGGTTCCCCGAACGGGTTCATGCATGACAAGCTCTCTGAGACGGTGCGCGCGTTTGCTTACGTGCAAGACTTCAACGGGCCGAACATTGAGCGCGCTCTCGTGAAGGGCGATGAGCAGTTAGCTAAAACTGCTCTCCCGTTCCGTCCCGGTCTCCTGTATGCGGAAGCCGAAGAGGACGGGTACTGCTGGCCGTTCTCCGTGGAATACATGAAGCGCGCGGGCGTGGACGTTGATTCTGTCCGTAAGGACGTGTCCCTTGACGATGGGCGACTTGACCCGGCCTTGGGGTTCATTGGCTACCTTGAACGCGCGGGAGTGTCTCGCGCTGAGGCCGCTGCAACCCTACAGAAACTTTCCGACGCGGCGAACCTCGTCGTGAAGGAAGCCGGTTATCCGGGGACGTGGCAAGAGTGGCTTGTGGACTTGCGTCCGAAGTACATGTACTCGTCTGCTGAGTTCTATGCGGCGTTTAACCGTTCGGAAAACCCAGTGAACGCTGAGCGCGAACTGTTTGCCCGCGTGTATCCCAATGAGTTCCCCGAAGAGGACGCTGCGGACCCGTTGCGCATGGAAGAAGAGGACGCTTGGGATGACTCGGCGTTCGCGTCACTGACTGATACTGCGCCCGCCGGGAAGGTGGAAACCGTCGGCGGGTGGGGTGAAGAGCCTAAGCCTGCCGTCGCTCCTGCTATGCCGGTTGTGAGCGCTCCGGCTCCCATCATGCCTGACATTCCCGATGACGCTCCCGTGCCGGTGAATGCTCGCATGAACGACGTGACGGCACCCGCTCCCGGATGGGACTACTCCACCAGCCCTGTCACACCGAACCAGTACGGCGGGTTCTCGTTCAACAAGGGCACGCCTCGCACTATCCACGCGCAAGAACTCACCCCTGATGGTGTTCAGGACGCGATCTATCAGGATATGCGCCAGTGGGTTGGCGACTGGGGCCGAGTGAAGCGTCTGGGCGTGGCCGGTGGCCTCGTTATCCTCAACGGTGTCGCCTACCAGACTAAGGTCGCTGAGGAATGGGATATTGAGGCTATCCCCGAGTACCTGCGTGAAGCAGTACGGTCAAGCAACATCGCTCCTATCGCGAACTGGCGGATGATTCGCGAGATGCACAACCTACGCCGAATGTCGTTCGACTCATGGCAGTTCTACATGTCGTATGTGTGCCCTGACCTCGGGTTCGAGGGCCGTAAGAGCATCGGGCAAATGTTCGCTGCTTTCCCCACTCTCCAACACATCACGATTGCCGGGGAAGAGTTCGACCGCTCCACATGGAGTGAAGAACACGGTGTCCCGACCGGTATGCGCCGCTATGACGACACGCAAGCAGCCATGTACGCCGCTACCCGCTACCTGTCGCGTGGTCGTAAGCGCACGTGGGACTGGACGACTGACACGTGGAAGCGCAACGATATCGGGTTCCTCGGTAAGACGTGGCGTAGCGCGTTTGGGTTCACCGCGAGCGCATTGTTTGGTGTGGGCCAGTTGCTTGGTGGTGGGGGTAAGCGTGCGATGGGTGCGGTTGCTCGTGGCCTGAACGACGCTCGCTAGTGGCCTAGTTCACACCAAAGTAGCTTGCTTAACGAACTGCCATACTCCTACAATTTAGGTACACATCATTCAGGTGTGCGCAGTTCACAACAACATAACTCAATACGCCCCCTCTCTGCTGTCAATACTGACTCTGCTTTCCTTGGGGAGGGGGCACCCCAAAGGAGCGGTGCCTGAGTGGCCGAAAGGGCTTCACTGCTAATGAAGTGAACGGGAAACAACTCGTTCCGTGGGTTCGACTCCCACTCGCTCCGCTGGTGGCGTTAGAAGCGCTGAACTGGGTTACTACATGATGGATATGTTTTTTCACCTAGTTCGTCTTTCCTCTAACGCCACCTCTTTTTTTCTAAATAAACACGCCAATAATGGAGGCAATTATGTCGCGCATGAATACGCGAACCGCTCGCCCTAAAAACACTGCAACCACGCCGGTCGCTACCACAGACCGCGTTGCTCTCACTCATGAAGGTGCCTTGGGTTATACCCGCACCCCTAAGAGCGAACTGTTTCTCGCTGCCGTCACCTCACTGAATGAGGACACGTTCTACGAAACCGCTAACGAACGCACTGAGCGTATTCAGCGCCTCGCACGCGAAGAAGAAGTATTGAACTCTCCTGAATGGGTTCTCGGGCTTGTGGGTTGGCTCCGTAAAGATGTTGGCCTACGTTCTGTCCCCATGATCGTCGCAATGAGTGTCGTTAAGGCTCGCCTTGAAGCTGGGCTTTCCGGCTACAATCGCGAGATCGTTAGGGCTTCCATTGGCCGTTTGGACGAAACCGGCGATTTCCTTGCCGGGTGGCTGAGCAACTACGGTCGAAACGTCCCCTCGTGTGTGCGTCGAGGCGTGTCCGACGCTCTCAAGGCGCTCTTGAATGAGCGCTCGTACTTGAAGTGGAACGGGCGCATGAACTCAGGCACCGTCAAGCTGCGTGACGTTATCAACCTCGTACACCTCTCCCCCCGTAATGAGGCACAGTCTCGCCTTGTTCGCCTCGTCCTCGATGAGTCATACGGAAAAGCTAACTCTGCTGAGGGATTGGAGACTATTCGTGCGCGTCGAGCGTTCCTGTCTCTGCCTGTCGAGAAGCAGATCGAGGCCCTAACTGGCCTCGATAGTGAGAAAGTCATTAAGGAAGCAGCTTTGAGTATTGAAGTTGTTTCCAGTGCTTTGCGTAAGGTTCCCGCGAGCGTGTGGGAGTCCCTTGTTCCTTTTATGGGCTACACGGCGCTGCGCATGAGCTTGCGTCGTATCGCAGAAACAGAGGACGTTCCCGACAGTTTGCTAGACACCGTGTCAAAGCGTATTGGAGACCGTGAAGAAGCACGCGCCTCGCGTACTCTCCCCGTCGCGTTCTACTCTGCCTACAAGAACACGCCGTTAGATTTCGCTCCTGCTTTGCAGCGGGCAGCTAACGCCTCTTTGTCGGCGGTTCCCGCACTCAAGGGCCGTACTCTCGTTCTCCTTGATACGTCCGGCTCAATGCACGCTGCCTTGTCTGAGCGCTCTAGTTTGACTCGTCAGGACGCTGCTAACGTGTTTGCGGCTGCGCTCGCTATCCGAGGCGAAAACGTTCGCGTCGTCGCTTTCGCAGAAAACGCAAAGGATATTCGAGTAGATACTCGCGACCTTTTGCGCGCAACGGAAGCCATGCCCAGCTCTTACGGCGGAACTTACACTGACCGCGCTATCGAGTACGCATACGCGAACGGTGAAACGTATGATCGCGTCATCATTTTGACTGACGAACAGACCTCAATGAACTCTTGGGGCCGCTCAGTCGATAACGTTCTCGACAGTTTCGCTGAGAACACTCCCGTGTTCACGTGGAACCTCGACGGATACGCCGTAGCACAGGGAGCCTCACGGCCCTTGCGATGGACGTTCGGTGGCCTCACCGATAACGCTTTCAACATGATTCCTCTCCTTGAACGTGGCATCACCCAAAAGTGGCCGTGGGAATAAGCGCGACAGGCGCATAGCTTTAAGTGTTTAACCGTGGAGGAAAGAACATGACTAGCCTCTCTACCAGTCAACCCGGTTGGTAGAGAGGCTTTCTCTAGAAAGGACCCGTGTTTTGGTTAAGCTCATCTTCAAGACTATCGGCCTAGTGAAAACACTTATTTTGCTCGCCGTCTTAGCGGCCCTCGTTTACCTTTTCGTCCAATACAACCCGTGGGCTAAAGAATACGTGCCGGGCGGTGTCTTAGAGTTCGGCGGCTACAGCGCCAGCGTCTCACAGTGCATGGTCGAGAAAAGCCAAGGGGAAATCAGTGACCACGTTCTCCGGCAAATCCAAGACACTAGCAGCGTCCAAGGCGTATCACTGCAAGACATGAACACCTTGTACTCTCACGCGAAAGAATGCTCTAGGAAGTGACCATGATGTTTTCTAACCGTGAGGTCGTGGATACGCGGGCCGGAACTGCCGTGATGGAGTGGCAAAGGCCGCGCGGCGCTATCAACACGGGCGGCGTGCTTTCCCTGCCTGACCCAACAAAGCCCAGCGCTTCTCCGATTAACTACCGGGTGAGCATTTTTCAGACGAGACCTCAGCCAACAGACATCTTCCGTTGGGTGCGAGTGACGTTTGAGATTTTTGACGACTGTAAGGGGCGTTCTTTTGATGGTGGTACGGCTAGGACTGTCAGATGTTTTTTGCATGAGCCGTTGACCATTAGCCATGTGCTTGATTGCCTTATGGTTGACTCGTCTGGATGGCGACTATTTGGGCTGGAATCAGGCCCGACAAGAACCGTCAAGACCCGGTGAAGGGCTAGAACCAGAAATACACAGTGCGGGTGCCTGTGTCGCATTCACGTGCGGCACGGGCACTCCCCTGTTTTAACCGGAGTTTGTTGCCCGTCTAGGTGGTTCTCTAAATAAGAACGCAACCTGTTTCGCTTACCGGAAAGGAAAGAAGCAGCATGTCGGAAGGTATTTACGCGACCATTAACCAACGCAAAGACGGGAAAACACTTGTCCGTATCGTTGAAGTGGGAAACACGAGCATCAGCCATGACTCAATCCACCACATGATGTCTCTCCCCCAACAGGGCTGGGACCCATATAAAGTCCTCGATGTCTTACTGAAAGTCATCAAGGACTGTGAAAGCATCCACGCAATCACAGAGTGCTCGGCAGAAGAAGCTGAAGCTCACGACGATTGGGCTGCTTTATTCACGGAAGATAAGACGCAAAAACTTTTAGTCGCAAACATGCGGCTCTCTAGCGACGTACCCGCGTTTGAGCGTGACTTTGATGAGCGAGTGTTTGATTCTCGACAGGAAGCTCTCGACGCTATCTACAACCACTACTCTCCCGTTTTAATGAGCAAGAACCTCCTATGGGATATGGACGCGAACACGTTCACGTGGTTCACCGCTCCGGGGAAACGCTACAGTTTCGTCGCGTTCAATTTCGGCCTAGAGAAGGTTGAGAGTTGTTCTGCCGTGACTTACACGTTCGAGCAGATGTGTGACCGCCGGGCCGTGGTCAACGCTATCAACGGCGAATCACGCCACCGGCTCCCTGAAATCCCGCTTTACCGCACCCCCTTAGAGCAGCGCCCCCCAGAGGAGTATGAGAGCAAGCTCCTGCCAGTGGTTATCGAGTACCGGAAAGGCAAAGAAAACACGGAAACCAGTCTCACCGGGACTATTGAGAAAATCCTTGTTCACGGTAAGGAACACGAACAGTGGGAACCCACCTCGTTCAAGGTCGTCCTCGACAAGCGGTTCGGTTACGACACTTTGGTTGTCACGTTCTACCGCGATAAAAAACCCGTGTTTAGAACAAGCCGTAATCCCTCTACCTATAAGAACATGAGGGAAGCCGTGTTCGAGTCGCTGTGCGCCACCGCAAGGCATATTGCCGATAACCGCGATGAGTTGATGATCGGCGTGAAAGACGGTCTACGCTACAACGACGACTGGACCTTGTTCCAAGACAAAGCTAAGCATCTTCTCCTCGACACCTACAAGGTCTACATCTACGCGGGTGTGCGTGACGTGAGCGTTCCGCGCAGTGAAGGACTGTCTGCCGGTGAGATGAACCTAGCTGAACGCCTAACACTCAGCGCTGCAATGACGCTCAAAGCCATAGAGAAAGCGGAAACCCGGCAGGAAAAAACGCGCCTTAGAACCACGTACTTCATCGTTGACTGGCAAAACGGCGTGTTCGCGCAGGCTATCGGCGCGACAGAAGCCAAGAAGAAAGCGAAACAGGCCACTGGGCCTCGCACGCACGTCATCGCTTACAAAGACCTCGCAAACTCTCCGCTGGTTCACCCGCAAGCCCAAGACCGGCCATTCCGAGAAAGCGTCTTGGCCTACACGAAAGAAGGCTATACGCAAGAACGTATCGCGTTGATTCTTGCCATGAGCGTTAAGGAAGTATCAGCGTCCCAGCGCGGCTTGTAGCAGGCCCAACCGTTCGGAAAATCCGAATAGTTCATCCCCGGTCCCATGCGTCTGTTGAGCACAGCGCGTGGGACCGGATTTTTTAACCATGTTCACGCGGCGAGAGGAAACATTTCCTAGCGGTAAGACAATCGCTCCACCCAAAAGAATTGGAGGCCCCGTCATGGGACAACGCGGCGTTTACGCAACCATCCAGAAGAACCCTGAAACCGGAGAATACGTCCTAGAACACGTCACCGTGCAATGGGCGCTACATCTTCACCACGTATTGAACTATCTGCTCCAAGACCCTGAACGGACGCAGGCAGACAAGTGTCTGAATGTCCTTAAAAACGTTATCCGCGACTGTGCACATATCGGCGCGGTTGAATATCTCCAAGACGACTATAAGTACTTTGAGCAATCGGTCGATGAGACTCCTAGTGAATACTTGGTCTATTCGCGCGACAAGAAAGAATGCTTCTGTGTAGGTGGCGCAGAACGCTCGAAGGACACACCGAAGGAATACCGCTTCTCTGTCTCCAAAGTTTTTAAGACCCGTAAAGCAGCAGAAACGTTCATATTCACCCACAATCATGTTCAGGACGCTGTTTCGCTCCTGTGGGACTTGGACGCGAACACGTTCACATGGTTCACCGAAGGCGACTACTACAGTATTCGGGCATATAACTTTGCGACCGGACAGTATGGGTTCTGCTGCCGCGTGACATACAGCTTTGAGCAAATGAAGGCCCCGGAAATCGAGAACGTTGAGTTTTTCGGCAGGTCTAGCAGTAAGGACATTATTCCCCTCTTTGGTGAGAGTTCTTCTCCCAGTGAGGAAGGCCCCGAGAAGGGCGAAACCTATACGCCCGCCCACCTCCCGGGCGAAACAATCAACTACACCATGCAGCGCCACGATGACGGCCCGGCCACCACGGTAACCGGAAGCATCTACTCTGTTTCAACGCCCCGCGTCACGCGCGATTTCCAAGGACTGACCTACACGGCAACGCTTGACACTCGTTTCGGGTTCGACACGTGGGTGTACAAGCTCATCAAGGACGGTAAGCAAGTCTGGCGGTGGAGCCACACCCCGAAGATCGACGGGCAAGACGGCGACGTATTCCTCGAAGGTCTCTACACGGCGGTCGCCACCTACGACCCCGACGACATGACCGAGAAGATGACGAAGGGCCTGCTCTACAACGACCCGCACGCAGTCTTTGACGAGAAGATCGACTTCCCCTACGGGCACCGTAAGGTAATGGACTTCATCGACATGCTGAACCGGCGAAACCCCGACGCAGCGGACATGCCTCCCGTGGCGAAGTTCGTGAACCTGCTGGCCGCGACCTACCGGGATGTTGAAACAGCGGAAACTCAAGAGGACCGGGAACGTCACGCATCCCGTTGTTTCGCTGTCATGCGAGACGGGAAGATCGACATGCTTCTCAGTGGCTCTCGCAACCTTGTGGCGCGTATGCAAAGCGCGGTCGCTGTCTGCTCGTATCGTGATGTGCTCGCTATCCCTGTGCGTGAACACGGGCAAGAACCGAAGATGGAAGCCCTGCTTTACACGAAGGAAGGCTACAGTCAGCCCACCATCGCACTACTCCTCGGCGTGACCGTTAAGCAGGTTGCCGCACTTCAACGCTCAATGGCCGACAAGTAAGAAAGCAGGCTCGTCATGGCGCAAACAGGCATTTACGCGACGATCAAACAAGAAGGCAAGAAGTGGCGCGTTGAGCACACTCACGTCCAGTGGGCACTCAACCTAGAAGCTAATCTTCACCGTATTCTCAATGACACTGAGGCCGGTTGGGATATCAGCGAGGTCTTGAAAACCTTAGAGACCATCATTCGCGATGCCGCGCACATTAGCGAGATCGCGATTGATGGCCCCGGTGACGATATCGTCCCCGAAGGTGTCCCCGCGCGGTTCGTTTGCCAGTCCGGTGAGGACTATTACTTGTGGGCTGAGCGCCCGCAGTTCACTCCCGCTGGGGAGGAAGAATGGTCTCCCAGTCGAGTGTTTGACTCTCGGAAGGCGGCGGAAAAGTTCGTCAAGACTCACCCGTATGCGGAGGACGGTATTTCGCTCCTGTGGGATTTGGACACGAACCTGTTCACGTGGTTCGTGCCGCCGGTCCCTAAGAAATACGCTGAGTATGCTTCATGCTTGCGGGCTTACGACTTTAAGAACGATTGTTTCACAACGTGTTTTGAGGTGACCTACAGTCTCGATGAGATGGAGGCGGGCGGCGAAGAACGCGAGCTGGAAATCGTGTCTGGAATGCCTGACCGCAAGATCGTGTCAGCCCACGCAGACGCGGAAGAAAAACCCGCTAAGGATAGCGAGCCTGATGATGCTTTCACTTTCGCTTCCACAGACAGCCCCGGTAAGCTCACATACTCAATGAGAGAAGAAACCCCCCTCCTAGTTTCCGGTTCCATTTACTCCCTACGAGCAATGGGGCCAAGCGTGAACATTGACAGGCAGTTCACTGGCCTGACATACACGGCGACGTTTGACGCTAGGTTCGGGTTCGACACGTGGGTGTACCGTCTCATGCAAGACGGGAAGCAAGTGTGGCGCACTTCTATCCCCGCTGACTCTTACGACGGCATTAAATCGTCCCTGTTGGAGGGACTGTGTGCGACGGTCATTTCGCTCGTCAAGTACCCGCCGTCAAAGGAAATGTATAAGGGCCTGTACTACAACGACCTTGACCACGTTTTCGAGAGCAAGATTCTGCGCACCGTCGAAACCAGTCTCTATAGGCACCTGATGGAGAAAACCGCCCCATACGGGCAGAAGCGCATCAGTGGCCTCACGAAGCTCCTTAAAGACACGTTGCACAGAGTTGATTCCGCTAAGAACACTGAGGAACGCAAGCGCCTCATGGCGAGGCTAGTCGCTTACGACCCGCAAGCCGACGAGTTCACTCTGATTCCCGGTGGGAAGGAAGAAGTCTTTCGTGAGGGAGGCCCGAAGAAAGGCTGGTTCTATTTCACGTACTCGGTGATCGTAGCCGCCCCCGTGTTCGTCCCCGAGTTCGATGAAGGCGATCTAGTTAGTAGCGTCCAGGTGTACACGAAGGAAGGCTACGCGCAAGAAACAATCGCTCTACTCCTCGGTATGACTGTCAAGCAGGTTGCTGACATCCAGAAGGCAGGTCGCTAACTATCTCTCCGACTGTCCCCGTCTCGGCACCGTCTGGGGCGGGGACACATTTATCCCCACGCTCTCCCACCGCCCGCGTGTTCTAGAGACATGGACATGAACCACGCTATCGCGAAAGCCGTCTCCGCTGAAAGAGCCATTAGCGGCATGACGGTGCGCGAACTATCCGAAGCATCCGGCATCCCCGTAAGCACTCTCATGCGTATCCTCTCCGCAGAACGCGACATCAAAATCAACCAGATCGCGCAGCTTGCACGAGCGTTCCACACCACGCCCGCCGACTTAGTGTGGCGAGCGCAAGAGATCATCCGGCGAAGATAGAAGCCCCCAAAGACACGTTCCAAACATAGCCATACTCACACAATTACGGCATAAACCAGCGTTTATAACGCCTTGGTCATGAACTTGTTCCTCGGTCATATAGTTGTGTTTCTCGGTTATGGAAATCGCGGTTCTTGGTTATGAAGTTTGTTTTCTTGGTCATATAGTTTCTGTTTTTCGCACGCTCCTGTTTTTGGGGCGTGTTTTACGCCTTGGTCATGAAGTTTCACTCTTTGGTCATGAAGATGGGTTTCTTGGTCATATAGTTTCGGGTTTATAGCATGATGCTTTGGTTGGTCACGTTTTGAGCGTCTAGTCCACGTTTTGAGACGCTATAGCACGGTTTGTTTCTTGGTCACGGTCACGGGCGTACAGCACGCTACCCCCAAAACACTGTTTCGTTGGAAACACTAGCATCCCGGCGTGTTGATGACGTTTTTTGATGACTGATGTAAACTGATGTAAGAAAACTGATGAAAAACACCAT